TTAGACTGACTGGCGCAATTCACATCACTGAGACACACATTAAACTTCCTCGTATTGGCTGGCTCAGGCTAAAAGAACACGGCTACATCCCGGCTGATGGCATCCATATTTTATCTGTCACCGTTTCAGAATCGGCAGGGCGATGGTTTGTAAGTGTTCAATGCAAACAAGAGATTGAGGCTACCCAGGCAATCGGAGAACCCATAGGCGTTGATTTGGGCGTTAAGGAATTGGCTGTGGTTTCTGATGGGCAGAGATTCGAGAATCCGAAGCCATTAAAGAAGGCACAGGCTAAACTCAGGCGGCTTCAACGCGAACTGTCGCGCCGAAAGAAAGGTGGAAAGAATCGAGAAAAGACACGGAAGAAAGTTGCCAAAGCGCATCAACGGATAGCCAACATACGCCGTGACACACTACACAAATCAACGTCTGTTATCGTTGCGAAAACCAAACCCGATAATGAACGTCCAAGTGTAGTTGTGCTTGAAGACCTAAATGTATCTGGGATGTTGGCAAATCATTGCTTGGCACAGGCAATCAGCGATGTTGGATTTGCTGAGTTTCGCAGGCAACTGGAATACAAGACAGTTTGGTACGGCTCCGAATTGATAGTCGCCAACAGATTTTTCCCATCTTCGCGTCTATGCAGGCATTGTGGTTGCATCAACTCGGAGTTGAAGTTATCAGATAGGGAGTGGACTTGCGACTGTGGTGCAATACATGACCGCGACCTAAACGCAGCCATCAATCTCAAGAATTTAGCAGCAAAATTACCGAGAGTTCCTCGGAAAGTTACGCCTGTGGAGAGTGATATAAGACCAACAGCAGTATCGTTGGCGGCCTCTTTGAAGCAGGAACCAAGCGCAGAATCTTATGGTAGATTCTGGTAGGTATTGGAGAACGGATGTAAGACAATCTGTATTGACCTTGAACAATCAGACATAAAGGAATATGTGCAGAAAGCGGATGTAATACTGTGCCTGGAAACATTGGAACACCTTGAAAAGAAAACGGCAGAAAGGTTGGTAAAGAATTTTGTCACCATTCTGGAAAAGGAAGGAATTATGATAATAACCTTCCCGTCAAATGTTTCGTTTGATTTGAAAGAGGGTAAACTTTTGAATAAACATCAGCCCAATGTGGAAGAAATTTACAAATACAAGGAATATTTTTCCGATACAATCAAAACGATGTGGCACAAAACACACATACTTGTTTTCAGAGGTAAGAAATGACCAAGAGGAACAAATATCAAAAACCAAATCCCTATGATTTTTATCAAGGTAAAGTCGCAAAAAGTTATGAGGACGAAAGAAGAAATAAAAAAACCTGGCAAAAAGAAAATCAGATAGTCGAATATTATCTCGACAAAATAGTGGATATAGACAATGTACTGGACATCCCCTTTGGAACGGGGAGATTTGTTCCACTCTATATCAGAAAAAACTTGGAGATTCACGGCGTCGAAATTTCCGGAGATATGATAAACACATCAAGAGAAATATTGAAAGATGATTTCTTGAAGTGTAATGTTATTATAGGAAATTCAGTATCATTACCTTATAAAGATGATTATTTTGACATTTTGATATGTACCAGATTTCTGACAGCTATACTTACTTTCGGTGATGTCAATTTGTCTTTGAAAGAATTCAGTAGGGTTACGAAAAAATATTTTCTGTTGGAAATTGGTCACAGAGAAGATAAAGCTCCCCGATTGAGAACACCGTCAGAAGATGAGAAAATGGGATACTGGTTTTATCCGGACGAGATACAGGAAATGTTGAAGGAAAAAAATATTGAGCCGATTGATTGTAAATCTGTTCTCCAAGATTTATACATTTATCTATGCAGGAAAATATAATGGCAAAAATCATAGAAATTATGGGCCCGGCTGCCGTAGGGAAAACTACAATACTAAAAGAAATACAAAATCATTATAAAGGTGATAAAACATATGGCTTCATTTCCTACAAAAAGAAGCAGCCGCAACATTGGATTGAAAAATTATCTCACAGTATCAAGTTCAAATATATCATAACTGAGGATAGATTTTTTTATCATCTAATTTTGGTGGAAAAGGGATTAGCCAGGAAAATAGCTAGCGATGAAACAATTTTGTTCCAACAAGAAACACTAAAAGAAGATGGAATAAAAGATGTTCTTGAACAGTTTCCCTTCATCTATATGATGATCAATTTTAAATGTAATGAAAATATTATTTTGGAAAGAATGAAAACTCGGCCGGCAGGGATATATTATAATTATCTGGATAGTGACGAAGATAAGCTTCGGGCCATAAAAAATGTGATGAATTATATTGATACTGTGGCAAGAGTTTTTGAAAGGAACGGAGTTTATGTATATGAGATTGACACATCTCTTGAAATTGATGAGAATGTGAAAAAGATAAAGGATATTTTAGATTATCACAAAAATCTAAAGGGAGATAATTCTTGTGGGTAATTCACTTGTAAGCTTGACACAAATAAATATTGAACTTACATCCAGATGTGACAAGAATTGCTGGATGTGTGGTCGAAGGGAAAGAGAAAGAAAGTACGGTAACCAGAATTACGGTGATATGGAGTTTGATATGGTGGGTCTAATTGCTGATGAAACCCCGCCTGGCATTATGGTGGCATTTCATAACAACGGGGAACCACTTCTCTATCCTCGTCTTGGTGAGGCAATTTCATTATTTCATAATCAGACAACTTATTTTGTTTCCAATGGAATGACATTGACAAAGAAGGCAAACGAACTTATAGACAATCTCGATATTATTTCTGTGTCCGTCATTGAAAAGGAAAGAGAAGATATTGCCGAAAAACAGTACAACGAGATTATAGATTTTCTGGCATTGAAGGGAGACAAAAAACCACATTTTGTTTTGAGGTTCGTGGGGAAAGCCGATGAAAGCAGGTATAAGGATTTGGATGTTCTCAAGGTGAGAAGGGTTCTCCATCTTCCGAAAGGAAGCGTAGGATACAAAAAACCCCCAACCGTTCCAGAGCACGGTGTATGTCTGGACTTGTTGAATAGACTGGCGATAGACAGATTTGGAAATGTTTCATTGTGTGTCAGGTTTGACCCTGAAGGTGAATTGAGACTTGGGAACATAGCGGAAACATCTCTTGCTGATTTGTGGAACTGTGAGAAGAGAAAAAAGATAGTAGAGATGCACATATCCGGTCAGAGGATCAAAGTTCCCTATTGTGGGGATAAATGTGAATTTTACGGGGTGCCAACGGGGTATTAAGATGGCCGAAGGAATTTACAAAATAACAGAAGATTTTGAGAAGGTGTTATCTGATTACACAGGGGCCCCCTATGTGGTAACAGTAGACAATCAGAGTAATGCCCTGTTTTTATGCCTGAAATATGAAAATGTTGAAAATATGGAAATTACAATTCCAGCCAGAACATATCCCTCTGTTCCCTGTGAGATAATCCACGCCGGAGCGAAAGTGAAATTCAGACCCATAAGTGGAACAACATTGAGGGGGGCGTATCAGCTTGAACCAACGAAGGTGTGGGATAGTGCCTTGAGGTTCACCTACAATATGTATATTGAAAATACTCATATGTGTATTTCCTTTACAGGCCCTTACAAACATTTTAAATTGAGTAAAGGTGGTGCAATACTGACAGACGATTACAATGCCTATCTGTGGTTCAAGAGGTCGAGATTTTCGGGTAGAAGGGAATGTTCATATCACGATGATCACTTTGATATGCTCGGTTGGAACTTTTATATGATGCCAGAACTGGCTGCAAGGGGATTGTTGTTGATGAAGCAATTTTATGATTTGGACGGAAAGCCACTCCATAAAGAGGATTTGGAGTTACCGTATCCGGATTTGAGTAGGTTTGAGGTGTATTCAAAATGAAAATAGGTAAAAATGTAATAATTAGTCCAAAAGCCAGCATATATAATCCGGACAATATTGAAATAGGTGATAATGTCAGAATAGATGATTTCTGTATATTGTCAGGTGGAAGTGGATTAAAAATTGGAAACCATGTTCACATCGCGTGTTATGTTGCTTTATTTGCTGGTGCAGGGATTTATATTGGAAATTTTGTTGGGATTTCTGCCAGAGGAACAGTATATTCACAATCAGATGACTATAGTGGAGAGTTTTTATATGGCCCGATGATACCAATAAAATATAAAAAACTTTCCAGCGGGCTCGTCATAATAAAATCACATTCCATCGTGGGTGTAAACTCAACTATAATGCCCGGAGTAATTTTAGAAGAAGGCGTTGCCGTAGGGGCATATTCTTTAGTTAAAAATAAATGTGATGCATGGTCAATGTACGCCGGTATTCCAGCACAGAAAATAAAAGATCGCAAAAAAGATTTGTTAAAAATGGAAGAAGATTTTCTGAAGGAGTGAAAGGATTTTCGATGAGTGAAATAGATCATTTTATGATAACAAGAATAAACATTGGGTTGTATTCAACAACTCCTAAAAATTATTTGGCCTCATTGGAGGCAAAAAATAAATGGATGGGTGGGAAACTCAAGGCGCACGAGAAATATCTTCTTCCTTCCATAAAATACCAGACAACCAGAGATTTTAAAATCGTTTGGTTGATTGATGATAAAACACCGGATGAGTTTATGCCTAAAATAGAAGAACAGGCAAAACAAATTGACGCCACTATCATTAGAGATAAATGGCTAACTGATAGAAACATTACAGAGGGCGGCTGTCTTGATGGTGATTGGTTGGGAAAATTTAAACCGATGATAAAGAAAGATATTGTGGCTATTACACGGTTTGATTCGGATGATATAATGGCAAAAAATTTTATGGAAGTTGTAAAAAGCCACTTTAATGAGATCCCCCCCGTGTGTATTGATTTCTGGTATCGTCTTACGCTTGATATGTATGGGGAATTATATTTGGTAAGATGTATTCCAAGAGAAAAGCCGGGCTGGTGTACTCCTGCAGTTACTCTTATTGAAAAAAAAAGTGATTTCAAATCCCCGTTCAAAGGATCACACTTCAAGCTAGGTAAAATTTTCCCCGTTAAAATATTCGGAGAAATTTTATGGTGTAAGCCTGAGAGGGCTGCCCCGGCGTCAATAAAAGTGGCAAAAATAGGAGAAACAAAATTAGAAAATATAAGAGGATTTGAAGGAATAGGATTTTAGAAAATGGATATAAAAAATATAAGATGCCCGTTATGCAGGCATAAAAGGGCCAAATTGGTATTTTCATCCGGTTTTAATATATTCCAATGTCAGAGATGTCAATTGTATTTTCACGAAAAATATTTCACATTGGAAGAACTTGAGAAATTCTATGGGCAAGATTATTGTCACGATAAGAGCACATCGAAAAATATAAAAGCCCCACATCAATTTGCTTTCAACGAGGAAAAATATAAAGCGTTCCTGAAAAAATCTTTACGGAAAAAGTTTATCCCGATTATCAATCAATTTACTCCGCCTCTTGATATCCTTGAAATAGGTGCGGACGCCGGAGGTGCCTCATTTTATATGAAAGAGAGGGGTCATAATGTAGAGGCTGTAGAAATCTGTAAAGAATACGCGGATAGGATGGAACAAGGTGGTATCAAGGTATACAATACCCTGTTTGAGAATGTCCAGTTCGATAAGAAGTATGACATAATTGTGGCCTTGGAAGTAATAGAGCATTTCAGTAATCCTGTTATGTGTGTAGATAAAATATACAATTTATTGAAAGATGGTGGTTATTTTATATTTGAGACACCCGTTGCAAAAATGGGATTGGTTGAAAAGGCCACCTATGCCATAAGACTGGCACATTATTGTGTTTTCAATCCGGTATCGCTAAGAAAACTGCTCCAAAAATTTCAGGACATTCCAAATTTTGAGCATCACGAAGAAAGTAATTATGTTTACATGGTAAGAAAAAAGGAAGAGGGGGGAAAATTAAATATAGATTTGGGGGCAGCCAAGCACCCCACTTACAATCATCTTGAATGGAAAGTAATGGATGTATCCACCACTTGTGATTATTATTATAATATAAATTCTAATGAAAAGATGCCACTTTCAGATAATTCAGTTGATAATTTCTACTCCTCAATGACCCTTGAGCATACTCAAATAGATTGTATTGAAAATGTTTTAAGAGAAATATGGAGAATACTTAAACCTGATGGGCGTGTAAGATTAGTTGTTCCTGATATTTCTTTGGCAGCCAATTGGTATATAAATAATGATCTTCAAAATTTTATAAAGAAGGGTACTCCTTGGAAACCTCATAGTTATCCATCAACAATTTTAGGTTATTTTCTCGCGTGGATAATATCTTCACGGCCAGATATGGGCCCAATACGTGCGGGTCATAATATGGCATTTGATTTTGAAACAATGAATTGGTATTTGGAGAAAATCGGCTTCAAGAATATTAAAAGATTAACATATAATGAGGGCTCCGAGGAATTTGAAAATAAAGATCGAAAAAATTATGCAGATTATGCTTTATATGTAGAAGCTCAAAAACCGGAAGAGGTAAAAAATGTTTAATTCAATAAAACAACTCAAAAGAAATACAAATATCGGTTTTATTCTCGGCACAGCCAAATCGGTAAACGATATAAAATCGGAAGAGTGGGATATCATAAACAACAATGATAATCTCGGCATCAATAACTGGTTTTATCATCCAACATTTATTCCAAAGATGTGTTCATTGGAATTGAAAAAATATGACTGGCAAATTTCCAAAGACCGAATAACTGAAAAATGGGAAAAGGGATGGAAAAATGTCAAGTGGTTATTGTCGGAGAAGAAGGGGGGATATGTCGCGGGAGCTATCGGTCACGAATATGAAGCCCAGATTTATCTCTACGGTTTTGAGATGAGGGGAAAACACCCGAAAATCGACGGAGGATGGAAATACATAAATGCCGATTTTGACCCTGACAACGGGCCACTCTACAAGAGTTATGATGCCTCACTTACTACACTTGTCCACTTGATGTACCGATTGGGATATAAATATATTGTACTGTATGGGGTGGATTGGACACACAGCTATTATTTCTGGTCATCGGGTGACAAGATATACGGTAAGACCCATTGCAAAACAAACAAAGACCACGAAGGAAAAGACCCAAAATTACCACATAATACAGAACACGTTATAAACTACATCATTGACTTCAATGAGAGACATATGAAACCACAGGGAAGGGAGATCCTCGTAGGTTACAAGGATACAAGGTTGTATCCATCCCTGAATTACATAGACATAGTGAAGAAGGAAATCCATTATAGAGAGGGGTGAAGATGAAGATAAAACTGGTATCGGAAATCGGCATAAATCATAATGGTGATATTGAACTCGCCAAGAAATTGATAAAGAAATCGAAAGATGTGGGAATGGATTATGTGAAGTTTCAGAAAAGGACAATAGACCTTGTTTACACAAACGAGGAACTGGATGGTTACAGGGAGAGCCCTTGGGGAACAACCTTCAGGCAACAAAAGGAAGGATTGGAGTTTGGTAAAAAGGAATACGATATAATAGACCAGTATTGTAAAGAGATGGGGATACAATGGTTCGCCTCCCCGTGGGATGTCAACTCAATAGAATTTCTGGAACAGTACAATCCACCGTACCTGAAAATCCCATCGGCTCTTGTGACACACAGGGAGTATCTGGAAAAGATGAAATCAACCGATATTCCCCTTGTAATGAGTACGGGAATGAGCACCAAGAAGCAGGTGGAAACTGCAATGGACATCCTCGGCCCGAACCTTGAAGTAGTTTTACACACCACTTCCACTTATCCCTGTAAAGTTTCTGAATTGAATTTATCAAAAATAAGGATGATGAAATACTGTTACGGGCATTACTACAAAATCGGATATTCCAATCACTCACCAAGCGTAATGCCAATTCTTTTCGCTATGATATTGGGTGCCGAGTTTATCGAGACACACATTACACACGACAGGGCAGCGTATGGTTCTGACCAATCATCCGCTCTGGAAAAAAGACAGCTGGAAACCGTATGTGAGTGGAGAGATGAAATTTATGAGGCTTTGGGTGAGGGGGAATGGAAAGTTTTCGATTCCGAAATCCCCGTTATGAAGAAGCTAAGAAAATACTATGACTTTTAGGAAACAGATTGGAGATAGGGTTGTGATCTCAAATGTTTCCCATAAACATTATCAGGAAAAAGGTAGAATAGTTGACATCCGTAAGGAATGGGCAATGGTTTTGCTTGACAATCCGGGCGAAATCATCCCCATTTTACTCTCCAACCTCACAAAAATAATGAAAAAATAGTTATTTACCGTATAAATAGAGTATGTTATAATAAATATATGAGAGATTATATACGAAACTTTTCGAAATACCTGAATGATTTGGGAAAGGCGCTTCCCCCAAAAGACTATGAGAATGTGCTTCAGACATTTTCCCTTATCGTTCAGACACGGCTTATGAAAGCCAGAAATCAAATAGAGGACGCTGAAATCATACCGAAGCAGATTGAGAAGCCGAAAAAGAAACAAAAGGGAGTAGATGTATATGTTTGATGATTTATTTGAGGATTTGATCCATAAGAAGAAAACACCGGAAGTGAAACAGGAACCGGAGCCCGGAAGTCCGTTTGGAGATTATTTTGATACCGGAATGGGAGATCAGGGTAGTGATGTCTGGTCAAGTGGGGAACTTCCTGATTACTGGTCAACAAAAAAATAGCAGGCTGTTGTTCTATCCATTTTATAAACCCCGTCTATGATGGGGTTTATTTTTGCGCCAAAATCGGCTTCACATATTCCTCAATAACCAGTTTTCTCACCTCAATAAACTCTTCTTTACTTCCAGCAGAAATATCGGTAGGTGAAGAGATGGCGGTAAAGAAAGCATTGGAACAGAGCTGACCGATATAACCGAATTTGTACATCTTCAGCCACATCGCCCAATCTGACAAGCGGTGTATTCTGATATCCGTCACGAACCCACCTACCCTCTCTATCGCCTCAGATTTGTAAAGACTATTGGACGAAATGTAGTTGTTGTTCATCAGGAAGTTTATGTCGTATATTCTTGGCGGAAAGGTGACATTGATGTAACCTTTGTACTCAAATGGGGAATAGACGAAACCGATGTTACCACCACTTTTTTCTATTGTGGATAACATCTTGTCCAGATAATTTCTACCGAGAATTATGTCACGGTCAAGTATCTGGATGTAAGGTGGGAATGATTTATACTTTTCTTTGTAGGCGTCCAAATTTGCCTGCACATTAGTCGCGTGCTTTCCTTCTCCTTCATAACTTGTCCAGATAATAGGAACCCCGCTTCTTTCCAGAGAAATTTTTGTTTGTTTGAAGATTTGATGCCCCGTAAGTAATGGTGTAACTACCAATATTTGTGCGTTTTTATCTTGTCTTAGGATTTTTAGCATACTTACCATCTTTATAATGAGGATTGTTTTTACCTATATTCATTATTCTAAGTTTTTCTATTGTTTCTTCTGAATGATGTTTGCCCGCCATCGGGGGAATTTGATTTTTTCTTTTCTTCTTCATTTTTTCTACAGCTATGGGATTTTTCATTGGATTATTTTTCTTCATCCATTCGGAGTGTCCGGGCCGTTTCTTTCCGAAAAAGGCGTGTCTCTCTTTTCTATAATTTTCCTTCCAAGACTTTCTCATCCTTTTTGCAATTTCTTCGTAATCCATTGGATTACTTTCTCCGCCATCGGTGAGGTTATATCCATTCGGGGAAATAGAGGAAAATTCTTTTACATAAAATTTTTCAAAATAATCAAGTTCCTCTTTTGTATCACAATCCATCAATTTATACCATAAAAAATTCTCTTCTCCATATTTTCTGATCGCACAATGAAATGGAAGAAGAGAATCTTTCTGAATAGAGCGGGAATGTTCCAATTTCCTTTTCTCTAATGTTCTTCTCGTTTGACCAATATAAACTTTACCATTTATTCGGTTGGTAACTCTGTAGATGAGTCCTCGCATGGAATTTCCTGTAATGTTGAATCTTCTCCTATATCGGGAAGTGATTCTGCTGGTTTTTCACCTTCTCCTACAACTGGATTTTCCACAAACCCACAGAACTGGGCTGAAAATCTGCCGTCCTTGATAATATGGTTGACTATATATTTCCTTCCCATCCATTCGATAATCTGCCCAAGGTCTGGCATTGCCTTGGTCTTGGCTGTAAATCTCATCTGGGCGTAGTTCACATAGTCAATCTTGTAATCCCCGATTTGTGTTCCTGTAACGGGCATCACGGCTTGCCTGAATTGTTTCCTTGAAACGGGTTGTCTATTCATTTTCTTCTTCCTCTGAATATCCTCTGACGATTGTTTCCATTTCCTCTTTTTGTTCTCTCAATCCCCCAAGGTAAGCTCTCATTCCCAATTGATTATATGTTTCCAGTTCATCAAGATGGTCAATGACATTGAGGGCAAACAGGGCGTCTGCCAGTTCATTGAGTTTTGAATATTCGTTTAGCACGTCGCCTGGGGATATATCTTTGAGTGTCAGACTTACTTCCGGCTTCACACTACTGAAATTTCCTGTATTGAATGTTGCCGCTTTCGTTATTGTAATATCAATTTTTCTCGACATTTTTCTCTCCTTCTTTCTTCTTTACACAGAAGAAATACTCACAATCTGCACATTGATATACATACATTGTACTCCACTCTTCTTTTCTTCTTGTATCTTCACAATCACAAATTGGGCATTTCATTATTTGACTTCCTCGTCTTTTGTGGTCTGAAAGTGCGTTTGAAAAAATTTCTTTTTCTCTTCTTTCTCCTCTTCTCCATAAAAACCATCTATTGGTTTTCCATAGAAGTTTGCGGAATATCCCTTTCCGGATTTGATGTCGGCCATATATGATTTTGTAGCGTTGGTCAATGTCACATTATACAAACCATTGGCCATTGCACGATTATCAAATTTGTAAGTATTGGAAAGAAACATATCCATTTCTTCTTGGATTTTTTCCGGTTCTGTTCCATAATAAGTGATTGTCCATCTCTCCGTTTTTTGTAAATCGGAGATCCTTCCCCTGATTTGAGAGAGATTGTATATTCTGGAAGCATTTTCCTGACCGTCTGTGATGATGTTTACAAGGAAAGATGTGGTTTTCTCTTCGACATCAGGAAGTTCTTGAAGTTTCGTAAGTGTTTTTCCAATGGCATCGAACAATGCTGTATTTCCATCTGGAATGTACTCTTTCATATCCAGAGGATTTATATCGGATATACTGTCATCCCATCTCAAGAAATTGATTTTATCGGGATAACTGAAAGTAACAATACTTACCTTTGTATCAAGTTGGTCATCCGTTTCGCTTTTGAGGACTTCAAGTTGGTCATTGAAAATGTCCACAACAAACTTCCTCAATACACCCATTGAACCGGAACTGTCAATTATAAAAGCAACGTGAAGTGTCTTTTTCTTTTTACTGAAAATATCATCTTCAAAATCTTGGAACATTTTGTCTATTTCTTTATCACTCATTATTCATTCTCCTGTATCAATTCATCAACATCAATAGGTAATCGGTCAAGAATATCTCTCAATTTACCCAATTCTGTAAGTGCCTCATCCCTTTCCTTCTCTGCTTTCGCAAGTCGGGTAGTAAGATAACAAATGGAACAGTTTTCGGGGTCATGGTCAAGCCCGTGGATATGACATCTAATTTTTGTCTCTGCCAATGATTCACTCATCCTTCCATCTCCTTTTTTATTACCTCTGCCGCATATTCCATCTTGAACTCTGGATAGAACTTGTCTATCCTGTCATAAATGTGAGCTATGTATCCGAGATACACATAATCGTAACTTGAAGTGACAAAAATCATATCACTCAAATTCCTGATTATTGTATCGGAAAACAGAGCGTGGTAGTAACGATGTTCTTCCGGTAATAATATTATAACATTGTTTTCAAGGATTGTAAAGATGTCAGGATTGAGATATCCTATAGAATAGTCACGGGTTGAACCCAATAAAACCGTACATTTCATATCGGAATATTTGATATTCTTGTCAAAAACGACATTCAGGTTGGTATATTCATCCACCTTTTCTTTCGAAATGTTCGAATAATCCGAGTATTTTGTTGAAGAAGTGGGGTAATTCTTGCCAAATTCCACCAAATACTTCTCAAAAGAGCCCAGTTTATCGAAAATAATACCCTTAAAACCGATTGTAAGGGGTCGCGGCTCGACTTTATTTAGCTTTAGGGTATCTATCGAGTGTATTTTGGGGCAGTAGTGGGGAAAATAGTGAAAATCGGGCCTGTAATTGACGGCCGGCTCAAACAAAGACACATTGTATTTCTTTAGCCAGCGGGCTTCATCAGGTCTTATCGCAAGAAATTTGTCAAAAATAATGACACGGGTTTTTTTCTTGAGATAAAACTTGAGAACTTCAGTTTGAAGTGCGAAAGGTTTCGGATTTGAGGGATTGTAGGGGATGTATTCAATATAAACGGCGTCACAATCAGAAAAATCGGTATCTGATAAGGTGACGCCGTTCAATACTTTGTTAAAAACTGGACTACAGTTTAAGGTAAACAATGTCATTATGGATATTTTTTACAAACTCCTTTTCATACTCTATGATGTAGGAGACTACCGCTTCGGAGAAGCCGTCAATATGAACCCAATCACCATAACCCACACCATTACGGTATGAAGCCACATTGATGAGGTAATACTGTGCTTCTGGCAGTTTGTTTGGGATCTCGTCGTGAATTTGTTCATCGGTGATGACGATCAGACGATCAAACTTCTCCCTTTCAACAATCGCTTTGATTGCTCTACCGAGCCAAGTTCCACCGTGAGGCTGAGAACGAGAAATAGCATTGGCCAAATTAAATCCACGGTGAGCATCGGCAATTTTTCTCACATCTGTAGAGAATGAGTACACGGAAACATCCTCACAGATTTCTCTTGCGATGAGAGCAACACCATTAGCGGCGTCAATCCTCGTCATATCGGACTTGTCAGAAAGAGCCATATCCATAGAACCGGAAACATCCACAAGAATTATTGTCTTACCTTCCAAGGTGTCAAGGTTCCTGATGGACTTGAACATCAGGGTTTCAAGCTGGTTCTTGAACTTTGGAGCATATTTTACTGCCGCAATAAATCTGAAAGGGAGAACCCTGTCAGTTTTCATATTTTCAAGACCACGAAGAATGATGTTCTCATCCACATTTGCCTGGGTCATATTACGAAGGTTCCTCAAGAGTGCCAGAGCACCAAGGCGGTTCTCCATAATAAGCTCTTCCCAAACAGCTTTCTTGTCCTTACCGGCAGAAAGCCCCGTTTCCCAAGTTTTTGGGATTTCCAATTTGTTGTCAATAAGTTTCTTCCAGACATCAGCCTGTGAAGCATTGAGAGGTTTCGCGTGAGAAAGAAAAAGAACATCTCTCAATTTTACCGAATAGTCACGGTTATATTTGGCGAGCTGGTACTCGTCAAATTTCGTGAAGGCTTTAGCCAGACCTTTCTTTACCTGTGCGGCAAGAGGGGTCTTACCATCTTTCCAGTAGAGAGAAAGGAACTCCGCCAACTCGTCAGGACGCTGGATTATCCTTCCCAATGTCTTTGCCACATATTTCCTATGGTCAATATGGCGTACCATTCCCGTAACAAGAAGAAGAGGAACGTGACGCAAATTCATCCTCTCTCTTGCCTCGACAGCAAGATTTGCCACGGTCTTACCATTGACTTGTGGAATAGTTGCGAGTATCCTGTCTGCAACGGATGCTCCGTCCTCATAAAAGGACTTTTCCCAAAGCAAGCAGGACATCGTTGAACGTCTGAGGATTTGCTCAGGTGTGAGAACCTTTGCAGAACCACCCTCATAGGTTTTAGGAACACGGTTTTTGAAGGAATTATATTTCGCCATTCTACCAACCTCCTACAAATTATTTTTAAATAACGGGGAACTTGCGAAACCGGAAATTCGGTGGACTTTCACCACCGTGTCGTTGATCACCTAGCATGGTCGAAGTAACCGACTTCTATCGCCACCGTTATATTCTGAAAAGCGGGGAACAGCCAAACAGAGACTTATATATCCATTTGCTCTGCCATTGAGCTACCGTCCATTTGGGTTGGACGGGTTAGAATCGAACTAACAACCTAATGGTTCCGACGAAGTAACTCTATTTTACGCCACCGCTCATATTCGAATGTTGGGGAACAATTGTAAACGGCTCTTTTAGGGGTGTTTTCTTCTTCTGGAAAAAACCAATCGAATATTCAGCCCCTCGTTTTCAATTTAGGGAAATTGATTAACCGAAGTATCCGAATACCGCACCACCAACATAAATTTTCATTCATCGGGGAACAGATGGAAATGGGGTGGGGATTAGCAATCCCCGAAAGAACATTTACCTCATCCTGTTCTTCCCACACCGTAAAAGGAACTACTTGCCCAATTTATTTTGTTCCTGTATGTGAGAACGGCTCCAATGAGGGCTTCGGCCCGTAAAGGTCGAATGTCTGAGCCGCACCATAACCGTGATTATGGTTCGGGCACCCATAATAGTCATCTGTACGAAGTAACCACTTCCGACGCCACCGATGAAAATATCAAAGAACTATGTTATAATAACATATTTACTTATAAATGTAAACAAATTATTTTCTTTTCAATGAAGATTTCTTGGATTTTTCTTCAACTGCCTGTTTTTCTTCAGTTATTGGTGCGCCCACCTTCTCGTCAGAGGTTTTTGTACCTACTGTTTTGTCAACAATCCAGTATCTTACCTCGTCAGATATGGCGTCCACTCTTGAAGCCAGACCGGAAGAAATAACCCGATGATTTGGGCCTACCCTTCTTATAAGGGTGTTTATAGCCTCTTCGTGTGACCACGAAACGACAAAGGCCGTCCACATTGACATATCACGGAGTAATTCGTATTCAATACGAAATACCGACATATTTTTCTTCTCACCCATACTGCTTATTCCTCCATTTTTTCTATCACAGGTATATATTCAATTTTCTTGTCGCCCTTGATTTCAATTATCTTGAAATAGGTAATCAAGTCTCCGGGCTTTTTTGTCGCCTTCTGAGCTATAACAGATTTGCCCTCAAGAAAACATTCGCCCACTATATAATCCTTTGGGCCTTCTGGAAGTTCGTGAAAATCTTTCTCTCTCATAAAACCTCACTTATTTTTTCTTCTTACCTTTCTTCTTATCTTTTTTTGCCGGTTGTTTTTTCTTGGAAGCCATTTTCATCACCCCCGTTTTGTGTATACAATTATTTACTTTTTTTTCCTCTTTCTATTATTACCATTGATTTCTTCTTCATCGGCAACGGTTTCAAGTTCCGCTTCTGCTTCCTCGACTGCCCTATTGATGGCTGAATAACCAGTTTGTTTCAACCATTCATTGAACTTTGAGAGGAGCTGGGGATATTTACCGATGTTGGCTTCCGCTTTATCCCAACCGACACCTAGCTTTTCTTCTTTCTTCCCGTTGATAACTGTATATGTCTTGCCCTCTTCTTTCACAAAACCGGCATTGATGAGATGTGTCAACAATCCAGCATACGGATTGATACCGTTGATGTAATCAATACTCACCGTCGCGTTTTGGAAAGGTGGATACATTCTGTTCTTGATTGTAATCGCTGTAATTTCGTTTCCGATAATTTTCTTTCCCTCTTTTATCGGGGTCTTTTTCAGGTTGATAAGAATAGACGGGAACAATCTCATCGCCTTTCCACCACCAACCTGATCCGGCATCGGGATAACTCCGGGCGAACCATACAAATGACCCGTCACGATACCGATGCTTTCCTGTTCAATACAGATATTCAGAAGGAGTTTCAGGAGAGCCCTGATATTCTTCTGCAACAGTCCTTGGTCTGCCTTCGGGTCACCACCGAGAGCATCCTCGAAGGCTTTATATCTGTCAACTCCACCCATACTGTCTATACCGATAATCAATTTTTTCTGCCCCGTGTCTTTTATCTGGGCAAGGTTACTCCTGATTTCATTTTCCCAAGGAGTGTATATATAAAGGGTGTTCTCAACATCAAGGCCCCACCTTACACAAAAATCTCTGTCCGTTCCCCTTTCGGTATCAATTATAATGGGGTAATAACCTTTCTTCTGGGCTTCAGCCATACAGAGAACCATAAAACTTGATTTCATAGTGTGCTCTGGGCCGACAATACCGACAAGGCTTCTGTTCGGGATACCTCTCTCAATATCCCCCGATAAAACACGGTTCAAGTCGAGACTTGGAGTTTTGATCCAATCGGACACGGAGGCGATGTCTGACTGTGCCATAATAGATGCGTGAACACCCTTTACATTTTTGGCTATTCTTTTTTGTAAATCCTCAAAAAAACTTTTATCCATAAAAATCTCCTGTTATTATATTATAACATATTTTATCACTATTGTAAAGATATGTAGCTGAAACCGTCTTTTTTCTCCGCAATGTATATCCTGTCTATGTCCACATCGTTCACTTCTTTCCTGTGGCTTACAAGGAACATCTTGCTCCCATCTTCCTGTTGCTTTATTTTCAATATCTGCATAACCTTCTCAATTGAATAACTGTCGAGTGAGCTGTCCAGTATTTCATCCAGTTCAAGTATATCGGGGAAAATACCCGCCTGTATTCTGGCTATGTCCAGTAGAGCCATCTGTAGAGCGAAATCCACGCTCTTCGCCTCTCCACCAGAAAGATTACCGTAAGAGCAATTGGTGATGCCCGGGCCCTTGATTTCCTCGTCCAACCAGTTGTCCAGAACAATATAGAATGAGTGGCCGACTTCCGATAGATAATGGTTCACCCTCTTGTTCAAAAACGGGATGATGGAACTGATGGCATACTGCTTAACGTGCTCATCACGACAAATCAATTTTACGAAATCGAGATAATCACTCACACCGGCTAATTTGGTTACCTGTGCGGACATTGCCCTCTTCTCCCTCTGAAGTTCTTCAATCTTCTCTTCGTGCTCTTTTATCAATGACTGAAATCTTTCTTTCGATTCTTTTTCGTGTCTGACCTTCTCTTCCAGTAATAATATTTTATTCTTGAGTGTCTGGATTTTCTCTGCCCGCTCATTCACCTCTATGAGTTCGATGTTCATCTCCTTCAATTCATCTTCCAGATTTTCTATCTTGTTTGAAATCTTTCCCTGTTCTTTCTTGAGATGTTCCAGTTCCTTTGTCTTTTCTTTTTTCTCTTTCTGGAAAGAGATGCCATTTTCCCTCTTCTCATCGAGATGTTTGTAACTGTCGAGTTTCCCCCTCAATTCAATCATCTTTATTTTTATGTCCGTCAAGTTTTTTATTTCCGTATTCAGTTTTATCCTGTTTTCCTTGGCTCCTGTCATTGCCGCTTCGAGAGTTATTTTCTTCTTTTCCAAAGTTTCTATTTTTTTGTTCAAGTCTTTCGTGCTTTTTGTTTTCTGTTTTGCCAGTTTCTCACTATCAATAAGAGAGCCACAAGTAGGGCATACAGTCACGCCCAGTAACAATTCAAGGCTGCTCGTAGACGATTTGATGTGTGTTTTGTTCTCTATAATGTCGTGTGTCACAGCATCCAAGTCTTTCCTGATGGCATCCACATTGGTATTGATATGATTTACGTCTGTCATCATTGAGGCAATCCTGACATTCAACTCCTCTATTGATGTATGTTCTTTTGTATAAAAGTCATATTCCTTTTTTACCTGACCGGAAACTTCTATATCCTTGTCCACATCCCCGATTTTTTCCAATTGGCTCTCGATGAACTTTATCTGGCTCTCCGCCCCGGAAATCTTTGATATCAGGTCGTAGTTGGTTCTGGACAACCCGTTCAACTCTTCCTGTCTTTTTCTTTTTTTCTCTTGGAGATTTTCCTGTTTCTTCAGAAGATTTCCATTTTTACTTTCCTTGTATTCCTTTTTCGCTGTCTCCAACTCATCCTCATAAGACATTATTCCAGATATCTGCTGTTTGATACTCTCGACCTGTCTTTGGATATCCTCGACATTTTTTTCAATATACTCCCTTCTTGTTTTGTATGTGAATGTCTTGTCAGCCACCACCTTCAATTTTTCATTACACTTGTTGCTCAATTGGCTGAAAAGCTCCAGACCGAAAACTGTTTCAATGAACTTTCTTTTCTTGTCCGCGGTCATACTCAGTATCGGTACAGATGAATTGAGATTGGAATAGACGAGGGAAATAAAAGTCTTGAAATCCATACCGATGATTTCTTCCTCTATTTCCTTTTGATAGTCAATCTTATGTGACGGGGTTGGCATCAACCGGCCGTTCTTATAGACTTCCAACCTATCCGGTTTCAATGCCCTCAAAATCATATACTGCATTCCACCCTTATCGAAGGTGAGACAGACCTCGCAGTTTTTTCTGTTTTTCCAGTTTACAATACTCTCCTTCCTGACATTCCTGTTCACCTTCCCGAAGAGGGCAAATGGGATTGTCTCAAGGAAACCAGATTTTCCCACGGCATTACTCCTGTCTTTGGTCACATCGTTTCCCAAGACAAGGTTGAGGCCCGGAAGAAAATCCACATCCTGTACTATTTTTCCATAACTGAAAAAGTTACGAAACTTTACATTCTTGATTTCAAGTTTCATTATTCTTCTTTTGCTGTGGCGTCTTTCTTATCCTGTATTTGTCGGGCAAGACCCAAAAGGGCGTAACCGGCGATGTCCTGATACGGACTTTCTCCAAGTGCATTTGGACTTGTTGCCAATCTGAATAATTTGTCAAGTATCCTCACTACACAAAGAGCATCATCCATCTGTTCGGTCTTTATTCCCTCCGGATAAAGTATCTTCATAACCTTACCAGACTGACCGAAACTGTCACCGTAAGCAAGTTGCTTCTTTGTGACTATTTTTCCTACAGCTTGTCCTATTTTTTCATAATCTGCCATTTATTCCACCTCAAACAATTTATTATCAAGTGCGGGTTCGTATCCTTCTTCTCTTTTTTTGTATTCTCTCAATTGTGAAAGATTTTTCATCAATCCTTTCTTGAAAAAAATAAATTCCCTGAATGGTAAGCCAAGAACTTCCTCTATTTCTTCCAATGTGAGACTGTTTTTCATCTCATAGGTTTTGTGGAGAAAATCCAATCTGTCTATGAGCTGAATAAAATCATCCACAGTTTCGGCTCTGGCCAAGTAATCCCGAATTACTTTCAAAATATCTTTCGGGTCACAGAAGTGTCTCCAAGTATATGATGGGCCCGCAGTAGCCGTATTCGAATCCCAATATACATTATACTCATTATAATTCACATTGTTTATATTATTGAATATGCTCATTATGCGTCCTCTTTCAATAAACCACTTATGACTTGTCTCAATGTGGCTATTTTTATGTGGTCTGGTTTTTCCATTTTCTCAATATACTCTGTCAATATGTCACGGGTACTTTTCAACTGGATATTTTCTGTATCGTCACCATTCGCACTCACGATATTGGATGACATTCTCGCAAAGTCCGTGAATAACTGGATTGGCTGATATATCTGTACTTGCTCCAGTATTTTCATATTCTCCGATGTTCCGTAATCCTTTTTGTATACCAGTTTTACAATGTTTCCCCGTATCTTTTCCGGTTTGATCTGTTCATCAGTTGTGACAACTACAAATTCCGGTGCGTCCTTGTACTGTATGAACTCAAGTTTGTCATCCTCAAAAACATAATACCCCCTCTTGCTTCCCGCATCCCCGAAATTGAACTGGAACGGGGCGCCCAGATAAGTAATGTTATTTTTATGTGAGGGAATATGAAAGTGGCCGGAAAAGACCTGCTCAAATCTGGAAAAATTCGTGATGTTTATATCGGACTTGTAAAACTCAAATCTCTGTACGACAGGGAACCCGTTGATTTCGAAGTGACCAAGAGCATATCGGGCATCCGGAATGTCCTTCATCTCTGTGGCCCAAGGAACCATCACCATATCTTCCATTACTGTGACTTCATCTATTATTTTGATGTTTGGATGTTCCTCAAATACACTCAAACTCGTAGGATGGATTTTGTCCTTGTAGAATGTATCGTGGTTCCCGATAATAATAAAGACTTCGAGTTTGGCTTCGTGAAGGAGTTCGGCGATCTTCAGGGCATTGGATAGTGTCTTGATATTGAGATGTCTCCTGTTATCGAAGAAATCTCCCAAGTGAATAATCCTATCAATACACCTTTTTTTGCATACGTCTATAATTTCTTTGAAGAGAAGAATGGTTGCATCGTGCCATAAATCGGCCGACTTGTAAATTCCAAGATGGGTGTCACCGACAAGTAAACAATTTTTCATTATTCTTTTTCACGGATTGCTTCATAGTTGATGGCGCTGTTAGCCGGTTTATTCGCCAGAAGTGAATACTCACGGTAACAGATATCTTTTATGTCACTATGTTTGTTCTGCTCCTTTATGTAGGTCAGGAAGGCATTTTTGCATATCTGTGTAATGTATGCAAAAGCGTTTTGTGATTTGGCTTCATCAAAGTTCCGGAGATACTTCAGACAAGTCAGAACAGCCTCCGAAATCATATCTTTTTTCCAAGTGTAACCTGCGAAGCTCCCTTTGGATGAAAAGTTTTCTGCTATTATCAGCAACATTCTCCCCAAATTTTCCGAGGCTCGGCCATTGGTTTTATAAATCACAATTTCAGCTAATAAATCACTATTTTTGATGTAATAATTGTCACCTTTTTTTGACATCAATTCCTCATTGTTACTGTAGATATTCTACACTATTTTGGAGCAAAGGTAAACCTATAGGTGAAAAGTTATGATTTATTGTTTTGTTTTGAGATTTGATTTTCCAGATGTAGCTGTAGCCGGCTCAAATTACCGGATGCTTCAAGGTATTTCCTTCTGATATTTTCGTTTTTTGTTCGCAGTTTGTCTATTTCATAACCATCAAGGCAAAAGTCAAATTTGAGCTTTCCCCTATAATTTTTCTTCAATTGCTTGTTGAGTTCATTTATCTCTTCAATTATATTTCTGTCCAGCTTATGCTTTTCCAGCATTTCGGACACTATTTCACGGTTAGCCGTGTTCACCTGATCCGTCAACTTGATGTTCAATGCCCGAAATATATTGGTCTTGTTATCAAGACCCGAATTTGATAAGTGTTTCAGTAATCTCATTATCCAACAAGAGTGATATAACTTTCGTTATTGTCAATTTTCCAAATTCTTACAACATTGGCCGTCAGAGATTCTGCGACAATTTCCACAGTCTGTTTTGTGTCAACATCCCAGCATTGCACCAAAGGCCATTCATTATTGAAATTGTGGGTTATATCATATCTGTAGTTTCCCCACGGGCCTTCGAATGGATCATCTTCCGGTGGGATGGGCCCAACCCACTCGCTCGGAATAATATGTGTCACAAGTATTTGCGCCCTTTCATTCCAGCTTTTTGCGAGAGCATTACTTACTGTTTTATTTTTTGTGACATCGGTATCGAGTTCATCAACTTCCGCCGTTGCGAGAGCAATTTCAACATAGTCAACATACCCGTCATCAATAATGCCGGGTTTTGACCAGGCAATTTTGAACTTCTGCCCCGTGTACCCCTGAGATTCCAAACCGTCACCAATCCAAAATTCAAAATAACCGTCCGATGTTGTGGTGACTTGAGGAGGTGTGTTGTCCGGTGGGGCTGCGCCACTTTCAGATTTGTATACCCAGGCGGGGGTGGATGAATTTGCCAGATAAACAGAAATCTCGGCCCCGTTTACTGGTTGACCTTCTTCGTTTTGTAGATAATGCCAAAAATGTGTTCTTGCCATATTTTTACCTCTTATTTGATTGCTAATTCAATTCTATAAAATATTTTTAACTCGACTTCAGCCGGTTTGAAAATCGGGCTACAAGCACTATACCATACCAGATCATCATACAGATTATACAATCCCATTTCTGTGATTGTCAAGTCCGTGGGTGTTTTGGGCACAACGGCTGTAAAATAATAATACTGGCTATCACCTCTCGATGTAACCGGATGTGTACTGATCAAATTTTTCAAAGTGCCGTAATATTTAGCATTCCAATGCCTTGTATCCTCACCATTACCAATTCCAAGATAGGAAGTGTCTGCGGCCATACCATCCATATCGGAAAAAGTTTGACCTATTGACCTGACTACGGCGGTTCCGGATACCGGCTCTGAAAATGTAATAGTGCATCTACTCGTAGTATTTATCGTGATTTCCTTTGGTATAATCAGATTATCATCACCATCATACACTTCAACGTGGAGGCCGTAGGCATTGAGGCCGTGGACAACATACCATATATCCTGTTCACCATCAGGATGATATATATAGGCGGCCTGACCCAGTTGGATACTTCCCGCCTGTGTGGATGAAAATATCGCGGTTATGGTATCATCATCATCAATGTGAACTTCCAGAGGCATAAATACATCGAAATTCGATTCTCTCAATTGTACAATCGGATATTTTTCTGATAATGTGTGGTCAATATTCCAAGAAGCCGCTGATGGGCCGAGTATTGTCTGTGTATATTCCGGCACGGCGACAAAACAATGGCCGTTTGCTGGATTGTATTCATCCCAATATATCCTGATGTGATTTGATGAAATTGTTTCTATTCTTGCCGGGAATATTCTTTCATAAAATACATTGTAACATTGAACCATCGGCATCATCGTTCTCAAGTTATGATGAATATCCCAAATGGATGACAATGACATTCTACTGTAAACGGCCGTTGCTCCAATGGTTCCCACCGCCAGAGGTTTTACACACCAAGACATAAGAAAAGCAGAATAGGCCGCGCCATAAAGTGATGTCGGCGCGGGGCCGAAATGTGTCAACGGAGAAATCAACTGCTGATAATCCGCCACTCTTGCCACAGGACGAAACTCTTCCCAATATTCCAGAAGATTGTCCATAATATTTTCATTGATAATATAATCAGAACCAAAAGGGGCCCCTGTCAAATCCATCTGGACTTTGTAGTGAGGTGAGAGGATTTTTCCTGTTGGCCAATCATACAATGTCGGATAACCACCGCTTCCGGTTGTTTCTACGCTGTGATAAAATCCCTCTCCTGCCGGCCCTACTGGTATCGTTGAGTTGTACGAAGGATTGGCAATGTAAAGATAATCCTCAAAATACGGAAGAGGAATATCTTCAGGGTCTATGACCTGATGCCATCTCTCATACACATTGAGGAAATTGGGTGTTCCACCAACTATAGCCCTCCAAATAATATAGAGTGATGTATATGTTCCTTTCCTTTTCAGGAGAGCCGGGAGATTTTCAACCCACGCTCTCTGTGAAGGAACATCATCGAGCAAATTCGGGATTGTTACGTCAAACATATTTCCAATATAGTAGAGATAGTCACTATCAGTCTCCTTTGGATCCGAAAGTGTAAGGACGTTCTTGAGGCGGTTATAGATTTCCTGATATTGCTGGTCAAAAGAAACTTGGAGAAACTCCGTAAATCTGTCTGTCCTATTATTTTCAGGTAATGCGTCAACTACATAATCCTTCATACCGTAAAAAATAACATTGAAGAAGTTTTCGTTTGTATCGGGATATATCTTACCGAAATAGAGATATACCAAATTTGTATTGACAAAGTTTTCCCAATCCGTATTGTCATTTACAAAATCGTGGAATTGACAGTCCTTTCGGAAATAGATTTCCGAATCGGCATAATAATTCAACAAATCGTTCCAAGTGACTTGTGGTGCCCTATAATTGTCAACGGGCCCGTAGAACTTGAAAACATTTTCTTCCGGTGTTCCCCCCACCGGAACCCCCTTTATTCTCAAGTAACCATCATCTGTTTTCAAAAACAAATCGACACCGTAACCAAATCTTGCTATCATACCGGATGACGGCCCCTTCAAGTGAGCCTTCTTCGGATATTCTGTTCCATAAGGATCAATATTCTGAACAAACTGCTGAACTATAAAATATGGTGAATCGCAAAATCTGGCCATTACGTTTCCTCTGAAAATTCACAGTTACCCAGTAGTAATGCTGGGAACTGGTTATGACCGAGTTGTATTTTTCTCAATTTATTTTCGCCCGGATAAGTTGAGGCCTCTTCAATATAGTATGGGTATAGACCGCTAATATTCGGCTCATACACCGAATGGGTGTCACAATCAACATTTCTTACAATCAGATTTTGAATACCCTTTACCTGCGACCAAGTTTCCCCACTTGTTGATGTTTCAGCCGTATCCATAATATAATTTACAATGTCAATGTGAGAAATTATCTCATTGAAAGCTCTGTTCTTCGATTCAAAATAATATTGCAATTTACTTCTCACATCATTCATTACATCCGTATAAACATATGTCCTTTTTATCTTGATGCCCATATCGAAGGAGAAATACACAAGGTCTGGCAACTCATACAGTTCATAAGTAGTCAGTATTTTCCTTGGCTCAAGATAAGTGGAGATTTCCTCTTCCCAGCTCTGAGAATAAGCAGAAGGTACTATAATTTCGTCATTCGTACCACTTGACGAATAAGAAATTGTACTATCTCCCCATTCATCCGGTATCAAGGAAATGTGAACCCTGTTATATTCTTGAATGCTACCCGAAGGAGCGATTTCCTGTTCCCCCCAAACATGCGCAGCAATAACATCAGACCTCGCCTCAAGATGTGTAGTGTAGTCTCTCTTCGTCACATTCCTATACTGTGAATGAATTGCTCCGGTTGAAGCGCTCTTTATTTCAGCGATTGTTTCGGGGCCGGAGGATCCCGTTGTGGCCAATTCATTTATGGCAGTATATTCCGTCAATGGAACATCCAATCCGGTTGTCCTGTTTGTCATAAAAGTTGTTTCTGGTGATGTAATTGTTCCCCCGCCGGCAGCACTATTCAATCCTGCGCTCTTCAAAAGATAAACAACTATGTCATCCGTGAGATTTGGAACATTTCTGTTGGTAGAAAACTCAACAAGATATTTTTCATACTTGTCAAATCTGAACATATAAACAGTATCTATAGTTGATAATCCTGATAATTCGTCATAAAAATCAGAAATCCTTGTCCAGATTTCATCGTTGACTTGAACCTCGACAGACGGATGTTCCGTTTCATCAATATCATCATCATAATCATAATTTTCAAAAGGAAGATAGAGAATGTTGTCAATCAAATCCTCTCCGCGATATGAATATGTTCTTACGATGCCCTGTCTTATTGGAACCTTTTCTGTGAGAGTATATGGAAAGGTTGCTGAAGTGGGAATGGTATATGTGAAATCCGCAATGGTTGAAAATCTCAATATATCTCCATTTTCGTCCGTGAGATCTGGAGCGTCAATTTGTTTCCATCTCTGGATGTGGATTTCATCGCCAGGAGATATAGAAGCACTCGTAGTAATTGTAATTGTCAAATCTGTCTGGGCAGACCTATATCCCTGTGGATTGTACCCCCTCAATCTCGAAAGCATATGAACAGTTTCATATAAATCCGCCGTATCTATATATTGATTTTTTGCCACTTTATTTGTATAGTAAGTAGTAAGTGCGCCAAGATAGGCAATCAACTCTATGAGTAGAGTAATATTACTACCCTCATAATTATAATCAGCAAAGGTGGTTGTATTCTCAAGTAAATCGGCTATCCTTGCCTTTATAGTAGTAAAATCCATATTCAAATAATCTGGAATTAATGTATTTCCCATAATTATATCCTCTTCAAAACAAAAATTATTCTATCCACATCACGGTAACTTGATCCTCTTATCGAATATGTCACCGTTATGTTATATTGCATTCCCTCATAGTCCGCTTCTACATTAATGTTTATTATTTCAATTCTATCATCCCAACCGGCTAATTCCTGTAGTATTGTATTTCCAATATCTCTGGCCGTTATTTCATCTATTGGCTCGAAAAGAAATCTTTCAAGCTGTGCACCAAAAGTCGGTAGCATTCTTCTACTTCCTTTTTTTGTCCTCAAGATATTTCTCAAAGAGTTTTTAACGGCTTCATATTCTGTTACCCTTCTAACATCCCCATCGGCTTGGCGGGGCATTTCTATATCAAAGTCCGAATAAATGTCTGTAACTGTATATGTAAACTTTCCAGGCATTTTTTATTCACAATCGACATTGGGTGACCCGGCAACTATAGTTCCACTAAAAGTGCCGGAGAAAGAATCACCTATTCGTGCGATTGCCCTCCCATTAGCATTTGTTTTTGATGCACCAGAAACAATTGTTCCGTAATGCCCACAGTTCGCTCTCACTCTGTCACCCACTCTTGCCACACCTATACTATTCGCATTCACATCCGGAGAACACTCTACAATAACACCATTCTGATGCCCGTGATCTCCCGCGGAACAATGTCCTGTAACTGCATCTCCTAATCTACTTACTTTTGCCATATCAATTCAAGTTTATCGGGTTTCCAGTAATATTACAGGAGCCCGTGACATTTATATTACAATTCCCACTTACTGTTATTTGAAGATTACCACTAACGGTTGTTTGCTGATTTGACTGATATCCCTCAGTCACATTTCCCGTAACTGTTTCACTCTTGTCAGATTGAAAATTTTCTGTTACATCGCCCACAACTGTCTCATTCTTGTTACCGTTTATATTTATGGTTTCGTTCTCTTCTATAGTCTTGGTTCGATTTTTAACACCATATATTTCTATATTACCTTCGTTATCTATAATAAAATATGTGCCGGCATTATGATATATTCTAATTCTCTTATTATCCGGTGTAGAATCTACCTCTATTATATGCCCTCCGTGGACATGAAGAACAATATTGTGAGGATATTGTCCTAATCCCTTGTCATAATCTGGCCCTGTTTTATCCGGATAGGCACCGGCCGGGTCAACAAAGCCCCGTAAGGTATCTGCTGGTGGTGATGATGATCCGCCAGGCACAGTACCAAAATATCTCGGTTGTAGAATATTTCCGTTCTCAAAAAATACCATAACATGAGAACCTTGTAGTGGAACCCCCCATACGCCATAATTCGATATTGAGCCCTCAATCAATCCATATATGGGTTCTGCCCAAAGAAGCTCCTCGGTAGGAACCCCCTCAAGAACATCCTTGGTTTTCTGTGATGTATGAATACCAAATATCCTTACTCTACATCTTCCGGCCTGTTCCGGATCATTATTATCCTCCACCACCCCACGATAAATTCCAAACAATTTATCTTTGGGTAAAGTCATATCCGTATATTCATTCTTTATTATCATCTTATATTACCCATTTTCTGTGTCTTTGTTTCAAGATTTACCTTTACAGCGCTATATAAATCTCGTATTTTCGAATCTGTATAGGCTGTTTTCAATAAAACGAGAAGTTGTTTGTAAAAAGGTAGTGTTCTTCCACTAAACTGATGTGTCACAGATTTTACAAGATATTTTCCTTCAAATGCCCTATTAGTGACCTCTTCTTTCAATGTACTTGGCCATATAATATCTACCATCATACCCGCATATCTCCTTTCGTGACCAATGACTGTCATCAAAACTTCGTGCTCTTTAACATATCTCTTGATAGCATCACTATATGCCATATTTTCCAGTAGAATAATATCACTATCCCCCTCAAGATCAAATCTCGTGGCTGTATCACTAATATTATAAAAAAATGTCTTTTTTCCAAGTAGAGTAAATTTCTTAATCATATCTTCATATGTATAAGGTTTATCAATAAAACTTTTGGTTGCGAAATCATATCCAAGCTTATGACCGCCTTTTATACCTATCATAGATTGATAATCTATTCCACTTATAGTAAAACCTAATATTTTATTGAGGCTATTGTCTGCCGAGGTACTAAAATAATATCTTTGAGGTTTTCCGTCAAACCCCCTTTCCAATTCTGTTTGTTTTAATAGTTTTTCTAATGTTATAAAATTCAGGCCCCTCTGATTACTATAAAATAGATAGCCGGGGGCCAGAGATTCTAAACTGCTCGCTCTCTTCGAAAGCCATTTTATTGCCTCCATCGGCGTCCAATAAGGCATATAAAAATTTGATAAACTTTCCTTTGTTTCCTCAAAATTTATAAAAGAACTATCTGTAAATAGCATAAAATCCGAAATGTGTTTGATGATATCAGATATTTTTTTATCAATGAAAGATAAACTATATCTCCTTTGTATCAAACTTATAAACATCGGTTCCACAAAATAAATTTCTATTTGGCTCATATCATAACTTTCTCTTTGGCCCATAGGAGAAATTTGATTTATAGAATATACCATAAAAGTTTTGGATCTATCTTCATCCAATCCATATGACAATATAATGGGTTCGTGACCAACAACGGGTAAAAGCTCGAGGCCTCCGACTTTATCAATAAAAACTAGCTTACCTACCATACAAGCCGAAAAAATATCCTCAATAAAAGTGAATTCTATAATATCACGGCTATCAATGGTGGCCCTTCCAGCTTTCGTTCCCAATGAAACATTAAAATCACTTTTACCTACTGGTTTTTGTGAGGTATCAATCATAATTCCCCAATATCCCTCATTTCTCTCAAAAGAATTGGTATAATACTTGAAACGAGAATTTGTATGTCGTTTTCCTTATCTAATTCCTCAAATGGATTGACAACTTTATTTGCCAAGGGTGTAACCCACCATAAACCAACTGATTTATAGAGGCTGTGAGAAATTAATTCCCACCAATCGTCCTCTTGAACCTCGTAAATCTGATAATACATAACATCTCGAAAAAGGGCATCATTTATATCATATGTTCTAAAGATATTCAGAAATTTTGTTCCATCTTCCTCTTCCATAACATTAAAAAGTCGAAGGTAAGAAACATTTGATAATGTGTGCCCAGTTAAATCTTCGAAGGGTTCTGTTACTTTTTTGGATGCCATTCAGTTATATCTCCCGAAACTTTCGAGCAATTTCTCCCGAAAGTGATCTTTTTATAGTCTTTGCATCTTTTGTTCCTGTTGTTACCAATCCTTTAGTATAAAATGCGCTATCCCATAATGGAGGTATTTCTGTAAATGAAAGATGAAGCTCACACATTGATGGCTGTCCATCGACATATGGTGCCCTCCAAGTCGGTTGAACAAGAGTTAATGCAGCATACTCAATTTTCAAGAAATCTATAGGATATGTTTCTATTGTAAAATAGAAAGGAAAATCTATTTCCGATAAATCATTTACCCCCTGTGTTTTTGTTTTGGTTGGTGACGATAAATATTCCAGAAGTTTTACAGGATAGATAATTTCTTTATACAAATCTGTACCAACATCCGCAAGATAAAAAACAAAGTCATATTTTCTTCTTTCAGAATTTTTATAAACTAATGCAGTATCAATCCTTGTTTTTGCGACATCTGCCTGGGATGCGGCTGTGGCCATTCTATGCACAAGCTCCCCCCATCCTTTTTGATTCTGATCCACGATTGCTTGATATATGGTTTTTAACATCGAATAATAATTACCGCCTTTCCATGCATTTGCAACATCTTGCATCGTTTTATTTTCCCCGGCTTGCAACCCAATATTATCTATTTCTTTACTCACTCTTGCTGCCCAGGCGGCCTTTTCCGCAATCGTGGCAGCTAAAGATTCATAAGGGCCCCAATCGTGTGATACTATTTCTTGTAATTCATTCGGTGCTAATAAGAAAAATGTAAACCTTTTGTTTCTTGGTGTAAGTGGTTTATCACTTCTTCCCCAAGATGCCATACTTTCAATACCTCTGGCCTGTAATTTTATCCATAAATTATTCGTTGTGGAATTGTGTAAAGATGAAGGACACCAAATTGGAGAAACATCGTCTATATCTTCACTTTGAGGCTTGGTTCCTGATGCATCCGCAATAGCATCGTTCTTTTTATTACCCGATTGTGTTGTGGCCCCCCTGTCTTTCTTTGCACTCTCATCTATTTTCTTTCGGTATTGTCCTTGATTTTTATTCTGGTTACCTGAAAGATCTCCATATACATACTCATAATTAGGATCAAGACGGTTGAGAGCATCTATAGCGTCATCTACTGCCATATTTATCATCCTCTAAACTGTATTTTGTAAAACAATATACCAAGCCACCGGCGTTGACATTAGTGTTGGTAATGGGTCGCCAGGTGCACCACCCGGGCCTAATTCATTTTTGTTGACCTGTATTGGTGCAGTATTAAAAGTATTGGAGTTCATACCTACAGGAATCGGCACAGGCCCTTGTTGTTGTAATCCTCCCGTCGTGAGGGAAGCACTTAACTTATTTAATAACATTTCCTGACTTTCCAGATTTCTCAATCCATTACCTATTTCACCTCTAATTGGTGCCCCAAGTTCACCTCTTGTGAGGGGAACTCTTCCACCTCTTTGAAATCCCATCAGAGCTCCGGCACCTAAACCACCAAAAGTAAAATTACTTGCGAATTTCATCAGAGTTCCAATTGGGTCGCGAAGCAATGCTGCCATTCCGCCGGGCAAAATACTATTGAGTAAACCGGCCGTTCCTTTCGGTGTTACCCACTCACCAACCGAGGCAGCAATAAGTCTATTGTCAATTCCTTTGCCTGGAATGGTTTGCCCACCAGTAATTTTTCCCCCTGTCTGCGCTCCAGCAATTTGACCTCTAAATCCCTCCTGCTTCATCATTCTTTTTGCCAAATCATTTATTTCGGAATCGGACAAATCAGCAACTTTTCTATTTGATAGATGTGGGGCTACTCCACCACCATATCCACCACCACTCCATTGTTTCAATCGTTCATCGACAGTTTTACTGCCACTTTTAGTTTTTAATGCCTCTTTCATTGCAGCAAAACCGGCTTCTGGTGTTGGAAATTGCAGAAATGTACCACCGTCTGCTGCCTTAACACCACTATTTGTCGCGCCATATTTTTGTTTCAGATAATCGGTAAAATCTGTTCCCTGATCTTTTATATTGCCTGGATTATTCAATCTTTCCGCTACATTAAGTTTTCCTCTTGCTCCAGTTGTTCCTGCAGGCCCGGCGGGCCCTGTTCCTACACCTTTTGTTCCTACACCTTCTGTTCCCATACCTCGCTTTTGTTTCATTTTTTCGAGTATTTTTTTTCTATATTCAGGATCTTCTCTTATGCGTCTATGTTCTTCTTCTTCAATGGGCTTTCTTCTTTTTTTCTCCTCCTCCTCAATGTCTTTTAATCTTTTTTCCATAGCCCTTCGGGCAGGAGTTGCCAAGCCAAAGCTCGCGATGTCTAAACCATATTCTAATGCTTTATCTTTGATAGTTTTCAGAACAAGATCAAATAGATTTCTAAATTTCTCAACTACCCAATCTGTAAAAATTTCCCAATCCTTTTGAAATTCGGGATCTTTAATAAGATTTTGTATCAGGGCCCCGGCACCCAAAGCAAGTAAACCAATAGCAACGGGAAGAAGTAGCGGGGCCAGCATTGTCATAAAAGAGCCCATAAGCCCCGCAATTGCACCAATAAAAAAGGGCATCATCCATTTCATAGCATTCCACATACCACCCAGAGCGCTTCTACTTATTTTTGCGAATGGCTTCGTAAGCCATTTTCCGATACCTTTTGTTTTCTGCCATAACCAGAATTTCGCGGCCTCTAATTTCATCTGAAGCCAATATTTTGCCCTATCTTTTTTATCCTTTACCCAACCTATAATTTTTTCTTTGGCTTCTCTTTTCTTTTGATATACCCATTCTTTACCGGCCTGATACAGCCAATTTTTAATTTTGAACAGAGCGGTCAACCCCTTTAGAGATTTGAATATTTTCTGGAATGGTAAAATTATTATTTTTTTGAACTGCAAACCAACTTTATCAAAGAATTTTTTAATCGGGGCCATAGAGTATAAACTTTTGGCTATTTTCCATAAAGCCTCACCTACACCAATCGCCGCATTTTTAAGAGTGACAAGAGAATCTCTTGCCAAATCAAAAATTGGTGCCATATCTCCCAATATATCGTGAAGCTGTGATTCAAAAAAACCCGTGATCCTGCCTATTCCTTCTCTTATTGTGGAAAGAACTTTAAGGTTCCAAAAACCATACCAAGCTTTTAAAAATGTTCGGCCCCAAAATCTCTGTAAGAGCCATTTCTCGACCTTTTCTCTTACTGTTACTGTTCTTCGTAGTTCTTTATAATATCTTTCAAGTTCCGCTTTTCTTTTTTTATCTTCCTTTTTTTCTTCATCTGTTCTATATTTTTTATCTAATTTTTTTGTTTCTTCTACTTTTTTCTTTTCTAATTTTTCAAGTTTATCATACAGATCTTCAGGACTTTTTACTCTTTTAGTACCAATGACATCCTTTGGCATAGACTTCTCTATTTGTTTCTGAAATTTTAGAAGTTCCTTTGATGCGGATGCGGCGAAGGCCTTACTAAATTCTCTAGCAAAGTCTTGCATTTCTTTTGGTAATGCTTTGGCTGTAGCCATATATTATTTCCCCTGTTTCTGTGTTTTATCTGGTTGTTTCATAGCATCTGCTTTTTGTTTCATATCTTTTATAACGAGATTGAGAAAGGCCTCCCTTTCAAAATCTGGTAAGAGGTTGCTTTCCTCAATACTTATATTCGCCCGGCTTGCTAAATAATATTGCTCCTCTGTAATAACGTGCAAGCTCGTGCCACAACACAATGTATAAATTAGAAGAAAAAATCTTCAAGTGGAACATCTCTCTTTGACTTATGATGGCATTGAGGACATTCTATATTAATGGAAAAGTCAACACCAAAATCATATTTTTCAAACCATTTTGGTAATTTTACTTCTTCCTGTTCTGTAAGGGCATCCAATAAATAAACTCTATCTTCGATGCTCAAATCTGTTTCTTCACCGTCCGGTGTAATAATTCCCTTTATTGAAAGGGCGAGAATGGCGGTCATTGTCTGAATAGCCTTCTCGGCATCCGCGGCCTCTGGATAAGTATTTTTTACCCATTCCATCGCCTGTTTTTGTATTCCTCTCGTAACCAGAGACATTCTCACTTTAATTCTATCATTTACTTCCACAATATCAGGTTCAGAAATTTCCTTCTCTACTATTTCAGGAGAAATCTCTTCGGTTTTAATTTCTTGGAGAGGTTGAGATTTCTTTTTCTTTTGTGCCGGAGGAGTTTCCGACCCTTTAACTTTCTTTTTCCCAAAATCAAGAAGCTTTACAGGCATTTCAGAAAGATTTACTGTTTGTAGTGATTGGCTGCCACAACTTGGACATATTGTTTGAAATTGATATGTATTCCCCTTCGTAACTTTTCTAATTTCCAGTAATAGAAAAAATCTATCTTGTAAATATAAATCACTTACTTTAAAATCTTCTCCAATAACACACCCCTCCAGAATTTCATCAAGGGCAGTTTCAATAATTGCCTGATCTTCAGCATTTTCATACATTAATAATTTTTTAATTTGACCTGTTGTAATTGGTTTGAATTTTACAGTTTTACCGTTTCCTGGCAAAACAGTTTCAAATTCATACACATTGATATACCTTTTAAAATTTGACATAAAAACCTCCTTATAGTGGTATCTTCCCTCTTATCGCCTCTATATTCAAGTCCAAAAGACTTCTTCCGCCCCTTTGTAAGAATGTTGCAAGAGCACCGGGTTCTCTCTCCGTTATTGTATGATATTGATATGAAAAAGTAACATCAAATTGAACCAAATCATTCGTCTGATAATCTAATTGAATTTGTCCAATACTTTTTGGCCAAGCCCCATAAAGTTTAAAACAGCAAATTGTGCTCCCAGTATCAAAGCCTAAAAGATGAATATCTTGATCAACCATATAGGAAACTGGTTTACCATAGATATTGGCTTGTGGATTATGTATTATTTTTTGCCAGGCCCAAAATCTTGTAAGAATTTTTGCATCATTATCAACTATGAATGTCACACTCCAATCCCCATCAGACCTCGTTGAGGCCATCTTGAATTTCTGGCCAACCCAATAAGTTTGAATTTCTTCCAATGTAGAATCTGGTAATGATGTAGATTTTACAAGATATGGAAAATTTGATGTAGAATTATTCAACAAGAAAACATCTGTGGCTGCGCCCAAACCTTCAACCGCACCCTTTTTGAGGATTTCATCCGTGGCCCCACTACTCAAATCCTCTATGGTTTTCATACCAGATAATACACCCTCGGCGGCCGCCTTCAAAATATTACCAAAATTTGGGAACTGAAGATTTACATAGAATAAATACTGCCTGGCACCACCAAGAAATCTGGATTTATAGGATTGAATATCAATATTAACCTTCATTTTGTCAACATCCCCGCTACTTTTTCATAACCTCGCTTTATCGCGTCTGACAAAGATGTAGACGGTTTTGTTTCCAGTTCCATTTTATAGAAAGAAAAAACCACATTCATTGTCAGAATTTCAGCTGAGGCATAATCAAAGGTAATATTACCAACTGATTTCGGCCAGCATTTTCTCAAAACAAAAGATTTTACAATATTTCCTGAATAATCTATCATATGAACCTCTTGGTCTTGCATATACATTCTTGATGACGATCTTCCACCATCATTTTTTCCCATTGATGTTCTCTGAATCAGATTTTGCCAGCTATACATTCTTTCGATAATATCACCATTAATATCAACATTCATATCAACTGTCCAATCACCATATTTTCTATAACCCGCTATCTTGTAATCAAGGTTCTGCCACGGAATTGGAATTTCATCAAAGGACGCCTCTGGAATAGATGTCGCCTTTACCAAATATGGCCATTTATCAAAATCTGAACCCAATCCATATGTTGTAAGAACACTATTGGCTGCTGGCACAAACCACTTCTTCCACCCATCTGTACTTGCGGACATAAAAGATGAACCAACTTCCTTAGTGGCCGCGGGTGGCAACTTCAAAAGAATATAAAACAAAAATTGTCTGGCTCCACCAGAAAATCTTGTCCTATATGTATCAACATCAAATAATATCTCTGGCATCCTTCCTCCAAATAAAAAGGTCTGAAGAGTTCAAGTACCCTTCAGACCTTTCGATCCATTAGTTTCTTCACTAAGCGTGGTACGGGTTATAAGTATTTATATAATACCTATTATCCGAAAGTCACCGTTGCACCGTAACTTACATTATCAGAAATATGATATATGTAGGTAAATGTCATATCAAATTGAACAACATCGTTTGCGGAGTAATCAAGTGTGGCAGTTCCAACTGATTTTGGCCAAGCCCCAAAAAGCTTATACTTCATAATGGGCTTGCCATCGTAACCCAAAAGCTCGAGTTGCTGATCCACCATATAGAGATTTGGTGGTGTATACAAATTCGTTGTTGGATCGTGAACAAGCTGAGCCCATTGCATAAACATCTGCTGAATTTTTGCATCAATATCTACATTGAAAGTAACTGTCCAATCACCATAGGTATACTTTCCAGCAAATTTAAAATCAAAACCTTGCCAGTTTGTCATAATTTCATCAGATGTTGTCTCCGGCAAATTTGTGGCTCTTACAAGATATGTTGCCTTTTCCGTATCTGTTCCTGCTACACCAGCTGGAAACATTGGTTTGTAGTAGAATAGATATTGTCTTGCTCCACCTTGAAATGATGCCCTATAACTGTCAATATCAAATCTTGGCATTGTTTATTCCTCCAATTATTCTTACGCTCCCGTTGATGCTCCGGCAAGCTCCGTAAAGGAAGCGCCGGTCTTGGTTGCAATAAAGTTCAAAACGATAAATTCTGCGGCCCTTGTAGGCTTGATATAAATATCACACCAGAGTTCGTTTCTGTCAATTCTTTCCGGTGTATTATTTGTTTCATCACAAACAACCATATAATCGTAAATACCTCTTCTGGAACGAACATCTCTCAAGAATGGGTCAATCATATTAACCAAGAGAAGTCTTGTAAGATCATCGTTTGGTTCGAAGAGAAAATATTTTGCTGCGGTGGCAATTGCCTTTTCGAGGACAATGAAAAGCCTACGAACATTAATCCTATTGAAAGCAGATTCTTTATCGAGAAGTGTTTTCTGACCCCAAACAACTTTTCCCTGTCCGGCAAAAGATACAAGTGGGTTAATACCCGCTTTATAAAGAATATCTCTCTCTCCGAGAGTTGGGTTCCAAGCAAGCCTCCTGACATTTCCAAGAAGCGCTCTATTCAGACCGGCAGGAGCAAACCAAGGATCGGAAACATTATCTGTATTTGCATAAATCCCGGCAATAAAACCGGAGGCCGGAATCCATCTATATTTCCCATTCCACTTATCATAAATCTCAATCCAGTTTCCATAAATGGATGCATAACTGGTATTCTCATTCAATGTACTTTGTCTATATGTTCTAAGAGAAGTGGCTTCATTACCGGAGTTATTGATGACAGATTCATAGAGACAATCAAGAACAGCAATACAATCTTTTCTTGTTTCTGCAATTGAAACAAGATATGATTTTACTGTAGTTGATTTATTAGAATCAATAAATACATTGACATCAATTTCTTCTGCATTCGCATAAAGGTCAATGTCATTCATAATAAGTGCATCTGTTACTTGATCTCCCTGATCATCTGCACCACCACCAAATAATTGATAATTGGAAGTTGAAATTGTGATGTCCTGATTTTTCTGTGTTTCATTCAGAGAAATTCTAATATAAGATGATTGTGAATTGATTTTCGTTTCTGCAAAGAGCTTCTGACCCTGATCATCAACTATATCTTCATCGGTAGAAACATTCCAATATTCTTTTACCACATAAGATGTTTCTCCCTGTGGTTTTACTGATACAACAATTAAAAATGATTTGCTGCTGAGAAGCGGGCTATCAATTGCCGAAATGTCTGGATAGGTTTCCCAATCTGAATGGCCGCCCGATGCTATTTGATTATAAGTCGTATAATCAATAACGGCTACTTTGATATTGTTCCCCCAGGCGCCTCTTGAATCTGCAATAAGATAGAACGGGAAGCCCGCAATAGGAGAAACATCATCTGCGAAATTATCGGGGTCTTGACTTGCAAGATCGCCCAATTTGAGGGCATCGGCCACAGAGAAAGGTGAAAATGTTGCTTCTGATCCACTTACTGCCATAGTTCCGGCGAAGGTTGCTGAGACGGGCATCGTTCTCGTGCAGTAAAGTGAGTTACCATATCTCAAATAACCCGTGGCCGAAAGAATATCTTGATAACAATTCGCTATATTCGTTGGTTTTCCAAAAAAATCTATCAATTCATTTGTGGTCGTTATCAGCGTTTTCTTTCTTTCCGGCCCTTTATAAGTATTTCGCAAAATAATTGCGGCAATAGAAGTGGCTACCGCTGGAATAGTAGTAGACAAATCTATTTCATTTACATCTACGAGTGGTGACAAATAAAATGCCATTTTATTGATCCTCCGAGTTTTTTCCTTATATATTTATGGATATTTCAATAATATTTATAAAAATTTAACCGATTTCATATCTATCGTACATAAATGTTGCAGAACCTTCGAGTACGGCCTCCCCATCCCTCATAGAAAGAGTAAGCTCTCCGAGCTGCTGTATCCAAACATTTTTAAAATTTATAGCGAGGACACTCCCACCGAAATTATCGGATATTTGAAGTGATGCGTCAATAACCATCTCATTCGGTATAACACCAAACCTATCCTTGTTATTATTTATATAAAATATCCAATTTGTCAGAGCTTTCCAGTTTCTAAATTCCGAATCTACAATAAAATTGACTGTCCAAGAGTCAAAAGTAAGCTTTCCAATCTGTAGTTGTAATCTGCCACCCTGCCAGGGAGCTTCAACATTATCAAGTGCCAAGCCGGGGATGACGGTTCCAAACAAATTCAGCTCAAGTTCAGCAGTCGCAGCACGGGATGTCTCCGATGGTAATACGGGAAAAACCAGCTTAAAATTGGTGGGGGTCGCCCTGTTTACATTTACCGATAATGCCATTTTTACCCCTTATGGATCCCAAATTCCTCTGCCAGGGAAAATCTCATATCTTGACAGTATTCCTGCTGTCTCATCGTACCCAAGCGCTTCCACATAAACAGCCTCAGCATAATTCCCGCTGGCACCAGATGTGAAGGTGGTTTCTGTTTCAGTTTCCATTGCGCCCTTGGTCGTATAAATCCTGGCCATCGCCTTTTCGATGAGTTTGTTTCCTGCGACACCTTCCTCTGATATCGGAAGTATAAAATATCCCTGTATTGTAAATGTCAATGTCCATTTCAACACTCTCCAATCCTCTTCTCCCCAATCTTCCATAATATCCGGTGTGGCACTATTGAAAACAACCTTCAATTCGATATTGGCATCCAATTCCGGAACACCAATCCTTATCATCGTAAACGGATTGAAAAATGGTAATATCTGCTCCAAAATCTGGTCAATGTCAACAATGTGAAGTGCCCAGATGTTCACATTGAGAAGAAAATTATACGGTACAAGGTTCTTGACGATTTCCTGTGTAGCCTGCTCATAGTCCTTTGACACAACAATATCGACATTCTTGTTTCCAAGTCTCGTACTGTCATAATCTATTGACATAAGAGTTACGGAGATAATGGGGAGTTGTTCTTCTGTGGAATATTCCTTGACCCAGTAATAGGCCTTTTCCTTTGGGCCAAATTTTACAGGAACAAGTACGGTCTTTGTAATATTCCCGTCATTGTCATACCTCGCCACATATATCTCGTTCAACATATCGAGAAATTGTATAAGAGTTTTTCTGAAAATTTTATAATAATAGTATGTTCTGGCCATTATTTCTTATCGCCTTCACCCTCTTTCTTTTCACTTTTCTTTGCTTCATTTTTCTTTTTATTCAATTCTGCTGAATATATTGATATAGCCTGGGCAATATTGACTAAGGCTTTTCTTGCGTCTTTCAATTTTTTGGTATCAGCAACACCGGGCCCGAGCTTCTCAAAACCTTGCTGTTGAGTTTGAATATCTTTCGCATCTTTCTCTAAGTCTTTCCACGATGCAATCTTCTTCTCAATTTCGGAAGCGGATAATTTTCGTGCATCCGCGGCATAAACCTTTTTCCAGACCCAACTCATAAGACCCTCGGAAATCTGAGATTCGTATATTTCCTGTAGTTTTTTAACTTCCTCTGTATCATTCGTAAAATATCCCATTTCTATTTCCTCCTACCAGTTCTTCTCCAATGTAAAATTTGCCCTTGAAAATTCAAGCCTGTCAACCAGTTTCAATATGTTACCAGACTTGTCAATAACACAGAAACCTTCCGGCTTTGTGACATTGTATCCATCACCACTACGGATGAATGTTCCGATGTTACTGATTTCCCCGAATTTCCTTACAAAAATATTTTTCAGGCGGATGAAAATCAGGTAAAGATACAGTAATCCCATTATTTCTCTCTTATATTTATGAAGAAAATGATGAGCAGAATCTATCATTTCCATTCTTCTTTTCTTGGCCTCTGGTGATTTCACCTGCTCAGCCTGTTCTTCATACCTTCTTTTTATGAAGAACATAAAATCTTCATAATAGGAAGTGATCGAGCGTAATGCTTGGGCGTTCTTGATGTTCTCATTGTGGAATATCCTGAACAGTTCATAAAGACCGAAGCTCTTCATTTTCTTGAAGATATCTTCCTTGACATATTTGGAAACCCTTTCCGCCTCCGAAATCAGTTCATTGACTTTATCCACTTCCGACCTTGAGAAATTTACCGTACCACTTTCATCCCTGAAGTAGGCATCCTGCACCCACACATCAGCGTCATTGAAATGGTCTGATACATCTATATTGAATTTGGCCGAAAGAGTATCGAGAGTTTTTCCTGTATATTCAGTATGAATGACGATGCCCATTTTCGCCCTTTTGATTTTCTGTGCCAAGTCACTATCACTTGGAACGGCATAGGTAATCGTATTTGGCGTGAATGTAATATACTTCACACCGTTTATGCTCTCCATTTTCTTGTCATCCGTAAAGAGAAGGTCACCTTGATATATCGTGTTTACTCCGAGATCTGATAGATATTTGAGGGATGTTTTCAACTTAGCTACAAGTCCTGGCGCATGACCGAAATGCTCATTTACATCGGCATCCGTGTAGGCCAATTTTGGTGTCTTGTTGAAGAGGGCTTTTGTGCTAACAAAAAATTTCTTGTTCTCCGGATTGATACCAAAGAAAACAGCTGGCGCACCATCCCATTTGACTGTGATGGTCGCCCTATTTTTCGAATCTCCGGAAAGCGTGTCGCGAATTAGCTCAGCCAACTCGATGTTCTTTTTTATACCGTCCACACCGTTGTTGAACATATTGTCCTCAAAATGTTCCATATGGCGGTTGATATCCTCATTGATGAGTTCCTGTATGGTGTATGTCCTTTCTTCCTTGAACAGCTGACCCCTGACATTTCCAGGCCTTCCAACTGTTGCCTTGAGGAGCTTGCGAAACTTCTCAAACCATTCCTCATTATCCAATCCTTTTGCCACATTCCTTTTATATTCCTTGAAATCATTATTCCCAATAGCTTTTCTTGCCTTGGACGCAGAAATATCCTCCTCGGTTCTTTTTATTTCATCGAAGATGACATTATAATCCACTCCCCGAAACTGTACTTTATATCCGTCAATCCTGTCAGAACCGGCAATAATTGCAATTCCATTCCCAGTTTCGATATTTTCCTGTTCAATGATGTCAGGAATATAGCCGTGGGATGACAATATCGGTTGCGCCTTCGGGTTCGTTATTCTGATGATCGATCTTCTCTGATTGTATGTGAGGAAATTCTTGGCAAGTTTTGAGGATTTCTCACCCTCGATGATAAAAATATACACCCTCGAATATCTCTTCAAGGCATCTTCAATAATTTTTTGGTGGGCTTTCGTAGGTGGTGACATTCTACCTATGAAAATTCCCACCGCTTTTGATTTCTGTTCCGTAAGGAATGTGGAAAATTTCATCAGCTGTGAACCCAAAATCCTCTTTTCTGCAATCCGGCCACTATCTGCTGGAAGAGCTTATATCTGTCATTCGGATTGCTCTCCATCTTACTTACCATATGGGAAATATCGCTGTAGAAAATATCTCCGGCAATAGTCTTTCCCCCCTTTTCCATCGGGTGTGCCCGTGTTCTGGCAATCTTGTTTACCAAGATTTCTACATCTTGAGGTTTCGTTTTGAATTCTTTCAAATATTTTTGAAGTCTCATTTATTCAACCTCTTGTTTATCTTCTGCCTCATTGCTTCCAAGTTTGTAATATTATCTACCTTCGTAATCAGGTCATTGGCCACTTTTATGAGAAGTTTCAAATTACTTTGAACTTCAGGTATATAATCCAAATTCATTTCGTACATCATCCCTGAAGCGCTTGACCAATTACTTTGAATTTCATCGAAGGCATCCTGTAAATCATCCAATACATTTTCTATCTCATCTTCCAGCTTATCAATTCTCTTATCAAGGTCTTTTAGCTTCGGGTCGCGGGCCGCGGCCTCTCGCAAATATTCCCCAATTTTCTTCTCTATACTCATCTCTTCATTCCCTCCAAATCTCTGGCAAGCGTGCTTCTCTCATCCTTCGCCGCATAGTCCATATTATAATTCATCTGCTTGATTATTTCCTTTGGTATACCAAGTTCCTCTCCCTTCTTGGTATTCACATCTTTCTTTATTCTTACATATCTGTCAAAATTCTTGAGAGCTTCTGCTGGATTGTCTTTATATGCCTCAAAAATCTTTTTCCTCTGAAGCTCAAGATCTTGAATGGATGTCTTGATGAGATGCTTACCTCCCTCAAGCCAGTCCTCATCTTTTTTTGTTCCCTTGAAGATTTTGGATATCATTTCTATTGCTTTCATTATAAACTCAAACTCCCCGATTTGGCAAGATATACGGTCATTGCCCATACTTGGGCCCTTTTATCTTCCGGAACATCTCTCAAATCTCCTGTATATTTTAATTCCTGGCTTACATATTTTTTAATTATTGGCTCCTCATTAGGGCTCTTGTCAAGTATCTTTATATATTCTGCCCATAGTTTATTATCGACATCCCCCAGTATAGACGATAATCTCTTCGCATCATCAATATTTTTTGCGGAGGCTATCTTGAACATAAACTTTGTCAGATCCCACAGCCCGGCGGCCTCCATCAAATTCATCGGTTCTTTTATATAGAGATATTTTTCAATAAGTCTATCTTCTTTTTTCATACATTTGTCCTCTGTATTACTTTTTCATTCGGAGATTTTCCCCAATATGGATTTTCTTTCGCTTTCTCAATCAGATCATCTGGTGGCTCTTCATTGAGAAGTTGCGGGTGAAAGAGTATTCTATATTGTGGTCTTTTCTTCTCATCAAAATACGCAACAAGGGCAGACCAGCTGTTGATTTCCTGTATCACTACACCTTTCAACATAACCTTCTTGTTGATTTGTGCCCTTCCTACAACATAATCTCCGCTTTCAAGTTTCATTTCTTTTTCCCCGTCCTTGTTAAAGCGTCCAAATCTTCTTCCCTGATTTTTCCAAGGATGAAATAAAGATATTTTTTCTCATCATCGTCCAGGCGTCTTTCAACCGCCCTTTTTATGTTATAAGATAGCATTGAATAATCCGCCCACGCGCCCTGTTTTTGAGTATATTTTTCAGCATATTTTTTGAGAAGGCCTTGAAATGTCTCATCCGCCCTCAATTTTTCCACAATCTCCTCCCCCCTTTTACTGTAAAAATAATTCTGGACTTTGACTTTTATCCTTTGATAAATATCTTGCGCCTCTCTTGAAATGGCGAGACCGAGCAGTCCTCCCATTACTATTGATAGTAGATATACGAAAGTTGGGTCTGCCTGTTCCGTCAAGTAATTTTTAAGCCTCATTTCTTTATTTTCTCCACCGCCTGTTTTATTTTTGAGATTTTTGCCACATCTTCGGAAAACCAGATGAGCCTGTCAAATAGTGGCTGTTCGTTATCATATCCACCATTCTCTCGTTCCCTTATCCAATCCCAAAATTCGTTTTCTTCATCAGCAATAGTCACCAAGGCATTGAATGATAATCTTTTCAGGTTCTTTTCGAAGTTGTCATAAACCATTTGAATATCATCTTCGGCATCATCCAGTAGCTTTTTGATTTCTTCCCATTCAGGTTGCTTTTGATATGTCCACTCTTTCAAGTATTTTTCAAGCTTCTTATCTATTTGCATCGTAATCTCTCCTCAATTTCATCAGATCTTTTCTGATGCTCCGAATTGTATCTTCTATACTTTTACGAGAAAATCCGGCGCCAAGGGATTTCATATTATCTTCTATATCATCAAGAAGTTTTGGTAACCTTTTCTCACACCATTTTTTATAATATAGGAGCAATTCTTCGTGATATTCGGGATCAATATTTTCAGTCAAATACTTTTCGATTTTATCATCTATTCTTTTCATTTGACATACCATCCATATTTTTTCTTGATGAATTTGGCGTGCTCATCCATCTCACTTACGAGCTCACTTACCAGATCCTCTGATATATATTGTAGAAGCTGATCTTGAACAAAAACAATAAGCTTTGCATAAAAGGTTTGGAAACATCTTTTCTGCCCAACCGGATCATCTTTGTATATTTCCATACAAGTATTCTCAGCATATTCATCCATTGCATTCAATGTTTTTGAAACAGTTTCTTTGAAAGCCTCCTCAGCTCTTTTCTGTGCAGCCTTGAGTTGTCCTCTCAATGGATTAAACCTGCTATCAATTGCCTCAGAAATATTTTCGTTCAAATATCTATCAATCTTCTCGTCAATCGTTTTCATTTCAATACTCCTCATAATTTGGGCAAATTCCCTGTGGGTCTACATCCAATCCCGCGTGGATTGGAATGGGAATATCATATTCTTTAGCAATAATACTCATATTTTGTTCATTTCTACAAGTCATTTCAAGATAATAGTCACAGGTTCCACAACATTTTTGTTTCGTCATTTTATACCCAATGGCTTTCAGATCGAGTTTTGAAAGATCAATTCTTCCCTTTGGAGAATGATATATTGTGGCGTCTGTCAGATACATATCAATCTTCTCTTCAATCGTTTTCATTATACTTTCTCCTGTAGTAACCTTATTAACTTCTCCAAGACATACTGTGCCTTATAGGGCATATCCGATACGACACCGTGGGTCTTATTATTGATATCAATAGCAACACTTCTTGCTAGTTCTTTTGCAATCTTGTCAAGTTCTGGATAGTGGCCAAAAAGAGTTTTCTGGATTTGCTTGTCAGCACTTCTCAATGCTGCCAAATCTTCCTTGTATCCCTCTTTCAATGAAGGGAAAACACGCTCTTTATTTTTGGGATGCCACATAGAATGACCGTGACAATATCCCCCATCTCCTCTGGCTCCACCCCTTGTCCTTGTTCTCGCCCTTATCATCTTCTTACCACAAACAGGACATACCTCGTTTTGCTCACCGATATATTTCTGGATTACTTTGTCTATCATTTTTTATCAATACCCATAGATTTTCGTATCAATATCGTCGTAACTATCAATTGTATTGGATTGCTCCTCAATCCAAGTATTATCACCGTATGCAGAAATGGGTTTACTTGTGACTGCGATATCCTCCGCACTCTCACTCTGCTCAGAATATCTGAATGGCCTCAAAATCAGAACCCATATCATTTTCTTGAGCTGGAATGCTTTATCATCATCATCAACGTGGCAAACTTCGAAAGCACGGTCAGCCATCTGATACCAGGCAATATGAACAGCATCACCAATTTTGGGATTTACTGTCTTGCTCACATCCCTTCTCCAAGTATTCATCGGGATATGTGCTGTAATGACATCACCACCGACCATTCCGAAAGATGACCACAAATTCGGCTCGTCTGCCACTTCGTAAATTATTCGTGTCGTTTTCGGATCCTCATATGCCGTGCTCGTATGTTCACCATATAATGTGTCATATTCAATAGCATTTGACCGGATGTAATAATTTATCTGGACACCGGCAATGTCTGTATATTCCATAATCAGGCTTTCCGCGAGCATATGCTCTTGATTGCCCTCTATGTCATATAAATTCCATTGAGGTTTCTGTATACCAGTTCTATTGGATTTGTTCATTTATTTACCCGATATATATTCCGTACCCTTCCCACGCTTCTTCTGACCGTAGTTGTTCTTCCAATTTATCCATTTCTGTTTGTGCCTCAGAAAGCAAAGTATCACCGTCAAGAGAAAGTCCTGTCTGACCTATACTTGTGAAATTTGCAAATTTTGATCTTATCCTTCCCAATGTTTGTTTACAAAGCGCGGTTGAATAGTCAAATACCCACATATTGTCATACAAATCATCTTCCGTTCCTTCCAGTACATAAGCCCTCACAAGGATAAAGCCGGGAGAGTCTATCCAAACATCATTATAATATACTGTGCCACCTGATGGTGGTGGGGGTTGTATTTCAAGTATGTTTGAATGTCTATGATATGTAAAGTTGTAAGAATCGAAAACATATCGTCTTATAGTGTCAAGGAAATCTCTTGCTATGTGGTAAGACACCAATGTATATCCAGAACCCCCACCTCTCATCAGTAACATATCGTACATACCCGCATTATACAGGTAATTTTCAACTGTGAAAAGTGTATGAATTGAGCCCGTGGTTTTTGTATCATATGAAAGAACTTCTGTAACATCTCCTGGCAGTTCATATTCTGTGACCCCGGCTGACAGAGCTACGGTAAAATATCTTTCAATAACACCCTGTCCTACTGCCCATTTGATAAATCTTTGGCGAGCATAGTCTATATGGTCTGATATCTGGGCATCGTCCAGTTCCACCTTTATTACAGGATAACCGAGTCTCCTTTTTATTTTTTCTATCAATTCAGATTTTTTGATTGGTCTATATGGTTTCAGAGGCATTTTATTCTCCAGCTTCTATTTTATCTTCAATATCCTTCTTCATAGCCACCAGTATTTCTATGGCATCATCAATAAAAGTAAATGCCATTTTATCATTATAATTCAGATATGATCCTTCAAGTGCCCTCAACATATCCATTATTCTATGAATATCAACTGGCACCTTTGCTAACGGATGTCTACTCCCAATGTCATCCTTCAATAATTTACTCATCTTGTTTCTATCCATTCATCCTGTACTGCATCCCAAAAGGGTTCAACCATTGGATTACCTATTTTCTGATGGGGTGTGACATATTTTGCCACCAATTCTTGATATTTATCCTTGAAAAATTTATCAACTGTTCTGGATGGTATTCCCCATGCGCCTTCTGCGGCATCGCTTGCCTCGTCAAGTTCCTTTACTACATCGGCAACTGCTTTTCTGTAAATCTTGTCTATTTTTTCCTGTGCAATCATCACTTGATCCTCTGCCCGTTCAATTGCATCATCCATAATATTATCAATTGTATTATAAATTACTTGCCATTCGGCTCTTGCCCTTCTGGCTTCCATATCGGCCTCTTTCAGATACTTTGTAATTTTCTTATCCACGCTCATTTTTCCTCCAACAATTCCTTGATTTCTTCCAGAAGTTCTATCGTATTTTCGACAATTTGCTGGGTCAAAACAATGTTACCTCTTCCAAACGCCCTGTCTGCATTGACTACGCCCTGCATAACCTGCACAAGTTTTGGTGGTATGTTATTATATCTGGACATTTCATTTCCCCCGAAAGACACTATAATTCTCTATTATTTATATTTTATTCAAGTAATTTTCCAGTATTGGTAAGCCAGCTCCAATCCTCTGCAACGGGTTCAATATCACTCAAAACGCCCCAAACATCGTCCTCTATCTCTGTCTTTTTTATCTCGAAAGATTCTTCCAGCATATCCAATGAAGTGAAATAACAGGCCCAGTACAGGGATGTAATAAGGTCATCTGGCATATCTTTCCCGAAAAACTTACCTTCTTTCTCTATAAATGTGGATATCTGGTCAATTGTGTCATAGTCAACCAAAGATAAACTACCATCTTCCACCAGTTTCTTCATCAGAATGACAGCCTTTGGCTTTGTTCTCCTATCCGCTCTTATTCCCAAATCCTTCATCTTTGCACCGGAATTGACAAGGCCAGGGTTTTCGTACTCCCACCATAGCCTTGAAACAACTGTAGAGCCCTCAGCATTGTTCTCCGCCATAACAAAAGCCGAGTTGTAATATATCGCCGTCCTATTTACAATGTCAGCAAATGTATAAACATCAATATAATTATCATTGAACACGGCGACCTGCTCAAGTTTGATTGGCTTGACTTGGACTATTTTCAATACTTGCATCGTGGAATAGTTTTCACCAGTACCCTTTGCAGTATCCACTCCGATGACATATGTTGCCTTTTCTATCGGTTTTTCATATATTTTCAACTTTCCATTTGACTGTTCGAGAACCGGCTGTACACATTTATCATACAATCCCTCGATAACATCGGAATCAATAACTGTATTGGTGGAACCGAGAAATTCAACATCATATTCCTGAGCAAATTTCTGTTTGCCCAGATTTTTTCTCTGGTCACTTGCCCATTTCTTGTCTCTGCCCGGAACATCTCTCCAAGTTGACCTGATGGGAATAAATGTATTCTCCTGTCTTTCGGCCTGTGTGTAAAGCCTGTGATAGAGATTGAACATACCATTTGGTGTGGAAATAATTACAACTCTCGATTCTGTCGAGGCCGCGATGGTGGGCAAGTTGGATGCCCAGAACTCTTCTGCCTTATGCTTCTGAACAAAGGCAAACTCATCGAGTATCAGTAGGTTGATGGTTCTACCACGGAAAGAATCCGGAGATGTGGCTGCCACCATAATTTTTGAGCCGTTATCAAAGTTTACGAATGTTTTGGAATATTCCTGTACGCCGGGCTTCATCCAGACCGGAAGCTCCTCGTACATTATTTTCAATCGGGAAAGAATATCAATAGCTGATATCTGTTTATTGGACGCGATGCCAATAGTCTTATCCTCATTGAACGCGGCATACCAGAGAGCATAAGCACACACAGTAGTCGTTTTACCACTCTGTCTGCTCCAAAGACCAATGACAAATCTCTCATCCTGTAATATTCTCAATATTTTTTTCTGATAAGGATAGGGCTCGAAATTGATTCTCCCCCTGTCTGGATGTACGATTTTTATATATTTCAAGAATTGCCATATATCTTGGGAACATTTTGACAGCTCGACAACCTCTTCGGGAGAATAAGAATACTCTTGAAGAGGCCTCTTTACAAAATCATCGTATCTGACTGGCACGCAAGAAAACCCCCATAAAACATACTTTCATATGTATTTATGGGGGCGAAACAATAAAAAGGGGAAACTGTTATAAAATCGGAGCTAAGTCCGTCATATCAAAGTGAAAAGCCTGAAATGGGTTCTCAAAGTCCATAGAACCGGAAGAAGGCTGAGTTTCAGAACCGTCCTCTGTATAAAACAATTCCTTGTCTTTACCAGTTTTCTTATCCTTTGTACAAGTTTTCAATGTCGCGGGCCTTCCCCACAGGTAATAAATATGTTTCAATGTTTCCTGTGTATATTTCTTATTGAGGGGAATACCGTTATATCTGTGAACAAGCTGGAGATGGCCGTCCTTATCAAGATTTCCATTTACAATCTCAATTTTTGGAATACCACTATTCGCGAAACTATTGATAATCAATTGTCTGACTTGTTCCGCTGTATGGCTTGTCCTCACATAGTCAATTGAGGCCACGGTTTCCTGTATCTGGTAAATATAAAGGTCAAGTCTATCAATCAAATCGACTGTGAGAAAATCTTGCATAAAGAACCAATCGGTATAGCTCCTCATAACCTCAAACATTTTCTCCCGGCCTCTCATTTCCTTTGTATCCCAACTCTCCTTGGTTTTGACATCGGTACAATTCTCGTAATCCGTACCATATCTGCCCTTGTTCCATCTCTCTTCAATTTCCTTCCACATTTCGGAACCAATCAAGTATGGGTTCATTCCCATCTTGTTTGTGGCTTTTACCAAGGAATTGCTGTAGTTATACTGTCCGTGTTCTTCAGCAGTAAGTAATTTTTCATCAAAAAGACGGTTCATAAAGATGTCGTGCCAATATGCCGCCCATCCTTCGTTCATATATTTTGTCTTGGAATATGGCCAGAAATATTGTCCTTCCATTCTCAAGATTTCCAGAATGTCTTTCTGCCAATCTTCCAGTATACGGGAATTGTCGATAATGAACCTCAATATATCTTCCGTGGGTTCTATCGGTGTAGTAGCCAATATTTTTCTCCACACACGGTTATTATAAACCTCACAGTCCTCGACTTTTCGTTCTTTTGTATCAATAAGAATATCACCGTAGGCGGCTTTGGAAGGAAGTTTCTTTTTCTTTATTTGCTCAAAGACCCTTCTCTTTCTCTCCATCTCCGTTTCAGTCTCAAATGGAGAAGAGTGCCATTGGAGTGCGTGTCCGGCATCCTCTGTTCTTTCCACCTCGTCCAGACCGTATATTCTTTCATAGTCATTGAACCTCTTCTGGGCGGCGGCCAACACTTCAACAATGTCCTCACGGGAGTTTCTGTACCACTTGCTTTCCGTAAAGAAATTGACATGCGCATAGACGTGCGCCATAACCAGAACTTGAACAGACAAAGTATTGGAGTTCATCAAGAAGGCTCTGGATGGATTATCGTGAACAACCAGCTCAAGAGGAAGGTTCGGGTCTGCCGTGTCGAATACAGTTTTCAGTCTTTCATAATCCCTACCGTATTTCCAGTTGGAAATATTTGTGGGGGCCCTATACGCCAAAATCTCCATCATTTTCTGTGGAGGCACCACATCAAACTCAACCGGAAGGCATTTCATTCCATACTCTTCAACGAGCTGTTTGATCCTATCTTCAATTTTTATCAATCTCTGAAGGTCACTCTTTTTCATTATTTTTTATCCTTCTTTTTCTCAAATAGCATATGTTTGAGCGCTGGATATATGTGCTCTTTCCCCTTTATAATACAGGCCAGAAAGTGCTTTTCATCGTCCTTATAGAAATTGGTTCCGGCCTCTGTTTCAATCTTGAAATTGAAAGTGTTGGTATACTTCTCCATCAAATTCCCGTGTGGTGCGTGAAAATATCCTTGAGAAGAAATATGAATTTCACAGTATCCCAGCATATTGATTTTCTTCTCAAGAAGTGCCTTGGTGGATTGCATTGTAGCATCGGGGTCAAAATCCTCACCATCGGAAACATATACTACATATACATTCCATTGGTCAAGAGGATATTCCCTTTCAACCAATTCCTTCGCAAGGTCAAAAGCCGTGTGACAATAGGTTCCCCCACTCTCACCTTTTTTGAAGAAAGTCTCTTCATCTACCAGAGAGGCCATTGTATGATGAGCAATAAATCTTATTTGAACGTGATTGTAGGATTTCTTCAAGAACTCGACCATCCAGAACAACATTGAACGAGCAAGATATTTTTTCTCGGGCGTCATCGAACCGGAAGTATCCATCATAGCAACAACAACCGCATTACTATGAATTTCAAATTCTTGATCCATTTGCTTGAACCTCAAATCCTCATCTTCAATAAAGAGGGATTGGACATCAGCATCAGGATTGACCTTATTGTTTTTTACGAGTTCAATAGCAATTACCAAGTCACCATAGGCTGTCGCAAGAGCCTTGTAAGCTGTTTCCTCATCACAGGATGTCGCCTCCATAATTTCGGCGGCATAAATTGCCATCCTTTTTATGGATTCTTTGATTGTTCTTCTCTTGTGTATTCGGGGATGAATGCCCACTTTGGAAATAGTTTCAAATTTCCATCCTGAAGGAACAAGTAACTCCGCCTTGGTTTTTTCTTCAATATATGGAAGCCCCAAATCTTCAAACATAATGTTGATAAGATAATCTATATCAACTTCTGTTTCCATATAATCTTCACCACGAACATTACCGGCCTTTTCGCCGTTTTTTCCCTTCTTCGGCCTGCGGCCTATAATATCTCCCGCCTTACCTTTTCCCTGACCAACACCACCAGAAGTTCCGGTACTACCATAAACGAAGCGATAATCCCTCAATCCCTTGACGGGAACACGCACAGTTTTACCGTGCTTTTGAGTAATTATAGATTCCTCGGCAATAATATCTTTTATATTTTTTCTGATTGTATCTTCGATTTTCTCGCGGTGCCGGGCGGCATCTTTCCTACCTTTCGAAGATAAATCCCAATTTTCATGCGAAATAATAGCCATATTGAAACCCCTTTTTATTATGTGGCGGTGGCAGAGAAATCTGCCACCGCCATCTCCCGAAGCATCTCACACCGATTTGGAGGAGATATTACTCTTCCTTGCGAAGGATTTCTCCCACGAAGGAAAGAAGAATGTTAGCACACTCTGGACAGTATCCGCGGTTGGTAAGATTTTTGACGGCGGACTTTCTCTTCATCTGTGTTCTCTTGTCCGTTGCAGACTTATCAGCAAGGGTAAGAGACACAACATTTTTGAGATCGCTCATCAGTTTCTTTTCAATCGCGATACGAAGAGGATCATAGGTCTTGAAGGTGAATAGTTCACCCTTCTCAAGCTGGGCGGATTTGTAAACGAATATACCGTTTCGAAATTCCGTTTTGGAATTGACAGGAATACCAATATACTCTTCGATCTGCCTCATCAATTTCTCATCGGGATCACTATATTCACCCGTAATCGAGTCTTGGATTTTCTCCTTACGGCAGAAAGCGTCCGCATTACGAATATAGTTCTCGAAGAGAGATTGTGCCTGTTCCTCATAGGCGGAGAGGAACGCCATATTTACTTCCTTCTTGGCGATATCCTTGAACTCGGCACTTACAGATTCTTTTTCACCGAGAAGAAGTGTAAGATACTTTTTCGCTTCCTCTTCCGTGATACCAATCTGGTGCTCGAAATTGGAACGAAGTGCTCTGATAATGTCAATAGGATTGACACACTTCTTTTCCTCTTTCTGCCCGAGGGCGATGTTGAGGGCGTTGATGATGAATCTTGGAGAAATACCCTTCATTCCCTCACCCTGCTCCCTACCTTCCATACGAAGAGCCTTCACATCAATTTCCTGTTTCTTCAGCTCTTCTGTGATTTCCCCATTGTAAATCCTCATCTTCTGGACGATAGAGGAAACCTTATTGGATGGCGCCAATCTTGTCAAAATGGCAAACTGGGCGGCGACCTTCAAAGTATTTGGTGCAATATGTATTCCACGAAAATCAGATTCACGAATCATCTTCTCGTAGATTTTTATCTCGTCATCCACACGGAGGTTCCAAGGAACAACAATAGGATACATTCTATCGTGGAGAGCCTCGTTCTTCTTCTCTGATCGGAATGCATCATATTCCGTCTGGTTCGTGTGGGCTAAAATCAATGTATCAATGTACATTTGTGGGAAGCCCGGTGCTTTGATCATCTGTTCCTGAGCAGCAGTAATCAATACATAGTGGAACTTCACATCAGCCTTCAATAACTCGATGTACTCAATCACTCCACCATTAGCGACCTGCAACTCACCGTTGAACTGATATGCCCTTGGGTCTGTTTCACCATACCTTGTCATCTTGGACATATTGACACGGCCGATAAGCTCGGAAATATCCTGAGATTTCGGATCGGATGGCTGGAATGTTCCAATACCAACTCGCTTCTGCTCCGAAAACTGGATAGTCGTGACAGGAACCTCTTCCCATTTGATATGACCATCTTCTGCAAGATAGCTTTCCTCAACCATCTGCTGGCAAGCAGGGCAGAGTGTTCCCTCAACTTTTACGCCGAGCATCTCTTCCCATTTTGGGCGGTCATCAAGAGGAATGAGATGTAGAGGTTCTTCGTGGATAGGGCATCCCTTGATTGTATATTTCGGTGTCCTATCTCTTTCCAGACCCCTCTTGATGAGGGCGGAAATTGTGGACTTACCCGAAGCCACGGGGCCCACCATAATAAGGATCCTCTTACCAGTTTCGGTTCTTCGTGCGGCAGCCTTGAGAAACTTCATAATATCGTGGAGTGCCTCAAGGGTTCCATAAATCTTGTTGTCAAAAAATTTGTAGCGCACCAGATCTTCATAACCTCTGATTTTGAGGGTATTGTCTACATCTTCTGTACCATACCTCATAATCATATTGAAAATCCTGCCCGGTGCAAAGTTGGCAATATCCGGATTATTCTTTACCATATAAAGGTAATCCAAACATTTTCCTTCCCATTGGGCGACTTTGCGGTCTTTGCGCTGATCTAATATGATGCTTCGGAAATCTTTATTCATCATTATTCGCCTCCATCTGTGTTTTTGCTTCTATCTTTTTAACATCTTGTCCGTCTTTGAGATATTTCAGGATTGTCTCCCTATCAGTAATAACCAATCTATCCCTACCCGCCGGTTGTTGCCCGGCAAGTAATCTACTTTTTATATCAAGTTCTTTTTCTTTTAATTTTAACACATCTCGTTTAATCTGTAAACTATCTATATTTGACTTATTTATCATAATTTGAGTTGAGGCTTGAGTTACTGAATTTATTATCAAACTCGCCACTTCAACAAGTCTCGCTGAAAAATTACCGTTCTTCAATTCCGCTTCGATCTGGTCGAGAATGAAATTGGCTTTGGTAATGTTTTTTCTCAAAATCTGTTCCGGTTCTTCTTGACCACCTTCTTGAGTTTGTGCCTTATTCAATTCATTTTGAACATCCACGACCTCAATGTCAAGAATTTCCTCAAGATTTTTTCTATGTAATTCTGGCATAATGTCACTCTCCTACATTTATATGCCTATATTTATATCTATAAGATTATATCATTTTTTTACTATTATGTAAATAGTAAATTTTAATCAAAAAAAACCCCCTCTACGAGAGAGGGGGTTCAGTTTTGTCATCTCCTAATTTACATTAGGATGGTAGACCGCTGATATCAACCTTCTTGTAGTAGAGGTTACTACCGAAGATGTGCTGGTGGATAGCATATCTGCTCATCAAACCAACGGTTGGATGGAAGGACTGCTCAAAGATAGTCTTTGATACCATCAGCTGAATGTATGGAAGGTAAATAATACCTGCATCATACTCTGATGGGCCCTTGTAACCAACTGTCATATAGTCGGATGCGGCAAATGTGTCTCTGTAGACCGTAATACGGCCATCAAGAGAACCCATCTTGGAGATACCCGCTACGAGAGTATTCATATCGCCGTCAGTTGGGTGAATAACGAAACTTGAAAGACCTTCGAATGCGGCACAAGTATATGGGGATGCCAGTACGAAATTACCAGCTCCTCTACGAGTGTCAATCGCGATCTTGTTGGCTCTACGAACAACCACGTTGTAGAGGTTTCTGTATTTCTCAGATTCCCATCTTCCATCCGCGGATGCTGAATATGACCAAGTTGTGGTTTCCGCAATACCGTTCACGACATTGACGATCTCTCTGTCAATTTCCGCCGTAATTTCGTATGCAAGAATGTCCATCATCTCCTCTTCGAGATCAAGACCGTGCATTGCTTTGAGGTCTTGTGCAACTTCAAGTGACCATCTGCTTCTCAATTTTCTTGTCTTGGCTTCTACCTGTGCCTTTTCAACCGTGAGGTTTACTTCGTTGATGGGGGTTCCCGCACCAACACCGAGGCCGACATCACCAGTAACATTAGAACCGAGAATTTCACCAGCAGATGTGATGTAAGATCCAGAATAGGTAGTATCCATCGTATTATAACCGAGCTCCGTACCAGGCGCTCCAGCATAATTTGATGCACCACCGGCTCTGAATCTGAGCGCGAACGCCAGCCCTACCGGGCCTGTGAGTGGCTGAACACCAACGATATCGTGGGCAATCAGCTCAGGGAAAGTACGTCTTACCATCGGAACGGCAATCTGATGAAAATCACCGGAAATCGCATAGGGCGATCCACGGCCGACTTCTGACCAGTTTCCTGCTTCCGTGAGGTACTTATATTCGTTCTCGAGCATAAGAGCCGTAGCTTTTTTGATCTTCTGAGAGCGAATTTTATTTCCCTCGGCGAGAACCTTATCCCATTTCTCAATCAACTGCTTTGTTTGTTCTCTCATTTCAGAATCTTCCTCCTATAAAATTTAGAATTTATTCTCTTTCAGAATGGTGACAACTCCCTTCAGATACTTGCTAAAAGGATCGTCACTTTCCTCGACCGGCTTTCCTTCCTGATCTTCGACCTCGATTTTGCCTTGACCCATATCCTCCGCTGGAGTTGGTTCATCAGCATCTTTCATCTTGGCGCCGCAGGATGGGCAGGCCATTGCGGAGCACGCACCTTTTGTGGTTGCGTGAGAACCGCAGGATGGGCAAACACAATCATTTGTCTTTGCCTCTGCATCAGGCTCCTGGCTGCCTGGCTTTAGACCAAATTCGGCATCCGGTGCTTCCTGTTCGAGAATGGTGTCAACAACAATCTGGAACTTTCTGTCGATTTCTGTTTTCTCATTCAGATCGCCCAGAAGGTCGAGAACCTTTCTCCTCTGTGCCTCTGTGAGGCCGTCACACTTCTTTCTCAAATAGAGATGAGATGCAAGAGCACGGGCATCTTCTTCTGCCTGAATTCTCTTTGAAGTTTCTTTGTTGAGTTCATCTTTCAGTTTGATGATCTCTTCTTTTGCTTCGCGGAGAAGGCCTTTGATTTCCTCATTCAGAACTCCCTCATCAATAGCAAGTCTTACTTTGAATTCCTGAATGACTTCATCATAAAGTTCGCCCTTCTTTGCATATTCCACAACTTTATCAGGCAACTTGAGTTCTTCTTCAAGAACGGTATCTACAAAATTGGAAAACTTTGATGTGATATCGCCTTTATATTCCTCAAACTTGCCCTCGTATTCCTCGATGAGTTTCTCAGATTCTTCCTTGACAAGCTTGTCTGCTCTCTCACGGGATTTTACATCCACGATGGCTTCCAGCTTCTCTTTTACGGCTGAAATCTGTGACTCTTCGAGTTTCTCAATACCGAGCACTTTCAAGATTTCTTCCATCTACTCTTCCTCCTGTATTATTTTTTACTCTTAGACTCAGAGAGTCTTTTAAGTCTTTTCTTTGGTTTCTTCGATTCGACAACTTCATCTTCGATATCTGCATATTCGTCTGCTATGGTATCATCAACCACTTCATCGTCTACTACATCCATTTCGGATGTATCGTCATCAAGATGTGTCTCATCGAAATTCCAATCTCTATCTGTCAGTTCGAATGGAGGTTCGAAGGCCGAGAGAATTTCCTCTCTGATCCTTTTGCCTTCAGCATCAAGAACATTTGGGTCAAGGCTATAGATGAAATTTCCCATCCTATCGAGAAGCTCGTCCATATCAAAGCTTTCTTTCAAACATCGTTTTGGATCTCTCTTGCGAAGCCTCTTTTGATCTTTCGCAAGAAACTCATCAATTCTATCAAGAATAGACATACTTTCCTCCATTTGGAATTATTTATCGGTTTTTTGATTGTTTTGAACAGATTGGTTAAAACACAGGATTATCAAGGGTTTTCAGTTACAGTTTTTTATTTTGGTGTATATTTTTTACATACGCCGTTCAATGATACCCAAAATGTAAGTGTTCCATATTTTCTGGATATTCTTATATTTTGTGGATTTACACATCTATTTTTAAATTTGCCTATATCAATGTGAAGGCAGGTTGCACAGACATCGATTTTTCTCTCCTGATATCCGGCCTCGAAATATTGTTCATCTTCATAGGTAGTCTCTTTTTCCGCCAAATATTTTTCCACCACTCTCTCTATTTCCATTTCAAGCGTGTGCCTTCCCTACTATTTTTTGCTCCTGTTTTATTTTTTCAACTTACTTCTGAGCGACGCTAATTCTTCCTGTGCAAGTTTTAGATTGGTCTTAATAAGACTTAGATGACTATCGGCATACTCATCCGCCTGTTTATCATCTTTTATACTCTTCCAATGTTCCTCGGCTTTTTGATATACTACTTTTTTCCTTTCTATCTTTTTTTGAAGCTCAATAATTTTCTTTTTGATGGGTTCATTCTGTTTGGCCTTCTTCTCATCCGTTCTCCAATACCTACCAGAATCTACCATGAGATTCTGCGCTTGGTTCCTGCTTCAAAGAGGCTGCCAACGATACTGCTGTTGGTCTTATATCACTCTCCACAGGCGTAACTTTCCGAGGAACTCTCGGTAGTTTTGCTGCTAAATTCTTGAGATTGATGGCTGCGTTTAGGTCGCGGTCATGTATTGCACCACAGTCGCAAGTCCACTCCCTATCTGATAACTTCAACTCCGAGTTGATGCAACCACAATGCCTGCATAGACGCGAAGATGGGAAAAATCTGTCGGCGACTATCAATTCGGAGCCGTACCAAACTGTCTTGTATTCCAGTTGCCTGCGAAACTCGGCAAATCCGACATCGCTAATTGCCTGCGCCAGGCAATGATTTGCCAACATGCCTGACACATTCAGGTCTTCAAGAACAACTACACTGGGGCGTTCGCTATCTGGCTTGGTTTTCGCCACAATAGCCGAAGTCGCCTTGTGTAGTGTGTCGCGCCGGATGTTGGCTATTCTTTGATACGCTTTAGCAATTTTCTTCCGTGTTTTTTCTCGGTTCTTTCCGCCTTTCTTTCGGCGTGATAGCTCGCGCTGAAGTCGCCTTAATTTTCCTTGTGCCTTCTTTAGTGGTTTCGGGTTCTCGAATCTTGTTCCATCACTGATCACAGCCAAGTCTTTGATACCTAAATCAACACCTACAGGTTCACCGATCGCCTGAGTGGTCTCAATCTCTTGTTTGCATTGAACACTAACGAACCACCCTCCCGCCGCTTCTGAAACAGTAACAGACAAGATGTGGATACCATCAGTTGGAATGTAGCCGCGCTCCTTCAATCTTAACCAACCAATCCGAGGCAGCTTGATGTGTGTTTCCGTGACGTGGATTGCACCTGTCAATCTGAAACTGCCAATGCCGTTTTTGCGGGATTTGAACTTAGGGAAACCAGGAGCCTCACCACCATTCTTCACACGGCGGAAGAAGTTTTGATATGCCTTGTCCAAATCGCGCAGGGCTTCTTGTGGAGCAGCTTTTGAAACTTCGTAAAGCCAGGGGAAATCTGTCTTTTTCAATGCGTTCAACTGCCGGTGTTGCTCTATAGCATTGCTGGACTTACCGGTTTCCTCATATTCCTGCTTTCGTCTTGCAAGTCCCCAGTTCCAAGCAAAGCGAGCAGCGCCCGCATGTTTCAGCAATGCAGTTCGTTGAACATTGTTGGGGTCAAGCTCGGTTTTGTAGGCTCTAAGAATTTCCATCAGTCTTTTTCTTCCTACGTTCTGCACTTCTGCGACCATAGATTTTTGCGCTGAATGACGAAAGCAATGAAAGCATATCCTCGACCAACTCAGCCTCGTAGGATTTTGGCAATACTTCTTCACACCATTCTACGGCAACACCGTGACTCTCAAATAGTCTGACAAAGATTGAGAAATTGAAACGAGCCAATCTATCCTTGTGTTCAATGACAACTCGATTGATTTTCTGCTCGATAGCCAAGTCAAATAACCTGTGCAACTTTGGGCGGCTGTCGTTCATGCCTGATAGCGTTTCCTCAAAAACATAGCCAACTCGATATTGTTTGTTGGCACAGTATTCAAGCACTCGCAACTTTTGGCGTTCTAAGTCGCCTTTCTGTTTCTGGTCGTGGCTGCTGACACGGGTATAAACCGCAACACAATCATTTGGCGGATTGTCTTCTGATACTACACCTTGAAGTTGCTCAATATCTTCAATGCGGTATCTCCGATGTCCGCCCTTTGTACGTTCTGCTTTCAATGCGCCAGAATCGTCCCACGCTCGGAGCGTAGAGATTCCGACACCCAAAAGTTCAGCGGCTTTCGCTATCCCGATTAGTCTCTTGCTCGTCATCCAGTTCCTTCTCGAAAAGTTCTCGCCAATGGTCGTAGATGCGCTGAAATTCCTCATTGGTGGGAACTTCATCGAGTTCAAACGGGTGTTGGTAAACCCGCCCGTCGTCAAGTTCAAACTCAGTCTTGGTTACTCGTGTGACCATCGCTCGTTTCATCCTTCACCTCCAATTATACTAAAAGATTTTGGTAGTGTCAAGTAGATTATAGTAGATTATCTACTAACTGTTCCTACCCTTTCTTTTTGGCTTAGGCCAAAAATTTCACCAAGATATCTTTCCATTATCAAATCTACTTTATCCATTATATGTTTCTCCCTGTTGTGAACTTTACTTTATACTCAAAAAGGTCTTTCAATGTGCTGAGACTTTTCCAGAGATAGGTATAGGCCTCATGTATTGTTTCGTATTCCTCATCATCAAAAAAACCATCCCGCCACATTGCTTTCAACGAATTGAGGTTCCTTTCCATTTCATTGTCAAACTTTCTTATACTGGAAACCATATTGGCCAATGCCATCGGGGCGCTTGCCTCATTCATCTCATATTGTTTCGATTCTGGAAATGTGACATCGCCGGTGAAGGTGGTTTCAACGGAACCGCTGATATACTTGTCCATCAGTTGATAGGCCTTTTTGGTTTTCTTCTTGGCCTGATAAAACTCCGGAAACTTTTTCCTGAGCATATCGTCAATTTTCTCTTCCTTGCCCATTTTTCCACCCTCTATTTCCGTGTTCATTACTTCATCCCCCTCTCGATATCAGCAATAACTTGCCAGATTTTCTTGTAATACTCTTTCTGCGCCTCTTTCAGGGAGATTTTTGGCTGCTCGATAACAGGCTCTTCGACAACCTTTTCCTTTTTTGGTGGTTCAAAGTCCTGGCCTTCATAGATACCATTTACCCAAGACGGGTGATTGGACGGGTCTGTAACCATATCCCAAGTGATGAGATAAAAGTCCTCATTGACATAACCATTCTCATTGACGGAACCGAGGCCTCTGGAAGAAATACCCATTCTGCCTTCTTTGATAAGGGTCTTGGCAATATTTCCCATCGGAGTATCAAGAACTTTTGACCTCCCGATTACATTCGGGCCATCCCAATCAAGCTTTTCAGTCAGAATGGCAATCTTGTCAGGATTGATTTCAGGATTTGGTGGGTGACCAAGTTCGCCCCAAAGGCTCCTGTTCGTCAATCTCTCTTCCAGCTTGCCAATTTCTCTTTCGAGAATATCTTTGGAATATATCCTCTTGTTGTTGTTCTCTTGATCGGCTGTGCTGTAGATGCCAGTAATGTAAAGAGATTTCCCTTTCTGTTCAGACTCCTCCACAATAAACTCAATATTGTGGGAGAGCTCGGTAATAAGCTTCATTTTCTTTTCCTCCCAGTTTCTTTACACGAACAAATAAAATTACTCGTTCCCGGCACCAACTGTTTTCAGAATACGGATAGGTGTGGTCTTGATGACATTGATGACCTGCGCAATTCTCTGATTGTTGGGGAATTTCGTTACAAGTTCGTGTGCGAGAGACATTGCTTTCGCAAACTTTGCTGGTGTATTTGCCATTGTGAGATAGTATTTCAATCTCTTGAGGCCCTGTGTAATACTGCCGGCATCCCTTGTTGGATCGTAGGTGCCTGGTACTGAACTGGCTACAGGCGGATAAAGTTTTTGATCACCGGCTGAAAATTCCTGTGGCTCCGGTTCATCAAAAACTCCTTCCTTCAAATACATATCAATTTTTTCCTCGATCTTTTTCATTTCTTCTTCTTGTCCTCCGCTGGTTTTTGTTTCGGTTTCTCTATATCTTTTGACAAGCCGAGCTTGTTCTTCAGATATTCATTCTTTGCCTGCTTGACAACATCCTTTACTACCTCTTTGGCAGTAATAAAATCGTCATTCTCAAAAGAATCCAAAGCTTTTTTAACGTCTTTTTCGTCCATAACACACTCCTTATTTTTTGGCTGCCTTTTCTCTTTCTCTTTCAGCCTTTGCTTTTTCCTGATAACTCTCGATTCTCTTCTGCAGAGTTTCGATGTGGGCCTGTCCTCTTTTACGGATTTGCTCTTTCCTGTCAGGATCGTCCGTATCCTCCACAGCCCGACTGACCAGTTCACGGGTATCCCGTATCTGTTTTCTCAAAAGGCTAATAGTATCCGAGTAATCAGCTTCCATAAGATATCTTTTCATAACTCTGTTAACTTCCATCAGACACACCTCTGATATATTTATAATTATTTATATATTTTATCAGTCTTTTCTCCTGTTTATAAAATCTATTGACATTTGAATAATATATTTGAACATCTCATTCAATTTTGTATCTTGGTGAGATTCCAGCTGCAAACAAGTTTGAAAATCCTTGTGAAACTGAATTGTATCTTGAACTGTCGAGCCTTTACCTCCCTTTGGTCGCAGCGTTTGAACACCTATCAAAAACTCTTTACCTTCCCTATCAATTCCATAGATGTTTGCATATCCTGAAGATGATAATCCCCTCACTTTTTTTCCTTCCGTATCGAAATCATCATCATCTTCAACATCGGTGCTACTACATTTGACTTCTGAAACTCTTATATGCTTCCAGAAATCCTGCTTATCTTTCTTTGTTTTCAAACCAAGACATTTGGAAAAGGTTTCTGTATTCCCCACAGTCGCAGTATCACCATCTGTCAATCCGGTTATTGTTCTGGTAACCTCCTGACCGTTTACTATTCTCGTAAATCTTTCAACCTGCTTTTCCTTACCTTTTTCTTTAACCGTGACCATCTTCCTTTCCCACGGATTACCCTGTTCATCGTATCTTATTCTACTATTATTTTTCCCCATATTCAATTCAAAATACTTTGCTGGTATTCCACCAACATTGTGCCCGGAAACAATATGACCGTGAAACCTGTCTATAAACAATTTGGAAAAATATTCGTCGCCTTTACCTTTGAGGGCTTTATTCATTTCTTTTCTCGCCTCATTTTGTAGCATATGCTGTTCCTGATATTTCCCGGCCATAGCCTTTTCATCAAATGGCGCAATTCTGCTTGCAACTTTACTCATTTCTTTTGAAACATCAATTGTATCGTCCACTACACTTGCTTTCAATTCATTAACATATGAGAGAAGTATTTTTTTCTCCTCTTCATCAGTCAATGGTGGTTTATATGTTCCTGTTTTACTATTAAAAGTCCGGCCTTTTATAGGTGTATCACCTTCATAATATCTCTTGACTATCGAATTCCAATATTTTGCTGGTTCATCTCCTGTACTTGATTTTTTTATTTCATCTATGAGCTTTTTTCTTTCATTTGGTTTCAAAGCTCTCTGATAAAGTTTATCATATTCTTTGCTGATGACCCCCTCTACTTCTGACTGTTTTTCCTCCAATCTCTTGACAAGTCTATCACAGGCTTTCTTGTAGGCATTATATTCTTTTGCTGAGATTTTTCCATCGTTCAAATCCTCTTCCGCATAAGATAACATTTTTTTGACATTCGATACTGGGCTTGAATTTCCTTGGATATCAGATGTGGATGTCTTATTGGATGTATGAAGAATAACTGCCTTTGGAGGCTTCTGTGAATGATCTATAAGAACTGACATTGTATCAGTAGGATTATCTCCAGCACCTCCTCCCAAAATGACAGATTTATATTTGTTAAATGATACACCATTTACTTCCACTACTCCCATCTTATCGAGAAAATCAACTGTGTTTTGTAAAGATTCTTTACTCCCCCAAACGTGAGAAACTGTAGTGGTCTTTGGATTAAATCCATCCTCTTTCATTACTCTTTTTATTCTTCTATGTTCGGCTTTTGCAGAAATGGCCGCGGCATACGCCGCTTTTTGACTTAATTCCTCTCCATTTTTATAAACAACATCCGTATCTTTTATCTCTTTCCATAGTTTTTGATAAAGTTGGTTTACATTCATATTTGGATTTTGATGGAGATAAGAAAGACAAGTTCCAATACTCGTTTCATTGATAAATGATGATTTATTGCCCGGAGCCTTTGTTCTTCCTTCATATGCCCCCTTCTTTGCGTCACCATCAATTATATCAATTATAGAGCGATCCATACCACCCTTTTCTTTCAGGGTTTTCAAAACTTTCTCTTGTTTTTTGGTCGCCTTTTCCTTCTCAACCTTTTCAACTTTTGCGGCGTATTTTTTGTAAACATCTTCTGACCAAGCTGGGGCGCCGGTTTCTCCACCTTCTCCAAATTGGTCGTGGAAATTGTGAAGAAATTTCGATAGCTCTTCTTGTTCCATCCCCTTTAATAAACTATCAAACTTTTTTGTTTTCTCTTGATCTGTTTCTTTGGATTTGACAATGGAAGAAAATTCTTTATTTTTTATTTTCTTTATCGCGTCTTTCTGGTGATCTGTGATTCCCGCCGGAGACACGGCCTCTTTAGGTTTTTCCTTTTCTTTTCCAAGTTCCTCTTCGTGTTTTGTCTCTATTTTTTTCGCCTTTGAATCTTTTTGTTTGAGTGGAGCCCCAAGATGGCTCGCATATACTCCTTCTGGATATCTATCAAGTATATAATTCTGCTCGCCGGCAGACCATTTATTCCATCTTGCTATTTGTTCCGGTGTAATTTCCTTTTTCTTTTTATCGCTTGGCTTTTCTTTTGCCGTTGTTTTTTCTTTCGGCTTCAACACACTTACAGGCGCCTTTGACTTTGGCTTTGTGGCCTCAAAAAAAATATCAGAAATATTTTCTTTTACGAAGTTTCTAAATTTCATTTATTCGGTTTCTCCCGGCGCTGGTAAAGGGCCAGCTGTTTCAATTTCTCCCTCTCCACCCGTTTCTTCTTCACCACCAAATTCCTCTTCACCACCAAATTCTTCTTCACCACCCATACCGGGCTCTTCTGGTGGTTGGAACAACTTGTCTTTTTCTTTCAGGCACTTTATATTCTCATCAATCTCAGCATCTGTCCAACCAAGATATTTTTTCATCAGGAAGTATTTGGAAAACTCCTGATTTCCAGCAAGGGCATTATAATTGGAATGGCGAACTTCAACAAATCCCTGTTCCAGAGACTCTTTGTAGTGGGAAGGTGGAACCATATTGATTGTAATCATATCCTTTTCCACACCGTACTGTTTCTTCAAACCCTTGAATGACAAGTGCATTAAAAACAGTTCTTTGAGTTCATCACAGAACCTTCTCTGATGTTTCTCAAGAAATTTTGCCCATTTTACTTCGTCACGGGAAATTTCACCAGTATGGGAACCACCAACAACAATTTCTGCCTCTCTCTTTTCCTGACCCGCTGTAACACGGGAAGCTGGGTATTTCAATGCTCGATATAACTTTCGAGCGAAATAATAAATGTCATCCAGTTCGGAGAAACCAGCTGGATTACCACCTACAGTTTCAATGGACGATCCTCTTCCATCCGCGGACTGTGGGAGAAAGAAATTTTCCAGAATGGAAAGAACTTCTGGCTCCTGTGAGAGTTGCCCTGTCTGTGGATCATAGGTCTGTCTCTTGATGAATTTCGTCTTTATCTTCTCGACAAATTTCATCGCCTTGTCTTTAGGCATATTACCAGTATCAATCTTGAAAACAAATCTCTCCGGCGCCCTGATAATACGGTAAATGATTACCGATGTTTCCAGAAGTTTCAGCTGGTTATATGGAACACGGGCCTTTTCAAGGTAACCAAAAACTTCGCCCTTTGTCCTACCATAAATTCCATAGTTGACGTATCCGATCTGCTCGGGATTGAACACTATAACCTTGGGGTCTTTTTCTGCTTCATCCCTCGTTGATGGTCTTTTTACATTTGGTGCGAGATACTGATAGTAATAAAGAATATTGCCGTCTCTTGGATCATAAACATAATCCATTGTTTCGGACGGAAGTTTTTTGATTGTCTGGATGCCCTGACTTGGCTTATTTTTATTGATAACCCTTTCATAATATACTCTGCCATCAATATAATATGTTCTCATAAGATCATCAATAACTTTATCTATATCTATTCTTCTATAAAAAAGTTCGTCAAATTCTTTATAGATATTTTTTATGACATTTTTATTTCCTGCCAGTTTTTCATCAAGTATAGCTAAACTAAAAATCTTATTCTCATTATCTGTCAAAGTGGATTCATTTACAGCGTCCTCGATGACATCCCCGATTTCGGGATATTCTGCCATTCTTCTGTATTCAAGTATTTTTGCGACCTCGGACTCAAAAACCTTGTTTATGTATCGGTTATAAAAGGTATTCAGGTTACCATAACCAAGGGAACCATAACCGGATATGAGAAGATAGTCCTCAACACCCTCTCCTCTTACAGCATCCGCTTCTGCGTGTGTGGGAAGATCACCTTTTCCCACAAACACTTTCATGGATTCATCCAACCTTACATCTTCATCTTTTTTACCAAATAAACGGTCATACCACGCCATCAGATTTCTCCTCTATCAAAGCCTTATCCTGTTCTTCCTGCTTCTTCAATTCCATAACTCTTATCTGTCTTTGTCTTTCTTCAACAAATTTTGTCAGATCAACCCCGATATTTCTTCCTATAACGTGAGCGACAACCTCAGTCCAAACTGTTTCGTTTCTCAAATGTTCCTGCGCTTTTTCCACTCCGACAAGACGATTACTCAACTCCTGTATCAATATCATTGTCCGTATCGGTGCACAATCTGCTACAAGTATTGGTGTCTGATCTCCATCGAGTGGGTTGGGTTTCCACCAACTTTCAATGAAATTTGGACATTTTCTCACTTCCCCGAATAATTCATACATCCCACAAACAGCCTTTCCTGTTTTCTCATCTATTGGGTTACAAGTTCCTTTCATAAATTAATCCTTTTCAACAATTATTCCTACATTTGCTAACATTCTCCAGCTTGATACATCCGATTTAGCACCGAGTGTATGTGTATGTGATCCAGCTAATCCGGTATCACCGTGAGAGTGTGGTTGACTACCTCCGGTTGCATTTGTATATGGGGAATAGTCCTGCATACCTACACTTGCACTAAAATTGAGAACACCATATCCACCACAAACTCTGCCCATATAGTGAGTGTGACTTGGCATTTCATCAACCGTCAATGTGTGAGATGGTGTCGTATGTTGATGATCTGATTGTGTAGATATTGTGTGGTTATGACCAGCAAGTGTCCATGTTCCTCTCTGGACACCACCGGAAACATTATATGCTTCCGTTCCTCCCTTTACAGCAAGAAGAGCATCGGATGTACCCGCCACAATTGTCCATCCTGTGGGGGCTGTGTCCTCATAAATCCATAATTTTCTACCGGAAGTCAAGAAATTATTCAAATTGGAGATAAGAACATTGGTTGCCGTATTTAATCCTATAGTGATATTATCGCCACTCGTAGTTATGGTCGTATTGTTACCTTCAACCAATGTAAGAGTATCATCGACATCATCAGCTTCAACGGTAGTCTGTCCAGCAACAGCAATTTTCTGAAATATGTAGATCGGCATCCATTGAGAATTATCTGCATAATAGAGGATACCGCTTGTCGTATTATAGACCAATCTACCGATAAAAGAGGCTTCCCAAGTAGGAAGCGTGGAAAGTCTTTCACACCAGACTTTTCCCTGAGTGTCTATTTCGTGAAATTTCATTTCTTATCCCCCGATAATATAGTATATTTCTCTTATATTTATAAAAATCATAGTATTTTATCAATACTTTCTATAATAACATCGGGAGCAATGGTTCTCGAACATTCATATTTTTTATTTCTTGGGCACCACAACCAATTTCCCCTGTCATATGGATGCTTTATATCATTATAACAACCTCTGCAAACACCTTCAGGCGGAACAATTCTTATGCAATCCTTCATTTCAGACCATGGCTCTGAGAAACCAGAAATAAGTATAGTTGGAATATTCAATGCCCATGAAAGCCAAGATAGACCTGACCCCACACCAATGAAAAGTTTCGAATTGTAGATATTATTGATTGTTTGTTGAATTGTTGAATTTGTCCTGTCAACAATACCGGATAATTGAGTTGTCTCCTTGCTCACAACCATTACATCATATCCCTTTTCTTTTATATAATTGATGATTATTTGCCAGCCCAGAGGATAATGCCATCTTTTACAGAGTAGGGTTGAGTGCTCAGAAATTGTAACATATGGCTTTTTCACATTTTTCTTCTCTGCTGTTATCTTCGGTTTTATCTCTTCATAATCAAGACCAAGATAGTCCGTAGCAACTTTCTGTAATGGAACCAATCTCCAATTGTTTTTGTTTGAATGATAGTCATTATCCCTACATCCCACGGTATAGAAAATATTGGGTTTCAATGCGCCCGGCTCCACAAATCTCAAATCGGGATATTCCTTCTCAAATATTTTATTCCAGAATGTTGACACATAAAAGTCCTTACACCCATGTTTTTCTTTGAAAACTTTAGCATATGGAAACCAAGCTAATGTATCGCCCAGTGCTTTACTGTCAAAATATACAAGAACTTTATCATTTACAAAATCCGGCTCAAATATTTTATAAGGAGCTTCATTCTTATCAATTAAAATGTTCCAATTTACATAATATCTTGCATTTGGAGCGACCCAATGATTTGGCCTTATTGTGCCTCTATGTATAATCAGATCGACATCTTTATCAGTAAATGTTACTCTATATTCAGCATCACTTTTGCCGATAATTTCAACTTTTACCCCATCAATATATGTTACCTTTATCAAATCTTCCTGCTCTATCCATCCCTTATCATCAAACGAGTTCCATTTCCTACATACTAATCTTCCGTCTTTGAACTTGAAATTAGTCTTTGTATAATCCTTACCTGCTTCTCTATCCACTATTTTATGTGACCATTTTCTTGTTTTGGTGTTCACTAAAAATTCAACAACTCGGCCGTCTATAGTTTCAGATAAAAATGTTCTCTCATCCGGTTCTTTATCTCCCTGATCGACCAGATTTCTATTCTTGATGATTTTATATTTCATGTCATCTTTGGTGAATAGAAAAATATCATCTGGCTTCGAATGTGCCTCAAAATAATTATATAACCAATTTTCGAAAATGAGATCAATTCTGATTTTCGTTTTTTCTGACGCTTCTGCAATCAATTTATTATAGTCAGACCACGATGAAATATCCATCAATCTCTCATTCATCCACTTAATGTCAAATGAAAAAAGATTAGCGATTATTCCATATGTAGGATCAATGCCCGGAACCTTCCGTGGATTTTGTTCTTCATCATATATAAAACCAACCATTTTATATTTTTCTAATTTTTTTCTGGCTTCTACAAGATAAAGATCGAGGTCTATATCAATATCAAACTCAATAAAATGCGCTATATCATATTGAGAGAGAAGCCTGACAGCATTTACCATAGAGGAATAACAAGCAGCTCCATGATATTTTGTTTCGTACTGTGAAACAATTTTCACTTCCTCGTTCTGAAACCAATAATTCAGGTTCCACCCATCACTCATAATATTGTTAGCATCATAAATGTAATAGTTTACCATCTTCTGTATTTCTACAGAAATTGGATAATGAGATACAAGAAGAACGGGAAATCCCCTTTCCTGTATTTCCTCTATCATTCCTTTTGTGAGTTCCTCTTTCTCGGGCAAGTCGGGGTAAGTGTCAATGATGAAAATTTCTTTTGGTTCTTTTTTTGTTGCCTCCATAAGGATGCATTGCTGGTCATGCGACCAGACATTTCTCATTTTTATATCTCTAAAGCCGGCTTCTCTCAATAAAGTTTCCAACCTATGTTTCGTAAAGCCGATTTTATGTTGTTCACCCTCGTTTGTCTGTAACCCAAAAATTGTATCAAGATGAAAATCCCATTTTTCATCTTCTGGTTTATCAAGCCAAGTTTTCACGACCCATTCAAAATCAGGAACTTCAAATACGAGTTTGCCATTCATATCCAATACACGATAACATTCTTTGAGAACAGCAGGCACTTCATATCTATTGAAATGCTCCAATAAATGTGACGAATAAACTTCCTCAAATGTATTATCGTTATAGGGGATATCCTGAGCGTCAAAATTTATATCAGCTTTTTTATCAAATTTATCTGCATTGATATAACCTATTCTAATTCTATCGCCACAACCTAAATTTAATTTTTTTGTTTCAACTTTTCTGCCTTTTGTTTTACCGGAACCAAACTCTTCTAATATAACAAGTGCCTTATCAACTGCCTTTTCCCAAGTAAAATCTCTTCGTATTATTTCAGATTGTTTGAGTGCTTTTTCTTTACAGATTGTGTAATTTTCGTATACCTCTCTCATCACCCGCTTCAGATGATCAAAATCTGGTTCTGCCCATTCGCCCGGTGTGTCCTTCTGCATAAAAACATTTTCGGGGGCTCTCAATTCTTTTATGTTTACCAGATTGGAAGCATCTTTACAGAACTCAAGTTGTGCGCCCCAATTTGAAGCAATTGTAGGAATGCCTGTAGCGATACCCTGAATGAGAGGGAGATTCCATCCCTCAGACCTTGCACAAGTCACAAGACAATGACAGGAACGAAGATAAGAAAGATAAAGATCATCACTTTCTGGAAGCCCTGTCACGATTTTTATTCGTGGATCAATAAGTTTATGTCCTTTCAATCTTTCTTGCGTCGAGCCGTATTCGTCCTGTTTGAAAGGATTTTCAACTTGACATATAATATCCACCGGCTCATCATTCTTGAACTCTTCAATGAAGGCCCTCAAAATTTCTGTGGTTGCTTTCCTGTAATCCCATCGGCCGCAAAGAAGAAATTTGAACCTATCATCCTTCAATACTTTTATTGGTGGATCGCCGGGGCAGAAAAGATTTCCATTCACTCCCTCTGGAACCACAAATATCTTGTCTGCTGGATATCCCTGTTCTATCGTACACCATCTCTGCCAATGTGTCGGAACCCACAACATATCATATTCAAGTAACTTGTGAAAAAACTGTTCCGGTTGTCTCGTACTCTCCCATACATTATACGCAACTTTTGGCCCATCATAGTTCTCGTAGAAGTAATAATGATTTGTTTCCATCAAGATGATGTTTATGGGCCTGTGATAATACGCTCTATTGAGAGGCAACCCTACTTTATATGGTGGTTGGTTCCAAGTCTGCTCAATAATCATATTCTTCTGTTTATCAGAGAGATGTGACAAGTCGGGAGTATAGGCAAAATTCCTTATTCTCACCGTAAGATGATCTGCTAATCTTGTAAAAAATTCTCTTGCATGGGATGCATATCCTGTATGTGGAACAAAACTACAATGACCAAGAACAAGGTCAAATGGAAAGGGTTTATCAAGTTTTACTAATGGTATATCTTTCATCTTTTCACCTTTTACACCATAAAATAATATCCCCTTTTCGGGGTCATCTTCTACAATAATATTTTCCATATCGGAAAAAATCTCTTTGAAATTATCTCCGGTAAATCTCCAATAATCATCAGGCCAATCGTGAATGGGGAAACCGGGCGCTCTTGTAGTAATAATAAGTTTGCCGCCTATACGGAGAACAGACTTCATATTCTCTATGGCGGCCTTCCAATTTTGAATATGTTCAAGAACCTCTGTGCAAATTACGATATCAAATCTGTTCTTGCCATACTTTTTTACAAGATGTTGAACATCACATATTTCATCAACACCTTTACCCTCGACTATATCCGTTCCAATATATCTCTTTGGTTTATATCTCTCTACATAATACCTTGCAGAACCATTGAAATCGAGAGAACCAACTTCAAGAATGGATTTACCGGATATATCTTCTGGCCTCAAACATTTTTCTACAAAAAACAGGCAGGCTGAATTGCACATTTATAATAATAGTCCGATAAGTATTCCTACCCCAATCAATCCAGCATATTCCATTATCTGATACATCATATTGGGTTTGGATTGTTTCAATTGTTTCTCGTAGGCTTCTCCCTGTGATTTGATGGTGTCCTGTAAAACTTCAACTGTTTTCTTTGATGCTTCCAATTGTTGTTGTTGAAGATCAACGATCTCCCTCATCAGTTTTACTTGTTTATACAGTTCAGCGTTCTGATCCTTGAGTACCTGAAGCTCTTCCTTCATAATATTGGCTCTCTCAAGTTCGACAACTATCTTTGCTGCATTTTCCTCTGATAAACAGACTTCTTCTGCAAAAGAAACATTAGCGAACAGGAGGATACCCAAGATCAGTAAGCCTGCGCTTAGTTTCCGCAACACTTGTGGGTGTCTGAACATTTTGATACTTTGCCTCCAATTCTTTTACTTTAGTACGAAGCTTCTTCGCCTCTGCTTGTGATTTGTTCAATTGAATCCTGTAGCTCTCAATCTGAGCTTCCTTATTCTTCAATTCCTCATCGTATTGATCTTTTATTTCCTGTGACCTATCAGTAAAGATTCCCTGAAGAAGGCCGGGAACCGCTCCCCAATGTTTATAAGCATAGGCCCCACCAGTAATCAATCCAATCACAGCTACAAAGATTATCAATACCGTTTTGAACTTTACTATAAAATTCCACATAAAAACCTCTTACCAAAATTTCATTCGGTCAATATTCTGACCTCTGTATTTTTTCCCGTAATTATAAACTTTTATGGAGTAATCGTAATTCACTTCACAAAAACTCAGATATCCCCACTTGAACTGGACACCTCCTCTTTTACAGGCGTTTCTCATATCCACCCATTGTTCGTTTCCGGCTCTCTTATATTCCTTCTTGAGATTTCCCCATCCACCATTATACGCCTGATATGTCAACCACAATTTCTTTCCTTCACCAAAGTTCTGACGATGAAGGTATGACATATAAAATGCCTGCATCTTTATCGCATGTTCAGGATTGTACGGGTCAAGGTCATATTCACCCATCAATTTCCTGACATACTTTGTCGTTGCTGGCATAAACTGTGCGACACCCTGACCCGCATCAAATGCTGTCACCTTTGTCCTGCAACAACTTTCCTGTCTCAATTGTCCAAGTCCATACCACCACGGATATTGCAAACCAAAATACCTGATGTGTTGTGCTCTCACATCCGGTACAAAATCATCGCACCTGTCAAGTGACAATGAATTAGCTGGAAGTAGTATCAGTACCAGTATTATCAGTAATTTTAAGAGATTTTGCATCTACAACATACTCCACGGTTTTCTTTACCGACCATATTCCAAAAGAGGCGGAAAAGAACCATATCATAATATGCTGGAGAGCAAGGATACCCTGTCTGATTTCCTTGTCTATTATACCACATATTATGAGTATAAGGAAGGTAAATGTTATCAAAGCATTGATAAATCCACCTCTTATGGTCTTTTCCTTTTTGTCGAGAATATAGTCTATCATCAGCCGCCTCTTGCCCATGCGAAGATTATGATCAAATACCAACCGATAATCATCAATTTTTTATATGGGTCTGTCTCCTCGCTAAAGTCGATATATTTCCAGAGTATCTTTCTTGTAATGTGTGCGTGAAGAATACCGGCTGAAATGAACATCAACTTGCCGAGGAAAATGCTGATAAGGCCGATTTTCGGGTTATCCGAAATGAGTTCAGATGATGGAATAAAATAAAGAAGAAGAATAATAGAAAGAAGAGCCAGAGTATCAAGACCCGTTCTTTTCAGATTAAACCAGAAATTACTCCAAAAACTGAAACCATTACCATTTTCACCATTCGCCATATTTTCACCTCCTTACATATTTATTTTATTACTTTGTTCTTCATATAGACCAACGGGATTACCTGTGGGGGTTGCCCCGTATAATCTGTAAACTCAATTTTCAATTTCGGGGCATATGCGTATTTACCCACATAATATGGACTGTCTCCAGCAAGTGATGTCACTTGTAAAGTAGTATTCGGAACCGATACATAAGTTTCAAAGCCCATCAACATAATTGCGTTTCCCTGTCTGTAGCCAAGTTTATTGATAGCTTCTTGGAGTGGTTCCGTAAAACCGGATGCCATCAAATACCAAGTCCAGGCAACCATATCTGTAGTCCACGCAATATTGTGATACTTGGTTGTCTTGACGAGGGCGGCCCAGGCATCTTCATCTCCGTTAGGCGGAGAAATTGCATTATTGATGTAATTTGCATATATATCGTAACTTACATCGAGGGTCTGTGATACTGATGTACTGAATTGATATAGATTAGCTGATGTAATTATAGACCTTCTCGGAATATCACAGTTCGGAAATCTCAATCCCCAATCCCAAAAAAAGGGTTGCCCAAAATAGGTGCTTGCCCCCCAAGGAAGAAAACCATAGCTTGAAGGTGGAACCTCAAGATCATCAACGGCCGGGTTTGTCGGACATCTCCACGCCGACATAATATCGGTTGTTGATTGTGCCTGACCATACCATTTGTTCTCGACTGTAAATGTAATAACCAAGACCGGGGTTTTCCCCGCTCCACCAGCGGTTCCTTGTATTGTGCGATAAACTCCACTATCAGAACCATTGTCCTGAATACCAATCAGTATAAAATCACCTTCAGACCATCCCGCACCGGAAATCTTTTCCTGTACAAGTGATGTTATAGAAGGAGTATTTCTTTTTGCAGTAAGGCTCGGGCCCGAGCCGGCAAAAGCCTCCACATTGTTCCACGCGACTGTAGTGTCGCTCCAGACTATAGTATCATATTCAACGTGATTTGTGGGGGCCGTAGATGTATATCTCGCTACTTTTATAATTGCATTACAGGTATGTACTGTAACTGAATTGCCTCCCAAAAGTGTTATATACGCACTGTTTATTGTGGCTCCCTGTGGAATGTAAATGGGCCCAAATCTTATGAAGGCATCGTAAGTATACAAACCGCCTGGCCAGCCAACGGATGCCTGGCCCGCAGTAAATGAGTTTAAACTCCACGCATATCCTATATTGGCATTTTTATAATCAATACCAAAACTCAATGTAGAGGTAATAGACGCCATAAAAACCTCTTATGCCTTGGTGAATGTGAGAGCAACGGACAATCCATATGCAGGAGTTGGGTCGTGAACAGTATCCACATCAATGAATATCAGGTCACCCGTGGCAACATCATCATTACTTGCATTTATTACACCATCTCTTGCATAGTATTCACCGGAACCCACCGTGACAGGAGTTGACAACATATCAACCTCGGAGCCAGACCTTCTTCTCCTTATCTGTATATCCATATCGGGCTCAAATGTTCCCGTGCCCGGTGTAGCAACAGATGCAATTACATCCGTCAATTCATATCCGTTCAGGTCGAGAGGAATAACAAATCCTGTATATCCAGCACCGGATGCACATTGAGTATCAGAATCGAAAATAGGAACGGTGGTAAGAGCCAGAGACTCACCTGAAGTACCGGATGAACCGGATGTTCCTGCTTGTCCAGATGAACCAGATGAACCGGAGGAACCCGATGAGCCTGAAGAACCTGATGAGCCGGAAGTTCCAGACGAGCCCGATGTGCCCGATGTTCCATATGCGGTATACGAAATCACAATTCTCTCATCATCAGAGAATGTTCCATTCCCTGAGATGTATGTAACTTCAATCCCCTTTGTATCTTCGGCTGTGGATGAATACTGTATGGTTAATTTTGGTGCATCACCTGCGCCGTAACCATCATATGATCTTGGAACATAGTGATGAAATGCTGCTAAAGCAGGCCCATTATTATAAAACATCAATTGTAAAGCTTGGCCAGATGCCCAGCCCGGCCTATTCACAATCTCTTGAATAATATTTGATATATCAATTGTATTATAAGTCTGGCCCGTTGTCCAAGTGCCGGGGGATGACCAATCACCATATTCTGTTGTCTGTACCAGAGCGTGAAATTGTGTGTAGTTTGTTGGAGCCACAGCATTGTCAACATCGTTTCCATAAATGAGTATTGGTTGGCTATTATTATTATCTTGATATGCTTTGAATGTAACATATGCGGCCAAAATAGATGACCCATTAGGAATAGTAACATTCTGCCATCTTACATTCGTATTGGCTGCTCCACAATGATAACCAAATCCAAGCCAATTCGCGGAGGCATAATATGTAGATATCAATTCATCCGTATGACCATCATCCGCTCCCGTGGCCACTTGAAATGTCGGTGTTCCATCAGTAACTTCCCCATCTACATCGTAGACAGCGAATGTTGACGAATCATATTCAGAAAATACTCTTACTCTTCCGGGCACATTGTCTATAATATCCTGTATCCAATCTTCAACATCCACACTATCATTGTTTGTCTTGTTTATATAAATTGCTGTAGACGCTGATGGTTCGGCAGTATTAAATCTGAGATAACCTGAATCAGTATCTCCACCGGATGTTTCTGTATCAAAATAATATGGTTGGCTATCTCCACCAAATAGACCTGATGAGCCACTTGTTCCCGATGAGCCACTTGTTCCCGAAGAACCGGATATTCCAGAACTTCCTGATGTTCCAGAGCCACTCGTTCCACTTGAACCGGAAGTTCCACTTGAACCGGAAGTTCCACTTCCACCTCCACCAGTTCCCACTTCAAGCCAGTCAGCATCCGTTCCATAATAGAGTTTATCATCGGCCTCATTATAGACAAGTCTACCGTAATCATCGTCCGTCCACGCCGGAAGAGTTATCAACTTTTCAAGAATAAGTTTTCCCTGAAAATCTTTACCGTAACTTTTTGTTCTTGCCATTTATGTTTCCTCTATTATGATTTCGTGCAAATAATTCCTACTGCAGCATATGGCCTGTATGTGCTTGCAACACCGGAGGATGTTGTAACACCAGATGCTGAGCTGCTTGTTAATGTTCTGTTATATACCATATAATCAACCCATTCCGCATGACCACGGCCGACTGCAAGTTGACCATTACCGACTATATTAGCATGCGGCCATCCAGCATCGCCCGGTATTACTACTGAATGTGTGTGATCCGACACAGTATGTGTATGACCGGGCTGTGACCAAGTTCCTGCAAGGCTACCACCGGCAATATTATATGCCCCTGTTCCACCTTTCACACCCAAAAGGGTATCTGCCACGGAACCATCTATCGTCCATCCAGCCGGGGCTGTATTCTGATAAAAATACATCTTCACACCGGAAACAATACCGGAAGATATGGATACCAGAACCCAATCCGCAGATGTTCCATAATAAAGACCGTCAATTGATTGGTCATAAACCAATCTACCTTCATCCTCCGAAGTCCAAGCCGGGAGAGATGCCACTCTCTGGACAAGAACCGGGCCCTTGCCGTCAAATCCGTAAGAATCCATCTATATTTCCTCTTTTGTTACTTATTTTTTCTTTGGCCTTTTATCTGACATTTCTTCCAGACGCGTCTTGAACTTTTCAAGGCCTTCTTTCTGCTTGAGAAGCATAGCTTTCTCATCGTCTTTGGCGGTAAGGAGCTTCTCCTCCACCATCTTCAATCTCTTCTCTATCATCTGTGCTCTCATATCAAATATTCTGTCAATTCCCATTTTGTACCTCCAAAATATGTTACTCTATAGTATTTATGTAATATTTGAAAATCTTGTGATACTTGAAGCTTGTGCTCCGGTTGAAAAATCCACCTTTAGCTTCGCAAAATCTGTGTATCTGTAATAAACATCCGCATCACCCGTGTCTACTGCGATTGTGACGGAGTTGAACCAAATCCTACCAAGGCCCAGAACATTCGGTCTTGTCCAAAAAGTAACTGTGGCAGAGGAAGAACCATAACTTGTATCGGATGTTCCAAAAGCCTCCAGAGCATACATCAATGACGAAATATACCCGAAATTGAACAAACTCTGGCCTGAACCATTGTCATTGTTTATAATCCCCACTCCTGCCAAATTTATTCCGTATGTGTTTCTGTGGGAAATCGCCTTATCTCCCCTTGTTTTCCAATCCGTTTTGGTTTCATATCCACCTGAACCGGAAAATGCCGTGGTGTTTATCGGAAAACTTTCTAGCAGATACCAATCTGTAGTAATCAATGTAGAGGCAGACAGGCCGGCGTTCCAAGTTGAATTTGGATAGCTCGGATCATTTTCAGTTCCAATAATGTGATCCATATTCCATGCATTGACAAAACAGATATTGGAATATGTTCTTCCGTGAACATAATTTACTTTCTGGTTGAAATTGTCTCTCGGTATTCCGTGATCATATCCGCATTCATCCATAAAGATACCGTGAACCTGCATATCGTTCCATTGATCTGTCTTTGTCTGGAAATTCGCGTATGTCTGGTTACAAGTTACATATCCAAATATTTTTGTCTGTGGGTTCAGAACTTTTATCCTGTTTATAATTGTATGTGCATTTTCGTGGTCACCGTGGGATGGGTCTTGAATACCGTCACCAAAGATAATCAAATTATATCTCGCCATATCCTGTGCAACTTTCTCATTATCCCAGCTGTTTATTGCGTAATTGAATGAATTTGTCCACCCATAATAAATCAACAAATTCAGCGGCGCTTGGTATCCATATGACTTTATCTCTCTCCTGTGCCATCCCGTGTCACCGTGTATTACTTCCAGATTGAGAGTTCTTCCGAGATGCTCGACTTCCCTTCCACTCTCACCAAGTAATGGCTGAAATCCTTCTTCATATAATGGGTCGCCAGGAGCATTGTAAAACTCCTTCAACATCGTGAGAATGTCCATAAAGAGATTGGTAGCTTTTTTTCCCGTTGGTGTATCAGTAACAATCTCCGGTGTAAACTCTATAACTTCAGAACCATCTATCAAGAAAGCATTGTCATCAAATCTTGTCCTGAAGTATGCTTCTCCCTCAAGAGCGTTGGTATAGAACTTGGAACCGTCGCCTACCTGTAGATAACCATTCCTGATGGCTGTCAATGTATTATCGCTATTGATGAATGTATCCTGCCTACCTTCCGTGTTGAACTCCTGCCCGGAACTTATTGTTTTCCCCACATCAGATAACAAAATAGAATTGTCAGTTACATTCTTCAAAATCTTTATCATTTATTGCCTCCAAGCAACTTCCAAAACGACGATGGGATTGGACACCGCACCATCATCACCCTCACAATGAACTTTCAACTGGTCACCGGCTGTCAAATTGATATTGCTACTCATATTTTCATATACGAGGCTGCTCAACGAAAAACTGGACAGTTCCACATCTCCACTCTGGATTTTGAAACCTTTTGAATTATTTCCACCGCTTGCCCTACAGGAAACTCCGGTTATAACAGCATTTTTGGGCATCTGATATGCCGTAGTTGAACCATAGACTGTCATAATTTTCAGATATTCATTATCAGCATCACCATCAAAAGCAAAAATATATGTCATCCTATATAATGTTCTCCATTTGCTTCGATCATCATCCCAAATATATCTCAAATTATCATTTGTATTCAGCCAGGTCATCGTCTTATCCGATGGTGGCGTGTCCTCTTCAAAAATAATCTCAATCTTCGTATTGAATACTGGGATTTCGTCATTATTTGATACAATGTCATCCAATTTTGTTTTATCTCCGGCTGATAACTCAACATCCCAAGTAATCTTCAACTCTTGAGAAGCTTCACTCCAATTGCAATACTGGATATTTTTATTGGACATATCGGAACTTGCAACATCATTATGAATACCGTCCATATATGGCTTCACACTTATATCTGAATATGTATATGTAAACATTATGATCTCCTCATTATGAATATTCTTGCTCGCCTAATCATCGCCGTACCAACACCACCAACTCTTGCATATTTTATATTGAACGCGTATGATGAAGAAGCCACAAGGGCGTTGTTCTTGAAACTTGAATATACTCTATATTCATTGGCAGACGATGGTGAATAATATGATACATTGATTTCAGTACCATCTCTGTCAAATTCAAGCACAGTTGATTTAGCCGCATTGGTATTTGCCACCTCGGCCGAGAAGAAAATAATGTAATTTCCTGAAGCCGTGGGTGTATAATTGAGTGTCAATTTTGTTTGTAATGCTGTATCAGTTGTTGTGCTTTCAGTTTCATCTTCTGCATAATCATTTGTGCTATATCCACTCGTTCCTGATGAACCAGAAGTGCCAGAAGAACCGCTTGTTCCACTTGAACCGCTCGTACCTGATGAGCCAGAACTACCCGATGTTCCACTCGAACCGCTGGTTCCTGATGATCCACTACTACCTGAAGTTCCACTTGAACCTGAAGTGCCACTTGAGCCCGATGTTCCAGAGCTTCCTGATGTTCCACTACTTCCCGATGTTCCAGAGGAACCAGAGGTGCCAGAACTGCCAGATGTTCCAGACCCGGCACCCGATGTGCCAGATGTTCCGGACGAACCCGATGTTCCACCGGCTCCTGTCGCAGCAATCCAACCAGTATCACCACCAACATAAAGAATATTGTTGGGATCATCCCACACAAGCCTACCTTCATCTTCCGGTGTCCAAGCCGGCATTACACTCACTTTCTGTATTGTTACTTTGCCTTTTCCTGTAAATCCGTATGTTCTCATTCTTTACCTATCAAAGTTTGATAATATAATTCATCGTTATATATGGTTGCATATTGTTATGTGCCACACCACCACCCGTATAGCCTGTATTTGTGGGATAAGCCGCATATTGATTTACACCGCCACCTATTATTGAATTAAAGCCAGACCATAATGGTTGATTATATGTATGGGTATGACTTGGCATTTCAGCGGTAGAAAGGGTATGATTTTCTTCTCCACCACTTCCCGCGATAAGATCGGCCGAGGCGGCAGTTACTCTATTTGCAGAACTTCCACCCATATTGTCTTTACCAAGTGGCACTCTGCCTCTCAAGTCAGGAAGCGGCATCCTCTTGTTTGCAGCAAAATCTGTGGCCGCAGTTACACCCCTTGTCGTTGGAGACCCCGCACTATCTTGAATTACAAGTTCTGTATTTGTAGTTGAGTTCCAGAGAAGTTCAAACAATGTCTGTGTATCTGCATTTGCTCTTCCAGTTGCGCCAGAAGAAACACTACCGATTGTCTTACCATCAGAGAGAAGCCATCCAGTTGGCGCCACCGTTCCGATATATGGGAACAGAACGCCTGTCGGTGTCAAATCACCTGAGACACCACTTGTTCCGGATGTTCCAGAACTACCATATGTTCCGATTGTTCCAACTCCACCAACGACAGAGCAGATACCGGAAACCGGAGTAGAAAATGTTATCTCGATATTGTTCTCGTCAATGAACTCTATACTCTGTGGCTCAATATAAAAATCATCACTCGTGCATTGGACATTGACATATTTTACACCGAGATTGTGGGTAATATCCCATGCGGTTACCGGAGAGGAGAATGTATATATCAGTTCCCCAACAACCAGACCACCACCGGAAGAAATAAATGCGTGACCCGATACTGCCTCAGAGAATGTTATCGTAAGATTATTCTCATCATCAAATTTGATACTGTCAGGAAGTATAGTATACGCATCACCATCGGTAACTTCAACAACACAGTATTGACAATTCAAAATATGGTTGATAGACCAAGTTGATGCCGGTACTGTTTGGGTGTGAAGATATCCTCTACCACTTGTACCGGATGTTCCTGCTGTTCCACTCGTTCCACTTGTTCCTGTTTGCCCTCTATTACCGATACCGAGAACAACTTCATCCTCATCGTTCAATGTTCCGTGACCAACAAGATATGCCACATTGAATTTGTAATATCCGGCAGCCGATGTTGGTGCACTCAAAAGTAAATAGTCGTGAAAAATCTCCACACTATTCTGGTTCATTATTCTGACAGCATTGCTATCGACAAGACTTGCAATCCAAGCCTCGACATCCACGGCAAATCTATTCAGAGTGTCAACATAAATGTATGTTGCGAGTGACGGGTCTGAATTGTTCAATTTGATATGCCCGCTTGGTGGGTCACTATCTGTAGTGTTATCATCAAACCAGTACAAATGTGCATTTGCACCAAGACCTGCGAGACCGGATGTTCCGGAAGTTCCCGCATCACCCGTTGGAACAAAACCAATCTGAAGGTCATCATCTTCCCTGAATGCACCGGAAACTGCCGGTGAACTTGAGGCAATCAGACCAACGTGAAGTTTCCTGTATTGTGGGTCAATATCAGTCGTTCCGTTTATTTCAAAGTATACATAATCACTTTCATCGTGATCTCTCCAAATCTTGACATAACCCTTTGACCACAATGATGTACTGTCATCCATCAAGTCAATCCAAGAAGTCAAATCCTGACCATATCTGTCCATAAGGTCGATATAAATCCTTGTGACTGATGAAAATGTTGTGCTGTTAAACTTCAGATGGCCGATATTCGGGTCACCGTCTGAAGTATCGTCCTCAAATCTGTATGGTATACCCCAGGCAGCCGAGAAACCACTTGTTCCACTTGAACCGGATGTTCCACTTTCTCCGCTTGAGCCCGATGTTCCCGAGCTTCCCGATGTTCCATCAGCCCCATCAAATCCGGAAGTGCCGGAAGTTCCGTCTATACCGGAAGTTCCTGCTGTTCCCGATGTGCCGGAAGTGCCATCAATACCCGATGTGCCCGATGTTCCGGATGTTGCTGATGTTCCTGATGTTCCCGCCGTTCCACTTGAACCGGACGAACCGGATGTTCCTGATGTTCCCGCCGTTCCACTTGAACCGGAGCTTCCACTTGAACCGGATGAACCGGAAATACCAGAGGTTCCGTCTATACCAGAGGTTCCAGAACTTCCTGATGTTCCCCAACCTGATGTACCGGAAGAACCCGAGCTTCCCGATGAACCACTACTGCCGGAAGAGCCACTTGAACCGGAACTACCACTTGAACCGGAACTACCACTCGTTCCCGCCGTTCCAGAAGTTCCAGAAGTTCCTGAAGTTCCTGAAGTACCGGAACTTCCGCTCATTCCCGATGTACCAGAGGTTCCACTTGAACCACTTGATCCACTTGTTCCACTCGTACCCGATGTTCCAGAGGTTCCATCATCTCCGGTTGGTGTCATCGTGAGAACGATTTTCTCACCGGAGCTGAAAAGAGCACCGCTGAAACCAACACAGGATACCCAAAATCTCTTGTACCCTGAGCGGGCTGTCAATCCAGTTATGTTGTAAAGAACAAACTTCGTTGGATTGGCTTCTGAAAAAATCTTGATAAGTGAATTGTTGTTTGATAGTGTAAAAATATCAAGCCAATCTTCAAGATTTGCACCATTATCATCCCAAAAACTTACATTGATACGGGATACAGATGTATAAGCCGTATTATTGAAGAGGAGTTTACCGGATGTTGGGTCTGCATCGGATGTTGACGAATTGAATGAGTAAAGGGCGCTTGCTCCACCGAACAAACCATCAGCACCGGAAGTACCTGATGAGCCCGATGTTCCCGCAGAACCGGCAAGGCCCGATGTTCCTGAAGTTCCACTTGAACCGCTTGAACCGGACGAACCTGATGTTCCTGAGCTTCCAGATGTTCCACTTGTTCCGGCTGTTCCCGATGTTCCTGAAGTGCCGGAAGTTCCTACTGCACCACCACCACTTACGAAAGTCGCGCTTCCCGAAACTGGAATATCGAATGTCAATATTACATTGTCATCATCGACATAGAGAACATCTCCGGGCTCAATACCATACCCATCGCCGTTCATTACTGCTACGGCAACTGGTTGTACTCCAAGGCCGTGATAGATAGACCATCCAGTAGACGGTACTGATTGTGTATAAGTAAACGCACCACCGATAGCAGATACACCCGATGTTCCTGTTCCCGCAATAATTCTTGCGTGACCAGAAACTTCTTCAGAGAATGTAATCCAGAGATTGTTACTGTCCTCAAAAAGTATACCGGATGGGATGATATACATATCATCTTCATCAGCCACTTCGACAATTACATACTGCTCTCCGAGGTTATGTGTGACATACCACGCTGAGGATGGTACTGATTGTGTATGAAGATATCCGCCCGGGAATGTAGTTTCGCCGGAAGTTCCTGATGAGCCGGATGTTCCATCTATACCTGATGTACCGGAACTGCCACTTGTACCGGATGAACCGGATGTTCCATCACCTGATGTACCGGAGCTTCCACTTGTACCGGAGCCCGCAACAATCTTGGCTTGGCCAGCAATATCTGATGGAAATGTAATTACAAGATTGTTACTGTCAATATACTGAATTTCAGAAGGAATAATAAAAAGGTCGCTATCGTCTGAAACCTCGACAACAACATATTTATCACCGAGATTGTGTGTTACAGACCAGGCAGAAGAAGCGACAGATTGAGTAAAGAGATACCCGCCGGGGTATGTTGTTTCGCCGGAAGTACCGGAACTGCCCGAGGTGCCAGCTGGGCCTGTAAGACCCATAGCACCGGATGTTCCTGATGTTCCTGATGTTCCTGATGACCCATCAATACCCCGCCTGAAAATATCAATATTCTCATAACGGGTTTCACCAACGACAATATCGAATTTCTGTGTGGTGACATAATCACCATCATCTACATAGAAATTGAAAAGGCCGTAAGCATCGGATTCCAGTTGTGGAGCAATTTGAATTGCCGTTCCACCAGTTTGCTCGAGATAGACCTTGGCCGCTGTCGTGGTTCCGGCCAAGTATACGGAAACATCAACTCCTTCCAATACATTTCCGTAACTATCTCTCGACCTACCAATAAAATGATATCTTGCCATTAGAATATATCCCCAATTCCCTGAGCGCTAATGAAATCCACCAATACTTTATACATTGGATGGTTGTCATCGAAGCTTCTTATTTCGTAATTCAAACACAATGAGACATTCTCAAATGTATAAAAAAAGTTATAGCTCATTTACCACCACCCTTGTCTTGTGATAAAAGGTATAGGTGCTCGTAGCTGTTTTTACAATTCTCCAAATAACATCGTACTCGCTGGGAGTTGCTGTTACAATCGGAGTAAGTAAAAAGTATATCTTGTAACCATCTACCATAGCCTGGCCTTCCGTCCAGACGGTACGACCAGTATAAATGTCCACAACTTTCGCGTAAGCCGCATCAGGAAATACGGGGTCATCATTCTGATCCCTCACAAGTATCTCTATAGCTCTTGTCTCGTTTTGATTTACCGTAAGGTAAGTTTGGCTCATTCCTCAAATTCTATAAAGTTTTCCAGAAACGGGAAATCAGCCGGAGCGAGAACTCCCGCTGGCAAACTGTCCAGTTTTATTTTTATCTTGTCCAGACCGAGTTCAACATCAATATCCAGCAAGTCAATCATATCCTTGTTGAAGTCTTGGATGTTTTCCGGTGGAACACTATACTGATTATTTTCAATTTTTGGTTTTCCGTTATCGTCCTTAGCACAATGGTTCTCGATAACCCTCTGTTTCGCCTCACTATAGAGCCTGAACTGCTCGTCCAGAGCCTTTGTGAGCTTCGCAATCTGATAACTTGTTTTCACCGGAAGCTCTCTTGATTTGATAAGATTTACGAGAATGTCCGTCCTTGACAACGCTTCCAACACCGAATTTTTGATAACCATAAAAAACCTCCTACAGTTTTATTCAATAGATATTTATGAAAATATCTATGTTATTTATATCCTTTTACCAACCCGAAGCAATTGTTCTCCACCCGCCATCACCGTACACTTTGACAGTATTATCAAAAGTATTGATACAAATTAATCCCTCATAACCATAAGCCGGGTCACCAGTATCCGTCTTGGTAATTACACCGACAACCTCAAATGTTTTTGCACCACCGATATTCTTCTCAAGGTAAAGTGTTCCTTGGAACAAGTTCTTTGAACTATAACCGGCAGAATAGAGATTGTATCTAACCGATCCCAACAATGTACCGCCCATAGGGCAGGGAATTGCGGTGTGATCTTCAATATAAATACCGTACAGATTAGAAACTGTATATGTACTGTTTATCGGGGGCCCCTCCCAAAACCATAATTCTGGAGCACAAACTTTAATTCCATAAAATGTTCCAATAGTAACCGCATTAGAAGCATCACTACCACACTCTAATAGTGCTTCCGTAGTAATAAAGGCTGCTTCGGTTAAATTAATCACGCCGCCGTAGATGGCGCCTATGTCAAATACATAACGAGAACCTTTTAAGAGAGATGCAGTCAGAGTATTATTACTATAAGCTGTCATACCACAACCCACACTAAGGCCCTGGCCATCAGAGGTACAATCGTCAAAACGCGCAGATACATTTGCTGACACCTCTAAAGCACTATTCCAATTACTACCATAAGTACAATCTCGTACTTGAGTGTTAAAAACGCCGGCACAAGCGCTCGGATTTATACAATTATTCAATCCACAATGGGATTCAATACCATAGAGTTTGCTTTCTTCGTTTTCTCCAACCCCCTGACCGTCAGCAGACAAAGTTATTTTTATGCCATATTGAGTTGTATCCGGTGTAGTGGCTTCGGTTGTAATATTAAGTGCGCACAGTTCGTCACTATAGCCACCGTGGTCAATACCCCCGCCATCAGTTCTTGTAGCACTAAGAGCAAAAATTTCACGGTTTTCAGATTCTCCCGTTGCACCACTCCAACTCAATGCAAGTTTGCCCAGTATATTGTCATAGGTAAAATTATTTGTGCCACCAATAACACCAGAATCATTGAATAGAACCTGATTGTCAGAACCGGAAATTGAAATGAAACCAGTTGAAACATCCAAGTTACCACCGATTTCAACATCACCCTCAAATTTATTCTTTGATGTTGCACCGGCAGAATAGAGATTGTAGTGACTTCCGGTAACAGGTCTTACACTATGATCATCAATATAAAGACCGTAGTTGTCTCCTATTGTTTCTACTGCCCCCACATCCGCTGCTGGGTTCAATGAAATTTTAATTCCGTATGTTTCTAATACAGTATATGTACCATCAAAGGCAAATCCACCGTGAATTGCCTCTACACCTATTTCGCTTGTTACAGTAGCGGTCACCGGCGCTATAACCATACCTTGAGCAGTAGCTTGAATACCAATTAATTCACCACTTGCATCTCCTGTGTCTGCTAATAACCACGCCCCAAAAAGGTTCTGAATAACCGCGTCAGTAGCATCATACCCCAAAGCACCAATCATATTTCGGGAACGGGTCGCGAGTTCTGCCCCGCTAGTTTGAGCATAAACTGATATACCTGCAACAGAACCAGTTCCCTTCGCGGAAAATACTGCGGCCTGAGTATCACCATAGCCAATAGAATTAGTATCTATCACATTATGAGAAATAACCTGAAGTTTTGATGTAGAATAACGATATTCCGTAAGAGTATCAGACCCGGCCCATATAAACCCCTCAAAGAAATTCTTTGAATCTGTACCTATGGAAAGAATATTGTAGCTATTTCCTGAAATAGAAAGCGTATTGGTAGATTTATCAAATGTCAGATTCTCATTCGCACCCATCGTGCCAACATCATTGAACTGGATTTGTTTATCTGCTCCGGCGGCTTCTGGTGTTGCAGCGGCATCCCAAGATAATCCACCCAAACCATCGTTGAATAAATAGCCTGGTGCATCGGCCGGAAAAGCGGCCCCGCCACCAGCTAATGATTTACCAAAAGGTGTTCCAAAATTCATATTTCTAATCCTCCGTTAAAATTCGGGCGTAATCACAAATGCACCTGGCACACCACTTGCGGCACTAATATATCTGAAATTGAGTATATTGTCTCTACCAACGACCCTGAAGGCATCACCGTCTGACATAATATGTCCTATACCACTCGCCCCCTGTGTGGGTGTTTCCTTCCATGCAATTCTTATACTTGCGGTTTCACAGGTAATGAGAACCGATACCGATGGATTGCCATCTCCGTCAACAATTGCCGCGGATGGGAAAGCTGTTGCCGTATCCGTAGAAGCAACACGCATTGTTGGCCCATATACTCCCGTCATTGAAAAATCTCTTTCCATATTTCTCCTCCGTTATAACCCAAATCTTCTTTGTTCTGCTTTGAGCCACTTCATTCCTTTCTGTTTGGCTCTTGTTATTCTCGATGAAAAATCTTTTCGCCAAGTTCCGATGATGGCGACCTGCATTTCATCACCACGAAATTCCTTGGCATCCCTGATATATCCCGCGCCGAGGATGTATCTTCTTATGGCTATAACCATCCAAGGCCATCTCTTCTTTATCAATTTCCAAGTCAGAAGAATGTGGCCGTGATTTTTCTCCAATGTGTCCATCCACACCTTGGCAAAAATCTTCCTCTGGTTTCGAGGGATATAGGTAAAATTGATGCCCTGAATATAATTGTGCATCTTTCTCGTCTTGGGATGAATACCACGAATAGCGTTGATACAGATTATGGTTGGTTCGGGATCATTTTCATAATTCAGATATTTGAACCTGTAAATGTGACCCGATTTGAAAGAAACCCTTCCTTCCCTTACACTATATACTTTGTTCAATTGTGGCATTTTTACCTACCAAACAATTCCTTTTCAGTAAATATTTTAAACTCGTAACCCCGTTTTCTACAGAACTCCGAGGCGGCAGACCATTTGGCCTGATTTCTTGAGTAGGTTATCTGTTCATATATTTTTGTCTTGACAGATTTATTGCCCTTGCTCTTTGGGGGAATGGTTTCCCTGTGAGGCTTTATTTCAACAACATAGATAACTTCCTTTTTGTTTTTATCCAGAACTCTTAGCATAAAATCCGGATAATATCGTCTGTGTTTCTTGTTTACAGGATCAAAATACGGTATCTCGATGCCCTCGGAAGCCCAAGTTATGACACTTGGATTTACATCACACCATTGGGCGAATTTCCTTTCCCATTCACTTCTTATAAGTATCGGCCATTTCCCCTTGTACTTCTCCGGAAATTTGGGTTGAAATGCCGAAGTCTTATCTGTAATATGATGTTTTATGAACAAAACTAATCCCTGTATGTATCCCTGTACCGTTCCAATGATTTTTGGAGCGCTTCTTTTCTTTTTCTCAATGCTTCTTTTGTATTTTTATCTTCCGTGCTCTGGATTTGTTTTTCCAAATCCTGTATCTGTTTTTTTAACCTTATTCTCGCATTTATTGTCTGTGTATCATCTTCAGAGAGAAATTCGTAAAGTCTCATTTTTCTTCCTTTTCATACTCTTCCGCTTCTTCCTTGGTCTTGTGAACCGTTCCCGGCGGATGATGTGGAGGAGCATATAAACTGTAAAGCTTCAATTTCTTCGTGGAGGATGTATTCACAACATTGTGATATGTTCCCTGTCTGATAAGAATTGAACTGCCATCTTTTATCGGGATTTCCTCTTTATTATTTACAACTACTTTTCCCTCTCCCTCATCAATACGGAAGAACTGGTCTGTATCATTGTGAACCTCATTCCCGATTTCACTATTGGGCTCAATGGCCATCAGAACAAGTTGAAGATGTTTTCCTGTATACAGAACTTTTCGGAAATAATTATTTTCAACAGTTTCATCTTCAATATCTCTCACATCAAATGGTTTTTGCTCTTCTTCTTTCAGATAATCTTTGAATTTCATTATTTCCCCCAATTTATCTCGTCAGTTTATCGAATGCAAGGCCGATCTTATGCCAGTCAATCCAACCATCTCCACCTCTATTCATCACCATTTGGTTCAGAATAAAATCATAGGCCCCATCTTCTCCATATTCGGCAAGAAGATTTTCTGCTTCCTGTCTATAATTTATCGCCTCGGTCAAATAATTTTTAAATTTCATTATGCCGGCTCCGTATCATATGACCCACATTTCGGGCATTTTACTTCGTAGGTACTTGGCCCAATTTTTTTCTTGAATGTCTTACCACATTCCATACACTTCATATTAGTGGGTGGGCCTGTCATTCTTCTTGAAGAACCAGAACCGGGCTGTCCGGGCCAGCGATGGGCTGGGCCGCGCTGAGACATAAAATGCTCAGAGACAAGATATTTGTCAATTAGCCTGTCTATACTCTCATTCTTTTCTGTATTCTGTTCCCACATTGAATAACAAATTGCCGCGGCCTCGTCCTGCTCGTGGCCTTCACCTTTCAGAATTGGAATACAACGGGCAATATATTCGTCTTTTTTTTCTCCTGCTTCCGGTTTCGGCATATTATCCTCCAAATTTACCCAGCTCTTTTCTTGCCATCTTTTCAAATTCATCTGGTTCCAGATATTCATCTACATTGACCAGATTTATATGTTTTGAGGTTGTCCGACTATATTTTTCCGCCGTGGCATATGTTCTGTCGTTTGCTTCAAACGCTACAAGTGTCTCGTATGAAAAATACAGTACGGTTTCCCCGACATTTACTCTCACGAAATTCGGGGCCATCTGCTTCAAATGTGCCAAGCCTGGCGCAGAGGCCTCTGTCAGAACATCCCTGTCTTTTATAATTTTTCCCATATTAATCCTCTTCTTTCTTTTCTTTGCCGAATTTTTTCCTCAAAAGGTCTTTCGCGTGCTCAAGGGCACTTTTCCTGGCATCGGAAATCTTGTCACCGGCCCTATTGATATAAAAATTGAGCCTGCTCATAGCCTGTTTCAAATCATCACTCTGCGAATGAAGAACTTTCGCGATGTTCTCGGCGCTCGATGTGAAAAGACCTTCCGGTGGCTCCCATTTGGTTGACACCTCACCTGACCATAATTTCTCATTGACAAGGAAAAGGTCAATTCTTTCTAAAAGGTCGCGTTTCATTGTATTCCTCCCGTTTTATCTAGCTGTTCCTTTACTTTCTCTCGTTCTCTGATAACATTGTTATAATCTTCCCGTAAATCCTGATCACTTGGATATTTCTTCATCAGGATTTTGAGATTGACCATCTGATCTGTAAGGGTCGTGTATCTCTGTTGCAATCTGTCTCTTTGATAATCCTGTTTGAATTGCTGAAAGGTTTGAACTGTTTGCTGCTCCATTTGCGCCAGTTCTTTACTCCTCGCATATCTGCTATCAAGACCAAAAAGTGAACTTACAAGACCAAGAATAATACCCATTGTTATAAGTATATTTTTCACATTTATCTCTGGCATATAATCCACCCCCATACTTTGTCAATAGTATTTATATTTATTTACTGTCTTTCCTATAAATAATACTGAATATTCGTCATTCGGGCGGTGGAGGTTTATGGGAAACGATATTTGTCAGAAAACCGTAGATTATTTGAACTATGTTATTGATTTCCTACCTGATATCATTTTCGCGATTGATTTGGACGGCAAAGTCATTGCGTGGAACAAGCAGATGGAAATATTTGCCGGAAAAAGGAAAACAGATGTAATGGGTCTTGGTAGAGAAGCATATTCGACGCCATTTTACGGTTATGACAGGAAACTTCTCATTGATCTGGTATTTTCCGAGGATACGGAAACAGAAAATACATATGACAAGTTTTGCAGAAAAAGCGACGGAACAGTTGAGGGGTATATATATATCCCATATCTGAATAGATATATGTGGGGTATGGCATCCCCCATAAAAGACGCTGAGGGGGATATCATCGGTGCCGTTGAATCTATAAGGGATGTTACTGATGTGGTTGACACAAGAAAAATGGTTAATCTCTCAAGTAAACTTATTGATCATATACCGGAATTGGTCTGGGCAAAGGATATAAACAATAGATATCTGTTTGCAAATAAGAAGTTTATGGATGTTTTACAGATATCGGATAAAGACATAAGAGGAATAAAATCCTCTGACTTGTTTGGTGAAACAAAATTTGAAGTTTCTGATGATAGAGTAAAGGAACTTGGAACGCAAGAATATGTAGATAGTGTAAAAATACCCACCGGAGAAACCATTTGGTTGAAAATATGCAAGATGCCCTTCTTTGATGATAAAAATAGACTTATAGGAACTATAGGGAGTGCCAGAGATATAACGAAGAAAATAAAAATTACTGAGGAGAGAGATGTAGAAATTAACCGCCTAAAAAAGACCGTTGAAGAAGAAATAGAAAGCTGGAAAAAAGAAAACGAAGAGAAACACAAAGAGCTATCCATCAAAATATCCCAATCAATAACAATATTAAAAAATCTACAGCTAAGCAACGGTGTAATAACCCCATTGGAAAGTAAGAAAGAGGAGCTAATATTTTAATGTCCGAAGAAAGATTAATTCCCGAAACAATAGTCAAGCTATTATTTGACCAGATAAAAAGTTCTGCTGACACCAATACATCTTCCATTCAGAAACTTGGTGATGCGATCAATGAAATTACCAAGGTTCAATCTTCTCTCGCAACAAAAAAAGACCTTATAGATGAGATAAAAGGTCTTGATGGAAAGGAGAGTGAGAGATTAAAATATCTGATTCAGAAAATAGAGAAAACAGAGGAAATACTGGGAACAAGAGTAAATGGTGTAGGAAGGAAAGTTGAGGATGAAGAAGATTCCATAAATAAAATAGAAATTATAGAAAAGAAAGTTGATGGTATAGAAAAAAAGGTAGACGATATATCATCAAAAATAAAGACGATGATAACAGTTGTCATCGTTTCCTTTGCATTGCTACTGGGTGTTTTTTATTTTGTAAAAAGTGCAACCGATGTTTCTGTCAGAAATGCAATTGAGGGGGCTGTAAAAGAGATAATCACCACAAGACCATCCAATATATATCCACCATCGCCCGGAGGAAGATAAGATGAGGTTGTTGAATTTCTTGAAGAGTATTGAGGAACAGGATGGCGGTATGGTTGGTGCGACTACAACCGCAAGTATCGCCCAATATCCTGTCAGGCTCGGTATTGGAATTACCAGAAGGGAAGCCACCAAAAATTGGAGAAGATGGAAAAAGAAAAGGAAAAAAGTCGAGGAGCAGGAAGCCAGTATCGGGATGCCTGGTGGTTGGGGTTCGGCTGGTGGGTCACCCACAACAAAACAAATATTACAGGATCCTGTAAAGCACGATTACGGTATGACAAGAAGGGAAGCCACCAAAAATTGGCGCAGACGCAAAAAAAGGATGAAGGAATTATTCCAAAATGGCACATCTCATTCAATATCTGATTGAACAGAATATAGACAAAGTAAGATTTGTAGTTCTTACTGGCAGAAAACCAAATGGTGAAAATGAACTGATCAGGACGGCCAGAGTTATCAAGGAAACTTGTGATAAAAAAGGTGTGCCCTGTTATGTCGTATTTGCTGAGGATGGATATATTTCCAGAAAGAACGGAAAAGTTTATATCCACAATATTGAAGATGATAAGGGTTTCGAAATCAATTCTCAAGACACGGTTGTTATCGTGAGAGGAAGCGTCACCAAGTCACAATCAAGCCTTGACCTTCTTTCCCAAATCGAGAGACATAATATCTTTTGTGTAAATCACAGATTGACACTTGAACAATGTGCTGACAAGTACAGAACAGCTCTCGTACTTGCGGATGCGGGAGTGTCAACGCCCAAAACAGCCATTGTCAATAACGAAAAGGGTCTGGAAATCGCGTTCAAGAAAATGGGAAGAAGGTTCCCTGTCATTCTCAAGACATTGACTGGCTCAAAAGGCGTCGGTGTATTTGTCGCAGACAGCTGGGAAGGATTGAAATCAACCCTGCAAGCCATCTGGAAAATAAATCATAGTGTTGAAATCATTATGCAGAGATTTCTTGAGGCTGACTATGATCTCCGTGTTCACGTTCTTGGAGATAAAGTCATCGCGGCAATGAAGAGGAAAAAAATAAAGGGAGATTTCCGCTCCAACTATTCTCTCGGCGGTAAAGTCGAAAAAGTGGAGTTACAGGATGACGAAATTGAACTCGCCATCGCGGCCTCGAAAGCCGTGGGGGCGACTTGGTGTGGTGTCGATATAATGAGAAACAAGAAGGACAAAAAGCTTTTTGTCCTCGAAGTCAATTCATCGCCCGGCACAGAGGGGATTGAAAAGGCCACGGGAAAATCGGTTGTAACAAAGGTGGTCAATTACCTTCTGGACAAAAGAAACTGGTCGAGAAGGCCAATAGAGTGTGGCTACCTTGAGACAATGGAACTGGAAGGCATCGGGCCCGTAGAAGCCAAACTTGATACAGGTAACGGCTCTTTCTGTGTCATTCACGCCGAGGAATATGAGGTGGATGGAAATAAAGTTACTTGGCTATTCAACGGAAAGGAAATCACAAGTGAACTTGAAAGTGAAAGAACCATCAAGGTTGGTGGACTGAAAACTGGAACAGTAGACAGGCCGGTAATCTGGTTGGATGTCAAATTCAGAGGTGAAACTTACAGGATGAGATTTGCCCTGAATTACAGGGGTGACAGAAAGACTTATCTATTGATGAATAGAAACTTCATTCGTAAGGCAAATCTGATAATCAATCCTCGCAGAAAGCATGTGTTCACGAAAGATTAGCTCAACCTTTTCACAATACCGTCACACATTCCAAGTTTTATTGCTTCCTCCGGACGCAGATATTTATTCCTGTCAATCAGTTTCGTAACATCTTCTGCCGACAATTTACATCTTGAAGCAATTTCCTCAATCATCTGGCCCTGTAGAAACTTTATCTCTTCTGTATCAATGACCACATCGGCAAGTGTTCCCCCGTGCCAGGAACTTATCTGATGGAACATCAATCTGGAATGTGGGGTCATAAACCTTCTTCCCTTCTTACCGTTTATGAAAATAAAGGCGGCCGCCGACATTGCTTTTCCTATACAGATTGTCCTGATAGGGGATACAATGATGTTCATCATATCCGTTACGGAAAACATACTATCAACTTCACCACCGTAACAGTCAAGTATCAATGTAATCTCTTTCAATGGGGCATCAGATTGATAATCCAACAATCTTTCATTTATATCTTTTGCCAGATTTTCGTCAAGGTTCCCCACGATATAGATAATCCTGTCCATTCTCTTGGCTGTTTTCGGGGGCCCCATCTCCTTCATTATCTCCTGTGGATCAATAATAAAATGAACTTCCTGTGATTCTTTCTTTGTTTTCCTCTTCATCTCTACTCACCAAAAAATAAATTCAAGCCCTCACCAGCTGAGCCAGAAAGTAATTCCTTTTTATTCATAGGTTCCAGTAAAATCTCAATCTTGGACAAGAAGTATTTATCCAGCATTTTGTCGTAATCTATCTGGACAACCTTGTCAAATTCGTGGGGCCATCTCAAAAAGGATATGACATCCAGACCCAAGGCATTTCTCTTGAGATACACAACCTTGGCCTTTGCCCCGCTATAAATGTCCTCATACTTTTTTTCAAGTTTGAGGTGCTTGAGTAATTTCCTGTAATTATTTATGCCTCTCAAATGGAATGGAGTTCCCTTCTCAATCTCTCCATCTGCTTTCACAAATTTCTCTATATCACTTGCTCCGATGTTGACTGAAATCTCTTTCGGATAAACCCCCTTCAATTCCTTCTTGTACTGCTCTATCTTTTTCAGGATGTTCTCATCCGTTTCGCCGCGGAGGATCATCTCCATCACATCTTTCAATCTCGGCCTGATGGCCTCCGGTGTGTCAGACCGGATAATTTCCAGACCAGTAACCTTTATCTTGTCAACTGGGGCACCCTCTTCATTGACAGACCAGTAACCATACTTCTTCTTCTTCACGAAGAGAGCTGTCTTAGCCACGATTTCCTGTTTGAACTTTATCCTGAAATCGGTAACTGCGGAGTTATACATTTTCCTCTGGACTTCCCGATAACAAGTCTCGTTCACATAATTTTCTATAATCGAGCCCAGTTCAAGTATCATCTTTATAGCAACATCATCACTATATCTCGATACATCAATTCCATTATCAGAAAGGAATTTGCCCGTCGAAATAAACAGGGAATCAGTATCAGCGTATAAAACATAATCAGTTTTCTTTATCATAAAAACATTTCCAACCCCTGTGATGTTTTCTCTTTCCCACAGCAACCGAGGACATCAAGGTTTGTTGTAAGTTATGTTTTTTACAAAAATCTATCAATCCTTTTATTCTATATTCAATGCCGGCCGGTGAAATGATGATATACTTTTTACTATTCCAATGTAATTCCCCACATCCTGGCTTGCATTTATCTATCCACCATTGGGGTAATTTTTTACCCCTCGTTGGGTGGGGGCCCCTCTTCTTTGTTTCGCTAATTTTTTTCTTCACATCATCGGGCCGTGATTTACCGAAAAATGGGTGCCTTTCGCCCGGCATCCAACCATCACCGCCTTCAGTACAATTATATCCCAATTCTATTGCCCTCGTTTCCTTTATAAAGGAAATTTCCTTTTCGTTTAGCTCATCAACTTTCCCTTTCCAAAGGACTTCAACATCAAAATTTTCCCAGCCATACTTATCAATGGCCCTTGTAAGTGGAGTTATATTTCTACGATCTTTTTTATGTGATGACATTCTTTTTTCGAGGCTTGTTACAGTTTTTCCAATATAAAATTTACCATTTATTTTATTTGTAATTTTATAAATTATTGACATACAAGAAACCAAAATGTATATATGCTATATAATCTATTTATATTTTTCGAGAAAAGACTTCAATTTTACATCTTTATCTGGATTATTCAGGAAATCATTTACATACCTCTCCCCGGCCTTGATGGTTTGTCTACCACAGGATGTAATTGCCTCTGATATGTTCACATTGAAATAACGGGAATAGGGAACACTCGTAACACCAAAAACTGCATTGAGTAGGATTTTGAGTGCGTTCTGTAGTGAATCGAATTGATTTATCCTCTCGTCTGCCCTCTTTTTGTTATCATCCCTCAATTCGGATAAAGATTTTTTCATCTTTATCATATTGTTCTTGATGTCGCGCCTCTTATTGAAAACATCCTTTTCAATCTGGGCGAGCACGCCGGGAGTCTTTGTCGAAAATACCGAACCACAAGGAGCGATACTTATCAACTTCTTTTCGATGGCTGTATTGAAGGCCTCAAGTCTCTTACCTGAAAATGTTATCTTTTTCCCGTCCTTGAGAAGATTGAAATCGGGAAAACTTCTCTGTCTCACATATTGAATGACGGTATCCTCTGTCATATCGAGCACCCTGCCATAATATGTTTCCGGTGACATATTCAATGTGATTATAGCCGTGGGATAAGATGAAGCAATATCCAAATCAACAACCCACTCGTATTTACCTTGTTGTGGTTCCTTGACATATGCCGCCTCAAATGGTTCCTGCTGACCCCCAATGAATTTCGGGGCACACAATCCATTTCTCCTGTAATGTGTCAACAACAAGCCTTCAATGAGCTGCGTCATCACATCATAGTATTTCATCGGGCTTTTTGTGAGAAGTGAAAGTGCTTGAACCTGACCTATGTAATTCAATTTTCTGTCAAGCTGGAAAACACGAAGAGAGTCCGTTATATTGTAATCCACAAATAAATCCCAATCCTTCTCACACAATTCCCTGATATCCTTGTACTGTGAATAGTCTACCTTGCCTTTCTCCAATTCATATTTGGAAACAAAATCGAGAGAATATCTTTCAAGTTTTACGGGGGAATACCATTTATAAAGGTCAATATAATCGAGTATGGTCAGGCCGGAGATGTTTATGTTCATCATTCCACTCTTCGATTCCCATATTTGAACATCGCTAATTGGGGATATCCTCATAAACATTCGTGGGTCATCGAATATTCTTTTGGCCCTGTTTATGAGATAAGGAATGTCAAAATTTGATATAGACCAACCGGAGATAACATCGCAGGGAAATTTGTGGAAGAAATTCAGTACCCTTGTCAAGAGGGATTTCTCATTTTCACACTTGATATACCTCACATACTTTTCCTTGGAAAACTTCCCATTCCTGTAATCCCTCAAGCCAAATACAGTTGTAGTATCTGTATCACTATCATAAATGGATGTGAGACAAATCGGGTCACGGGCATCTTCCGGATGAGGAAACCCAACTTTGTTATCAACTTCCATATCGAAGAAATACTTCTTGAGTTTTGGAACCTCAATTTCATTTTCCGGTATACCATAATATCTCTCGGCAAGAAATTGGATTTCGGGTCTTACCCTGTCCTCAAATATATTGTCCTTGCCCTTCAGGTAGGCAAAGTAATCCGAATAAGATCGGAACAGCCTTTTGGTAACGGGTTGGCCGTCTATTGTCTTTACATCACCCTTTTCATACGGGAAAAACACATATGGAACCCAAGGAATTTCTGTATAAAAATTTTCACCTTTGAGTTGTTCCCAAAGGTGAATAGTGGATGATTTTGTATTGTAATATACATTCTTGAACATTATTCAATCTCGTATAACGATATCCTCTCGGCATTCAGGCCTGCAGTCGCTTTGCCACTTCTCTTCCCAGCTGTCGTGGAAGTTTTCGCTATACCAAAACCTGATAAAGTTGAGAGGCCTTCACCCGCCATAATAATATCCGTATAAAACTTTACCAGCTGGGGTTGTGTCAATTCCCTGTCAAGATATTTCTTGATGTTCGTTATTTGTCTCTTGACCCGCGCCTCCCCTTTTACGTCCATCAATTCCTCGACCATCAAAAGTGTTTCCTGTATCCAATGACGAATAGTTTCCGCCGATACAAATTGTATTTTTGGATACCAGATAGATAGTGTTGATGAAAGGACAGATTTCAAGTCATCACAAGTGGTATAAAAATTTCCATTCAATATAATTCTGATATTCTCTTTTCTTTTTGCCATAAAATCACCCATTCTTTTTCTGAAATACAAATACTGGCTCGTATTTGTTCACTCTACCTTCACATCTTACAGTATTCATTGTACCACGGGCAGAGATATCCTCAAGGTTGTTATCTCGTCCTATAGTAAATCTCATTAGCATATGTATCATATCACGATTTTGAAACCCAACACTCTCTGCCAAGGACGCGGAATCCTCTTCCATTTTGAGATATTTATTTTTCGCCAATTTTATGTTTGCAATATTCCAGACAAAGAAACCACCGGGCATCAGAAATTCGTGGACATTCTGCATTGTCTTTTTCAAGAAACCATTCTTCCACGCTTCGTAGGAATTGAATTTCTTATATGACTGTGCATCATCATCACTATATCTTTCCCGATTGAAATATGGTGGTGAGGTATAAGCCAAAACCGCCTTACCTTTGTACTTTTCAAATAGGTCTGTTTTATCAAAATCCTCGGAACCCGAGCAAATTGGATACACTTCGGCGGTGCAGGAAGGGTCAATGAATTTCTTCCAGAACTTTTCTATCATCCCATACCTCTCGTATATCGCCGAGTTGGGGTCTGTTCCTATATATACACACCTTTTATTTCTTAGCTGGGAAGAAGCCGAAAGAAATGAAATCAATCTACCGCCCCACCCCATTGACGGGTCAAAGACAATTATCTCTTCCTCCTCTACACAGGGAGACATCTTCAACATAAAATGTTGATATATCCATTTTGCCACGGGGCATCTTATATTTGAAACTGGCTGTGTTCCGGAACCCATTCTGATTGATTGTTTGAGAGTGGGCCAGACGGGTTTATTCGGGTTGTCTCTCCATCCATTGAGTTTATCTTTCCACAACATCCTCTTCATCTTCTTCATATAGACTTGTTTATCTCTCAACAAGTCTATTACAGATGGTGTCTGCTGATTTATTCCACGGGTAATGGGAACATCCATCATTTCTGGAAACCAATGGTCTATAACAGTTGACCAGGCGTTGTACCCCTTGAGGATTTTCTTGCCATCCTCTTCAAAATATATGTCAGGTTTATTCGGGTTGAGCCCGTGAAACTTTCTCAATCTGGTAATTATTTCTTCAAGAGAGGCGGAGCCTGCACCAACCGGATAATGTTCCTTCTCATACTTCTCCAAAAAGAAAATACGCAGTTTTTCTGCGTACTTTTCAAATTCCTTTTCAGACATATCCCTGACTATTGGCCACAATGGGTTCAATTCATCAGGAACTTCAAGTGTCGTATACAATGGAAGGAAATCACAGTCCTCAATTTTATCTTCCTTCACATCAAAAAATGTTTCAATCATTATATCCTCTGAATTTCTCAATACTCTCTTTCAATAGTTGTTCGCCCTTCGACGGATTATAAATCGTAAAGGCCGGGTGAACAGAAATCACCACGGGGCAATCAAATTCCCTGCTGTGTACTTCTTTTCCACTATGTTTCATTATATCACTTTCGCCCAGAATTGTAAACAGGGCGTACCCACCCAAAATCAATATGGCCCGCGGTTTCAAAACCTTCAAATATTTTCTTATCCACGGCCAGCATTGTTCCATCTGTTCATTCGATGGTTTTCCATTCTTATTTCCCACCACAGGCCTGCAATTTACGGAATTGATAATCAGGAAATCCTCTCTGGAAAGGCCGTTTCTTTTCATTGCATCCCAAAGGATATTTCCGGCCTTTCCGACAAAAGGTGAGTTCTCACGGACTTCATCGAAGCCCGGAGCCTCACCTATTATCGCAAAACGGGAGGAAGATACCCAATAGGGTTTCGCCCCACCATTCTGAAAGAGAGAACATTTTTTACACTCCCCGATCATATTGTCGAGAAGCGACAACATTCGTAGTTGTTTTTTATCCATCAAGTATCATCACCAATACAGCACAAAATATGAGAAACACAAGACCAAGAACGGGCGGAACCCAAATCGGAGCAAATATCCACCACCAAGACCACCCAATAAAACCCAAGACTTTGAGGGTTATCAAAAATATTGTCAATAAAACAAAAGGCCACATACTCAAACTTCTCCTTTCTCTTTTTTCCCACCATCGTTTTTTCATCGCCTGCTCCTCTGGCCTCTTTCCTGACCAATCAGGACGGCTTTTCTTTCATCACCAGTTTCCTTCGCGTCCTCCAACCACAGTTCAAGCTCGGAAGTATCGTACATCTTCAATGTGCGAGTATCGTAATAAAATTTGTCCACTTCCCCAACTCGACCACCAATCCTGTTCTTCACAATCTTATAATGCAGTTCACTCTCATAAATCAGTTTCTCGTCATCCACGCCGTAGATTGCCATAAAATCTGCGGTTGCCGGAACCCCCATACTTTCTGCGATATAGACAAAATCAACTTCATCAAAAGCAATCATCGAGCCTTCCCTGTTCAATTGTGAAACAGAAACAACCGGACATTCAAACTGGAATGACATCGCTCTACATTCCTCGGCTATCCTCTTGACATCAGAATAGAGATTGTCTTTACCTGAATAGGTGGGTTTCATTATATTGATATAGTCGAGGTAGATGATATCTGGTTTCACACCCCTGATAATCCATTCCCTTATCAACCTTTTTATATCCTGAACAGAGGCCTCGCCGGTTGGAAATTGTTTGATGACGAGTTTTCCTCGTTGAGGGGTTTCACTCTTTATCTTTCTCAATCTGGATATCAATTGGCTCTTCATCGCCTCAAGAGTATATATCTTGTTGATATCAAGGTTACTGAAGATACTGTCAAATCTTTGTGCGAAAGCATCCTCTGACATTTCCAATGTACAGAGAAATACATTATGACCGTGAAGAACTTGGCGGGCAGCAATATTGGCAAGGGTATTTGATTTGAACCCGTGAACACGGGCCACAATTACCGAAAATGTAAATGGTGGGAACCCACCATTGAGATACTCATCGAATTGGGGAAAATATGTTCTTATCCTGTTTGAGGATGTAGTGAAAATCCTCTTCAATCTTTCCCCGAGCATTTCAAAATAGTCAAGACCGATATCTATCCTCAAATCTTTCGCCAGGGCAGCCTCGACCAGTTCTCTTATCTTTCCTCTCTCTTCTATCTTTCCACTATTGATAACATCAACGGAATCGAGAATGGCTCTCTTGACGGCTTTATCCTTGAGATATTCATTCGATTCCTTGAGAAGATAATCCCAGTTCTTCGCGATATCGAAATCAATAGCGTCCATCTCGGAGAATATTTCCCGAATCTCATCATCGTGATGAGAAAGGGAACCCCTGATGGCATCCCTCGGTGGGATTTTGTCATACTGCTCCAGATGAGACTTCAGAAAAGTGAAAATCTCCGATATTACGGGATCATCAAAATACTCTGTTCGAAATGTGGATGTAATAGTCGCAAGAAATCCCTTGTCAACCATACAACCTTTCAATATGACTTTTTCAAGAAATCTCGAATCCATCAATTCACCTGCTCGAATTGGCTACACTTATATATTATCTGATCTTTGGACATTTGACAATTATGCTTACAAAGATTACAGAGGCTCTTATTTTTTTCGAGAGAAATTGGATAGACCTTTTCATAAGATTTGGGTAAAATGAAAAGTTTTTCCACATCAAGCTCGTCCAATATTTCCTTTGCAACGGTGCTCGCTCTGCCTTGCAATCTCAAATATTGTTTGAGAGTAAGATAATTTTTGATATTTGGAACATCATCAACCTTGGTGATTTTTTTCAAAAAATTGAATTTGTTCTTCCTCAAAATTCCAAGGTTCCAGCTTCCATCCGTATCCTTTACAACGGCCATTGCTTTTATGTTTATACTCATAAAACGCCTCCACATTTTATCTACTGTATTATACCACAATTTGGCTTGATTGTAAATAGAAGTTTACACTTGAAATACAATATGTTATAATAGTATAAATACATATACAAGAGGATCTTCAATGAATAATAACAATGATTTGGCCCAAGGTGAAGTTGTAGAAAGGGATAAAATCTGGAAAGAATTATATAATTTACACCCGATAGACAAGCAAGTCCAGTTTTCAGAACTCGATATACAGGAAAAAATCCGAAATCAACCATTTCTTTTACTCCAATATAATGACCTCTATTACAAGGAAAGGGCCCGGATGGATAAAATGTTGGAAGTTGTAGATAAAATACAGGGTACAAGATATGACTTCTACAAATTCAATTACGATAAAGAGCTGACAAAATACGAAATAGAAAAGTTTTATCTTCCAAAAGACCCCACCCTCCTGAAAGCAAAGGAAAAACTGAGAAAACAACAATGGAGAGTTGACTTCTACAAAATGTGTTCTGATGCCATAAACAATCAAGGTTGGCAA